ATAAAATTCCTGAATTATAAGGATTTTGAGGACTTTTGGATTTTTCCCAAGAGTCCTCTTTTTTATGTTAAAAACAAATGTGGACTTCCAACACGGCTATCAAGTCCACATCAAGTCCACATTCAAATCAAATGTGGACTTGAAATATGTCCTTGAAAATGTGGACTTACTATGTTATTATCATCTTACAAAAGAAAATGCAAACAAATGTTCTTTTGAAAGAGGTGTTAATATGAAAGATGTTCTAATAAAAGCAAGAACTTTATCAACTGGAAAAATTGTATATGAGTATCGTTTTGAAATTGCATCTGTTGACGGAAAAAGAAAATGGAAATCAAAATCTGGATTTAAAACAAAAACAGAAGCAAGAGAGGCTGGCAAACTTGCACAACAGGCATATGAACACGTAGGACAGCCAATAGAGCCTTCTAATATGTCTTATGCAGATTTCCTCGATCAATGGTTAGAAATGGATTGTAAGCTTAATTGTAAAGCTTCTACGCTGCAAGGATACGAGAAGAAGATAAGGTTATATATTAAACCTGCTCTTGGAGAATATAGACTTAAAGCAATAACCAAAAATAATTTACAAGATTTTATTACAAAGATGTATAATGATGGCTTCTCAAGAAATACAATTTCATCAGTAAAAGGATTACTCACAAAATCATTTGATTTTGCTCTTGATAGACATTATATTACTATGACACCTGCCACAAGATTAACAATACCAACAAAAATGCAGCCTAAGAATAAAACTCGCACGAAGAAACATGTATATATACCACAAAATATAATGAATAAAATATTTGAACGTTTTCCAGAAGGATCATCAGCATATATCCCATTAATAATTGGTTATCATACGGGGTTAAGATTAGGTGAAATTTATGCTCTTGTATGGGAGGATATTGATTTTAAAAATAAAACACTTTCTGTAAATAGACAAGTTCAGTGGGAGACTGGTGAAGAAAGAACAAAAGAAGAAAAGAAAAAAGCCAATGGAACATCAGAATCAAATGGCTTTTGGTATTTTAGCGCACCTAAATATAATTCTTACAGAACAATAGAAATAGATGATGTTTTAGTGGAAGCACTCAAAAAAGAATATAATAAACAGATCAAAGCTAGAGCATATTATGACGAATATTATAATAAATATTATTGTGAAAATAATATGGTATTTTCAAAAACAGACGAGGTATTACCAGTAAATAAAATATCGCAAAGTATCTCACAGCATATAGTTGATTTTGTGTGTAGAAGAGAAGATGGATCGTATATTTCACCTAGAACCGCTCAACATACATCCTATATAATACATACACAACTAAATTTCCAAGAATACGATACACATAGCCTTAGACATACACATGGAACTATGTTATCAGAGAATGGGGCAGATTATGTTTATATTCAACGTAGATTGGGACATAAAGACTTAAAAACAACGATGGAAATATATACGAACCATTTGACTGATACGATTAAAGAAAAAGGCGTAACAACATTAAACAGCCTTTATATGTAATAATATGAGAATACACGAAATAGATTTCAAAGGACTTCAACTAAAACTTGTAGGTAAAGATAAAGATATTTTATTTATAAATGATTATATTACACCATACTCGCAAAATGGCGATATAATTAATATCGACAAACTTATTGATGAAATAATATCACACAAAATATTTTGTTATGTCGAGGCAGACACGGAGGAAGATTTTAGAACTGCAATTGATATTATGTATATATTAAAACTTAACAGCCTTTTAATTAATAAATTAGAATATGTTCAGGCTTTATTTTTAACTACTTATCAAAAAGACAATGGCAAAAATAAAGAATGGGTTGAAAGTTTTGATGAATTTATGAATGGTAGTATATGGTTAAACTATAATGAAAAATTTGAAGTATTATAATATAAAAGATTGTCTTATTATACCAGAGTTTAACTGAGATAAGTAGTGCAGAAGGTATTACCAATTCAGAACAATCAAACATAGCTACATTTGACACATCCTCTTGGGATGACGGTGCTTACTTAATTTTTAATTATTATGTTAGAGCAGGTTCTTTTTTTGAATTATTAATAAAACGAGGTTCTAATATTGCTATTACAAATTTAACTAGAAAAAGCACTGTGAATGGCACAGTTGTTACTATGGAAGTTGGCAGTTTTTGGTGTCTTTTAATGAGAAAATGTATTTATAGATAATTAACGATACGCATATACACTAGCATCTCCACCAAAATTACTTGTTGTGATAGTAATTATATCCCCTTTAAATGCTCTGACTGACCCAACGATTGTTTGTTTACAATTTGCATTTTGAGCTGTTAATTGTGCAACATTAATATCATTAATGCTTATACTAGCGCCCGAATAAGTGGCATCCGTAGACTGTAGTGTATAAACTAATAAATAATCTTTAGATAAAGGCGAACCGCTATTAACGAAAATACCTTTTGTCCCTTTAGCTGGATTTTTTAAGTTAGTTAAACTCTGGCATAATTATTAAAATCGTAAAAAATAGGGTTAGCTTAAAAAAAGCTAACCCTAAAGTTTTATTCAATTTTTAAAACTAATTTACCATGTATATAATATTTTGGATTTTCTTCTTTGTAAAGTTTCCAACGGAGAATATCGTCTAAAATAATGCATATGCCGGACAATAATAACCATATCAAAGAAAAGAACAAATTTATCTGACCACCAACGAAACTTAGTGGAAGAGAAGAGTAATTCCATATACCTAAATTATTTTCTATATTCCAATAATATCCACCAACAGCTTCAGACAAAGTGGCAATCATTGAACCTACAAAACATTGCAATATGAAATCTGTATTCATCTCGAACAAATTGTTGATTAATCCTATAGCAATACCAATAAAACCAGCTAATATAAACATGCGCCAATCGGTTAATTTGCCCTTGTATATACATTCAATGACAAAATATATAGTTCCATAGATTATAAACAATATGCTATACTTTATTAATTTTCTCATATATCTCCAATCAATTAATTGAAACTAATTTCTGAATGACTTTCTCACTCTGTGTCATAATCTCATTATATTTATCTGAATACTTACCAGTTAAATCTGTGCCATAGTAAATATTTTTTATCAAGTCAATATTTTTTACATCGGTTACAGATTCAATATAAAGTTTTAACTGATTAAAGTATGTTTGATTTTTCGTCAGATTCATTTGTTCTTGCATATAAATAGATGCGATATCATCATATGTATATAAAGAGCATGATTCTCCGTCTGCATGATAGGGAACTTCTAATCCAGTGGATTTTGCCAAGTTCATTGCATTTAAAATATTAGACTGGTCTTGAACTGTATATGAATAAGTTTTCCCTTCTGGTGTTGTAATACCTTTTTCAATAGTAGTTTCACAAGCACTTCTCATTTCATAAATTTTATTTTCTTTTTCTATATTGAATTCGGCAAGTTTTTGTGCAGCCAATTCCTCTTCGGTTGGTTTTGGAATAGGCTCTGGATCAGGAACTACTGGTTCAACATAAACTTCACCAGTTGATAAATAAATAGTATTTTCTTCATCTGTGTCTTTGTATTTCGTTGTAAATAATGAAAAATCTCCCATAACACTTAAATTATGTTCATTAAGCAATTTAAATCCAGACAAATAAAATTTTTCTGATGGGGTAGAAGTAAATTGTATTTTTACGATGTTTTCTCTTAAAAATGATAATTGTACATCATAAATAGTATCATTATTTAAAAATCTTATTTTTTCCATGTTATTAAATTCCTTCTTTCTTTTAGATTTAATAACGAAAAGATATTAATTTTCTTTGTATCTAAGAATTTATATTTTAAATTTATGCCAGAGTTTAACTGTTAATAAAATCGATTTGTTAATTGATGATAATAAAAACTGTAAATTTAATTGCGATGGTTATAAATACTTGTTAATTTGTGCCGTAAATGATTCTAAGATAATAAATGTCGATCTTTTAAAATTAATCGGCAGCATTAATCTTGGATTCATACGATATTCATCAGAATCTTATATTGGTACATGTAGTATGAATATAAAACCAACTTATATAACATTACACGGCTTTTATAATAAAGGATATAGCTATTCTACATATCAGGTTTATGGAATAAAATAAATACACATTTTAGTCGTTGTTATAATGATAACTAAAAATTATAACTCCACCCAATCAGTCCACGAGCCAAAAGCATATGCTATTGCAAATGGTCTAGCATGACCTAATGCAAAACAAATTTGATTAATAAAAGCTACATCTCTATTTATCGGTAAAACCATCATTATTACCCAGTCGCCACTAGGTGAATTTAAGCCGCCTCTTACTGAATATATCCCACATTCTGAAAGGTCGTTTAAATTAGTATTTCCACCAAGAGTGACGACTTTAAATGACGATAGTGATAATTTTGTAGTTAAACTCTGGATCATTGCCGAAATAATGATTATTTATCAGTAAATTTAATACTTATACATCTGAAATGTGGCATTCCATAACTCAATATTATATTTGTGTCCTTTATACATCTTATACTGGTTCGTGCATTGGATTTTAGTCGCTACTCCATTGTTGGACATAGCCGCTATTTGTGCTGCATATCGCTTATCTGTAATAAAGCAATGTGTATAAAAGTCACTGCCGCTCATATTAATGACATAAATACCTGTTTCTTCACATTCATACTCAAATACTTTCTGAACTTCAGATGTGTAATTATATATATAATTGATTTGGATAGGTTCTTTAAAGATTCCTTCGTTTAACTGAGTTAAACTCTGGCATATTATTAAATATAATTCTTAAATTTTATCATATAGATCAATATATTCTTATATTCTAAGAATTATGAACAAAATCCTTTTAATCTAACGGTTTGTTCTATTTTATTTTGGTCTGTTAGTACATAACGATTAACACTTTGTAAATCACTATGCCCTAATAATTTTGCAATAACACCTATATCAGTATCTTTTTCTGCTAATCTTGTAGCAAAAGTAGCTCGTAGAAGATGCGGGTGTATTCGTACAACACCACTTTTCATTCCAACCTTTCGCATCATTGCTTCAACACCACTTTTATGAATTCTATCATTCCGTTTAAATGACTTAAACAATGGAGTATTATCAGAATATTGCATAAATGCTCCATTAAAATTAATATCTTTTCGTAGTTTTAAATATTCATTTATTCGCATCATTGTCTTTCCAGAAAACGATACGATTCGTTCTTTATTTCCTTTTCCAAGGATTTTACAATTAAAATTTCTAAAATCTATATCAGATAGATTTATTCCACATAATTCGCTTACACGGACACCTGTATCTAGTGAAAATTGAAAAATTGCAAGATCGCGTGAATTAGTACAGTTTATCTTAAGTAATTCAATTTCTTCATCTTTGAGAGGAACTTTAACACACTTTTTATATTTTACAGGTTCAATTATTGACATAGGATTTTCGGAAATCTTTTTATGTTTATACAGATAACCAAAAACAGAAGATAGATATTTTCTCTTACTGTCCATGGTAGAATCTTTTACATTATGTATTTTTTTATATTTTGCTAAAAAAGAGAGCACATCATCACTTGTAATCATGTTTAACTCTTTGTGAGCAAAATCACACAATTGATTAACTACACGTCTATATTGATCAATAGTTAAATCTGATTTATTACTACTCATTTTACCAATTCTAAAATATTCAAATAGCAACTCAGTTGTATTACCGTTTGTAGTAATAAGCTCTGTAGATGTTATTTGTTCAACAGAAAAATTGTATGATACCATCCAAAATCTTTCCTTCAAAAATTTCAAATCTTCACCACTAAATCTTTCCATACATTCATTCATGTACATCATTATTAATTCTTCTTTTGCACTTGTCATATAAATACCTCCTAGAACATATGTTTGCTTCTATTTGGTTATTCTCTTTTTATTAATGGAAAATAATGGAAATCGAATGAATGTTCGGAAAGATTTATAAATGAATTTGAATTAAACCAGAGTTTAACTAATGTTAATAATTCAAAGAAAACGTATCTCAGATTAATACTGCCAAATATTGCTGCTGACGCAAAAGCTGTCTGCGATTATATAAATAAAAATTATTTACTGGGACAATTATCTCCTGCAACTACAGTTGATTTTGATGTAGTAGCGTCAAATGTAGATTGGTTTTCTGGTACTTTGTCCACGGATACCACTACATTATCCCCCGGAAGGACTGTCTGGGGTATTGTACAACAGAGAACTTCATCAGCAGAAAATAGCACTTTATATAAATACTTTGGAAGTGGAACAGGAGGTGCCGGTACAGTATCCCCTTTTAAAAGATATGAGGATGGCTATAATACTGGCTATGCTGCTGGTCAATCAGCAGGTGTTCCTAGTGGCAGTTGTATAGCAGGATGGCGATCAATAGACAGCTATTCCAATGGACAGTGGGTAACAGGATGGGTCGGTGTAAATCCCAATTTTTTCACAGTAAATAGTGCTGGTATAGTTCCTACAAAAAATTTTACTGCTACAGTATATTGGCAAGGCTATAACAAACGTGACATAGACTTTTTTTCTAACGGTGAAATGGGACATCGAGACAACGGTACCAGCTTAGACGGCGTGCAAATGAACTTTTACGCAGGAACACAATGCGGTTTTAAAACCAACGATAGCGGTGGTGGAAGTCTCGGAGCAGGTTTCATTGTTCTTAATTAAAAAATCTTATTATTACAGGTGGTCAAAAATCTGAAAATACGTGCAAATACTATATAAGCAGAATTTCTGTTGCTAAAAAACTACATTGCAGCAATCCAAGACAGATTTACACCGTCAACGCTTGTGAATTTTGCGTCAGCTTTATATATGGAAATTCCAAATCCATGTACGCTTCTGTTTTCATAGTATATAGCTGTGCAATCGAGAACATTTGAGTCAATGCCAATAGCAACTGAATAATCATATGATGGCATTTCTTTATCAAAAACAACATTTGCTTTCAAATATTGAGGACTTTCATATGATACTCTAATTCGACCACATCTGAATATAGGAATGTTAGTTAAACTCTGGTTTAACTGTGTGCACTGATCTTGTAAATTTTTCCCTGCCGATGCAGATAAAGCAAATTCATCATTATCTGTTGCAAGAGAAGAAGTAACGCCTTTCATTGCTCCAAATCTATATTCAACTGTATCTGTGTCATCAGTTCCATCGCCCATATGAACTGTCTGTGAGCTTGTCCACCTTGATAATAATTTATATCCACTACTCGTAAGTATGTAATTTTTCATTTTAGTAAAGCCACTTGCAATACTCATATAATTTCCTCCTATCAATATTCTTGTTGCCAAATTACTTTGTCTTTCATTTCAGACTCTGTTGGCTCTGTTTGCTTTGTAATAATTGGGTTATAATATTCTTTCTTAATTTGACACAAAGAATAAATTTTTTGTTCCCATGAATTTAAAAGAGAAGCAGTAACACTATCTATCTGGCTATTGTTAGATAATAGGGTTACTGCTTCTTGATATTTTTTTTCTTTTATTAAGTTTGTATGTTGATTGTATATATCTTTATCATCAATAGATATATCATTTCTCAAAGTAGGATAATAATCACTTAAAACCATATTTCTCCTCCTAGTATTCCTTTAGCCATTCACTACCTTCGTTTAGCTTGTATGCGTCAACGTCAGGTTGTTCTTTCTGAATAATAATTCTTTGAGAATAAAATATCTCTTTTGCTAAATCGTAGATTCCAAGTTCAATTTTATTAAAAGATTCACAGTTAACACCACATGGCTTTAATATTTTTTCATTATCTTTTGCATATTGAAAAGCTGCAACATTGTCACCAGAATCTCTCAATCTGTAAAATTCATCAATTATTGGAATCACTGTACTATCAACATTTTTATAATTTGATAGTGTAAAAGTCATTTTCTCTCCTTTATTAATCGTAATATAACGGATAAAATCTTTGTAAAGTGATTGTACTAATGCAAGAACTCAAGTTATGCGATATTCCTTTTACTATATATTGTTTAGGTGTATCATCATCTATCTTTTGATATTCCACCTTTTGATTTACGTCTAGCCAAGGAACAAGTTTTGTGGAAATTTCTACAGTATCATTCATGCTAGATGATTTCCTATTAAAGTAAATTGCATTTTGTTCTGCAACAGAATTAGACATAATATTATCAAATTCATCACCAGTTTTTACATCCAACACTTCTTTGATTTTTTGAACTGTATATGGACTATCATGTTCTAATCTTAGTATTACTTTTTTACAATTATATTTATCTTCGAAATATTTTTTGGTATATTTTTTATCACTTAAATCGCCAGTTAATACACATAAGGCATGTGGCTGAAACTGTCCAAGATAATATGAAATGAATGTTTCTTCTTGTTTTCTAATCATGATTGTATTTACTTCGTTTGCAATAATTGTATTTTGTGGAATTGGATTAGAGGTATATTCTTGATAAATTGGAATTTGACCAAGAGAATTAATATTGAGCATTGGATTTGCTATATTCGTAGATTTTGGTTTAAATGCAATAATCTCATATTCTGAATATGAATCATATTTGTCTAATGTTAAATTAAACACATTTGAAGAAACAACACAATTTTCATCTGCATTTCTATCAATCTCATATGATTTTCCAAAGACTTCGGTTACATTTTTGATAGAAGAGAGAGTATATGTTGTATTTTCTGTACTTTCAGCTACCAAAATCTTTTGAATGAAATTATTATCAAGAACTATCGAATCATTCTGGCAAGAAGGAATCATATTACAACAGAAGTTATTATATACATCAAAATATGATTGTACATTCGGATATAATTCTGTAATGTCAGATACAATATCTGCTTGAGTATCCCCAGCAGAGAATTCTAAATCACTTGGTAATTTATTCCAATCTGGATTATTTTTTCTATATTCTAAATAATCATTAGGATTTGTAGATTGCATCCCATAAAATTCACCAATATCTTCAATCAAAATCTTATCTGTAATTTCTTCTGAAACAATAAAATTTCTCAAAACTTTTTGAATTGTTGTGATATTTCCATCCGAATCTTTTTGCTCAATGATAACCGTAGCAGCACCACCAACTTGTCCATTGCGAGTTCCATCCATTTTAGCAAACCAATCTTCTAATGTTGTAGTTAATGTATTATTAATAGCATCTTTTACGGTACTGCTATCTGTAATGATATATGTTCCGCAAGGATACCAAATATAATCACCTTTTCTAAAACTAAAAATTCCAACCTCAAAAACAAAATTCAGTCTCATATATAAGTTCAACCAATCTTCAACTTTTTTGATATCATATACTGACACCGTAATCTTTCTCCTTATATTATCATCAGATGATACCGTATAAGTATCTGGAACGATATTATTTGCAGTATTCAGCACATTTCCTAAATTATCTTGTATAGTAAATCTATATTGAACGTCTAATTGTGGTTGTAATAATATCTGTTTGTCTAGTTCAGTGATAGGATATATCATCAATACCACCATTCCTTTCCAACATCAGATAATCCACAATCATATAAATCTTCTGGATTATTAACATTCCCTATTTCAACCCAGTCAAATCCTATTTTTCTTAAATCATTATGTCCGTCTGTCGTATCAGAAATATCTCCTGAAACACTGATAAGCCAAATACGTCCATCATAAAATTTAAGAATTTTTGGTTTTCTATTGAAAAGCCAATCCTTTACATTGTTTCTATAATCAATTCCAACTGATATATCAACTGTTAGATTTTCTTGATCAAATTTAATAAAGTCACCTGCAATAGAACCTTGTTCATAATTGGAAATACTATTATTTGTAACACATGGATAACGATTATTGTATAAAGAAAGAGCAGAAGAACTAGACGGTCTGGTAGAATCCAAATCATCCATATTATATAACGTTCCGTATATATTATCTTTATCGCACACATACATTCCGTTAAACTCTGAATGAATTGTTTCGGTTACATATGTATTTTCAATTCCATTACATACAGATACGACCATATATTCATAATCTTTATTACTTGGTCTGAAAAAATCTTTTTTAGAAACTTTAAAATCTTCAATTTTTTCAATTTTTATAGCATAAAGCGGAGTCCAATCAAAAGTTCCGACTTCCCTACATTTAATTAATACATAATCAGTATTACTAAGTGAAAATCCTGAATTACCAGCATCAACAGTATTGTCATCAAATTTGGCATTTAAAATGGTATCATAATCCCATTCATCATATCCATTTTCTACTTTCAAATCTGGATTTTTGCTGACAAACAGTTGATCAAAAGTTCCATTCTCTATATATATGTTTTTAACATCTTTTGCCATAGTAGGAGATGGATCAACTGTGTATCTTGCTCCAAAAAATGTTGTACCTAAAAATAACATAGCATCCGCCTCCTTATTTAATTTCTATATATCCATTATCTTCATAATATGCTTTTAAGCTATATAAATCATTTTTTCGTTTTACTTCAAATACAATAATATAATTGTTAATATTATCAAGAGTGACTTGAGATGAAATAACATTTGAGTTTTCATCAATAATTTGATTAGAACTTTCATCAATTATCATTACATTTGGCAATTTAACATATCTATAATAAGAACCTATCACAGAATCTGTTTTTAATACGCAATAATAATTCAAAGCTATTTTTTTTATTGATAATTCTACATTGCCAGATGAAGTTGAAGTCGTATATCCAAAGAACGGAGTGTCTAATGGTGTTTTTCTTGCTTTTACAAACATTGAAAAGTTATCTGAAAAATCAAATCCACTTATATAAGTTACTTTTTTATTATCAAGTATGATTTCGCCATTACTGAACTCTGGATCTCCACCTTCTATAATGTAACCAATATCAATAATATTACAATCAACTTGGATATACCCTTCGCATTTATTGTTCGAAAGTCGAAGCAACATATTGTTAGGCTGCACTATATAATTAACATTAATTTCGCATAATCCAGTATCAAACTCCATATTGTGTAAAGATGTTCCTTTACATTGAACATAATATGTAGTCAGATTTTTTAATCCTAAAAATGTATACGAAGAATCGTTTAAACTATAAAAACTATTTGATTTGGTCACTAAATTTTTCTGTAAATCGTATAAATAAAATGTAAATTCTTTTATAGGATCATTTTCAGCTTGTCTGTATGATAATGATAGATTGATAGAAGCTTTATTGATTTTACTTGTAAAATTTGAAAATGAAGCAATTGGGATAGAATAACAATAAAAGATAATCGGCTGAGATAATTCACTAGAATTTCCATCAAAATCAAATACTTGAACTTGCGCTGTATATTGCCCAACTTTAATTGTATTTGCTGGCAAATCATAACATAATTTCATCCCAAGCTGTGTATTGTCTAATACAGTTTCAAAAGTCTTATTGTCTACAATAATAATTCTCTTTTTTTCAATCTGATTTCCGCTATAAGAAAAATAAATATTATTATTTTCAGAAGGATCAAAAGTTGATATTAAAGATAGAGTAGGGGTTGGCAGTGTAGCCATTTTAAATCACCTCCTAATATTCTTTCAACCATTCATCATCTGTAACCTGATCAGAAGGCTCTGTTGAATCTATTTTAAAACCATGCCCAGCAGAAGACGATGAAGGAATAGCCCATGTTCCATCTGCTCTAAAAAATTTGTCTTGGCTTCCTTTTGTTGGAGCAGGAATATAACCAGCAGTTCCATTTGCTGAAGCAGTTGCACCTTTAAAGGCAGTCCATGTATTGTTATCGGCATTGTAACTTAAGCACACCCAGTAAGTTCCGTTATATGTAAAAACATGTGCTATATTATTGTAAAAAGCTCCTGCGCTTGTATAATTTAAAGCACCTATAACACCATTGCGTGTAAAAGCTATAGTTTTTGCTCCTGTATTATTTACATTTAATGTAAGATTTCCGCTAGACGGATTAGTTGTAGTTGTATCTGTAAATTCTACAACAATTGTCGCCCCAGGTTTAAGCACAAAATTCGCAAGTGTAGCAACTTTAGCAGTAACGTTTCTTGCAGTCGAACATGTCGCAAGTGTGAGAGTAGACATCACTGTATTTAAATTTGCTTTATCGGTTGAACTCATCAAACCATTTGCAGAAGTTGTTGCTGGTGAATAAATTGTATTTGTATCCTTGTAATATGGAACACCATCGATAATTGGACATGCAATATGTCCACTATTGGATGTGACAGTAGATGTGGTTTTTACTCCACCAAGAGTAGAAGATGAAGCAGTTGGTAAACTATATTTATTTGCGCCACTAGCAATACCGGCTAATTTTGTTTTTTCATCTGTGGTATAATCATTAGTTGACAATCCTTTCCCAGAAACTATATCAACCTTTTTGTCAAATTTTTCATCTAGTTTATCCAATAAATGATCTAATCCATTTAGGCTTAAAATAGAATCTTGTGGCATTTATTCATCTCCTTTTATTAAATAATGCATCTATTTCTTCATTTGTAATATATGATATGTTTTCTTGTATATAGTTTGGAATAGAAGAAAACTCAATGTTAATTGTTTTTCCGTTTTTGTTTGCAATTAAAATTGTATCATCGGAAACAGATGTTTCTATATCATATGAATCTATTCGCTTTTGTGGTATTGGCATAATGTCTCCTTTCTCACAGTTTAGCGATAATCAACTTTCTCTGTTGATTTCCATTTATATAATGAACCAAACATTTGTCACCAGATTTAAAATTAATGTTTGTTCCATTTTTTACATTGTACTTGTATGAATCAATTGACACAGTATAAGAATCCTCATTTTCAGAGACTATAATCGCCTCTTTATCTGAATATAAATGGGCAATTTTCTTATCTACTATGCGAATAATCTCGTCAACAAGCTTTTCAATTGTTTTATTATTATTATTATTATTATTCATTACAATTACCTACCATTTGCACTATAAGTATATATTTACTTAAGATCATCTATTTCTTTCTTAATTTTTAAATATTTTCGATACTCTTCTGGTGTGCAGTTATCTAAAAATTTTTGTAACTTCATTTTATAGCTATTGAGCATTTTATCTGTCTGGGTTATAATTTCTTTATAATTAAGCATAAATCCTCCGAGGTGATTAGTATGGATATATTCAGCAATGATAAAATCAAATGGGAAAAGCAAATAAGAGAATTTGAAAAAGAATATTTGTCATTGACAAAACTTAAACAGATTCCAATTTATGAAATTCATTTTATTAAACCAACAAACGATATATCATATTCCATGCAGATCATCAATTCATCAAAACCATACATATTAAATGTCAATATGGGATTTATGTACCTTACTGATTTCGACTACAAAGAAACATTAGTGCATGAATTTACTCACATGATAGATTATTCGACTTTATTATTAGATAAAGACGAAAAATTCAGAAAAAATGTATTGTCTTTATATTCAGAATTTCATGCTACATATGAACAGTGCAAATATATTGCACAAACAAAAAAATCTATTGACGATAAAATAATATACTTTTGTAATTTACTTAATGAATCAATTATAGAATATAATAATAACCAAACAATCCGTAATTGGAAAGCTATTGAGGAAGCATATATGTATTATTACGGAGCAATAATAGCTTTTAATGAATCTTCCATTAATAAATATGCGCCACAAATATTTGATTGCGAACTTGATTAGAGTATGCATTCGTTTTATGATATGATCAATATGAATTTACCATTTGATTTAATCGCTGATTTCTTAAACAAAATAAAAAAATTAAGTGATACGATAATAATAGCGAAGACATTAGATAAAGGCGACTATTAATTTAGTCGCCTTTATTTTATCTCTTCCTTCTGCTAAGTTTCTGGTCAACAATACCTGCAAGCTGCCTGTCAAGTTCTCTTGCAAACTGATCAACATTCGGTACTTCGTGTAAATGAATTTCTCCAATAGATACTTTATTATCTACACTTCTGTTATCATAGTTGACATTTTCAGCATTCTTGAATAAATCCCTACACATATTGTCAGACATAGTATTCATTGAATACATATAATCAGGATTATCCTTTATAAAGTTAGTAAGCATATTTTCATATTCGTAGTGAATAGGTTTAAGGATACTTCCGTCTTTACGTGTTATAACATCTGAATCTGACAACTGTTCAACATTACCTTGGTTCTTAAGAATTTCTTTAGTCTCATTCGCAGGAATTACTTTTTCGCCACCTTGGAAATTGTAAAACTGTTCGCCTTTTGCAAGGTCGATTTCACCATTGTTTCTAATAATAAGTTCAGGATTCTCTTCAGAAACAATATTCCATCCTTTTTTCGCATTATCCGTACCAGAAGCATAACGTTTGTATACGCCATTACCACCATAATTAACAATATTGCTTGACGCTTCACCTCTCGTCACATATCCCTTTTTCCACTTTACAACAAGATATTTTCCACCAACACTAATAACACCATCTCCACCAAGCATTCCAATCTTACTAGAAGCTTGCCCATTTGTATTAAAAGTACCAAGTGTTCTGTATATCCAATAATGTTGTACAGTATCTTTTTGGGGTTGTGATGGTTTGCTTACAGAACTAACATTTCCACTTGAACCAGAATAACCATTAGAACCACCTGAAGTCTGTGCTTTTGTTGCCTCGGCTGCTTTAACAGCATTTAATGCAGATATCTGAGCGTTTGCAGATTGCCATGCCATATCAGAAATTGACTTTTGGATATCATTATACTGATTTCTGAAATCATTTAATGTTGACAGACGACCATTGAGGACATCGGATTCCCAACTCTGACCAAGTAACATTTTTGCGTACATGTCGTCCACACTGTTACTATATTCATCAGTAAGCGACTGCCACTGTTCCTTGAGTTTTGTATAATATTCTACTTTTTCTTCATAGGATTTTATAAGCTGTTCATTATCATTAATCTGAGACTGAATTTTAAGATATTTGGTTTTAAAGTTTTCAATATCAGAAGTTCTATTCATAAGGATAAGCTTTTCGTATTCCTGTCCCCAAAGTTCGATAGCAAGTTGTTCGCTTACTGCTTTATCCCAAGCATCAGGAATTTCATTCCACTTTTCTTTATACTTCTCCAAAATATCAATAGATTCTTGAATTTTATCTTGTTCTTTTTGAAGACTGTTAATTAATTCTTCATTTGTAATATCATCAAGGTCTTTCTGTGCATCACGAATAGCTTCATTATCAGTATCGTATATATATCCCTTGCCTTCTACATATAACTTACGAGTACGCTGCTGTTGTGCTTTCTGTAAGGCATAAAGTGCTTGTTCTTTTCTATATTGCAAGTCTAAAGCATCATTTTTATCATTTAAAGCATCTATTTGGTCTTGCAATAAATCCTTTTGCTCATTCAATCTGTCTATTTCTTTATCATAAACATTTGATACAGCAGATAGAATTTTATCATAATTGTCTTTCTGGTCATTTAAGGCATCATTTTGATCATTGAGTGCATCTATTTTTGCTTGCCAAGCATCAATTTCTTTCTGCAATCTTCTTGTGATAGCAGATAAAGCACGGTCATATGCATCTTTCTGCTTTTCCAACATAGTCTTGGTATAATCATACCAATCTTTGTCGGAGATTTTACCAGAGTTATGCATGTCTGCAAGCATCTTAGAAACGGAATCACAGTATTCCTTATAGGACATTTTGCTTGCATCCAGTTTTTTATCATAATAGTCCATCATATCATCACAATATGACTTATAATACGATTTCAGACCTTTGTAGACTTCTTCCTCATACTTGCGATAATCGTCAAGGTATTCTTCTTTACCTGCAAAATACTTCTCATTTAATGCTTGCACGCCATTGTAATAGTCTTCCTCTGTGATGTACTCCATTTCAAGATTATGTTTGAGAAGGTCATATTCTGCTTGAAACTGTTCTTTAAGTTCGTCTTTGGATGATTTAGACGATGATCCTGATGAAGATGATTTCTTTGACACAGAAGCAAAATTACCAGCAGAGATAGCGTTCTTAGTTGACTGTATCAGCTTTAGTTTAGTATCCAAACCTTTCATGACATTTTCTGTTGCAGTCTTATCTTTTGCTGATGCAGCCGAAATCTGAGCCGATAATTCCTGTGCCTGTGCTGCCGTCATAGCTGCCTGTGCAACACCTTCATATGAACCACTTAATTGAGCCAAACTATCCATAAGAGCAGCGTTACCAGTGATGTAATTTGTAGTTGACTGTGCTGCTTCGCCATTAGCAATAGCTTGTAACTCTGTCATAGCTTGAGTAACGGCAGTAGCCTGTGCTTCATCAAGTTTCGCTTGTGCTAACTGAGCCATTGCATCTGCATTAAGTGATAACTGTCCGTTTTCCACTTGCAAACAAGCAAGATATTCATCACTAAGAGAGAGTAGTGATTGAATCGTGTCGATAGATAACTGACCGCCATTAGAGTTGTATTCCTCTACAGCAGAGTTTAGGGTGTCGTATGCTGACTGGATAGAATCTATTGCGGAGTTGAGGTCTGAGATTTGTTGTTTGAGGGTGTCTGCGTCTGGAATTTCGAAGGAATCTTCTGATGCTTTTTTGTGCTCATTCCATTTTTGAATAGCCTTGTCAGCATCATTAATTCCTTCTGTAACCTTGTTAAAATCATTGACCTCTTCATCAGTGTTAATACCTTCCGTATCAAAGAAATCTTTAATCTTATCAGAGTCATTAAACCTATCTGCTGTCTTTTTGATAGATTTTTGCAAAGCATCTGTATCCTTAATTTGAGGTTGTAAAGATATACTAATAGCATTATCTTCACCAAGAAGGTCGTCAAAATAATCTTTTATCTGCTGTAAGTAGTTAGCTTTTTCTTCTGGTGTCAAATCTTGATTCGTAAATACTTCAGATATTGCTTTTGAAATTTCTGGATTGTCTTGTACGTCATTAATAGCAAATAGAATATTGCGTCTTAAATATTCGCTAACCGCATTCCAATCATTTTTATCAATATTGTCTGGTAAACTAGAAAAATCAAAATTCATAATCATATCTTGAACAGCAGTTTGTAAACCACTATCGTCAATTTGATTATAAGTAAATTCTGACTGTAACCATGTATTCAAATATGAATCAATAGAAGATTTTTCACCTTCTAGTTGTTGCTCTGCATATTGGAGATTTTTTCTTGCTGTTTCAAGCTTTGAAGTAAATGCAGTATCAATATCACCTGTTGCAGTGATTAAATATCCAGTTACTTCATCTCCACCATATGCATTTTTTCTTGTAATATTTGTTTTCTCATAAGCTATGTTTAAATCTTCTAATGCTTGAATATAGTTTGCTAATTCAACTGTAGCTTCTTCGCCATCTTCGTTCTCAAAAGTACCCAAAAGGCTATCTTTGTCAAAAGCCTGAACCATGCCGCCACTATTTTGTAACTGTTGATATGCATTATTAATTTTGTCAAATTCAGATTTTGCAGATTTTACTTCTGATTCTGCTTCACCCAAGTCTTGTACATAACCTTTATAAACATCAGGAAATTCATCAATGATTTTTTGGTTTGCAAGGTCTTTTTCTTTCTGAAGTAAATCGTCCAATGAGCCAACAATAGTGTCTACATCGCCAGATAAATTTAAAATAGCGTTACCATTATCGTCATAATTCTTACTAAGTTGTGGAAATACATCTGCAAGCTGATTGCTCAAATCAAGGAATTCTTCATACTCGTCTGTACTTAACGAACCACGACTTTGATTTACTTTACCAAGATTTTCAACTTCTTGTGCAAGTTCAGCATAACGCTGTTTCGCATTTTCTACTGTTTCTGTATTGGTCTTTAAATCATCGTTGATAGAAGCAATTTTATCTTTTGCTTCTTCTGCGGCTTCTGTAATTTCCTTAGAGCTATTTATCCAAGTTGCAAAAGCACTTACAACTCCTGTGATAATAGCAGAAATACCAAATGTTAAAGCTGCGTTTAAGGCAGTAGTAGCAATAGTGAGCCCAACAGTTTTTGCTGTTGAAGCAATAAGAGATACGCCATAACCACTTAAACTTGCTTTCGCACCATTAAGTCCTGTTAAGTAAGAACCAAGTTTTGCATTTGTCAACGATACAGCAGTTGCAAAATTCTGTTGTTCTTTTTGACTAACCGCACCTAAAGCGTTGTACTGTTTCATGGCTTGTGTTATCTTTGTATATCCTGTTATATTGCCTTGCAATGATACAGAATATGCCGACATTGAAGCTATTGAACCTTTTATGTTTGTCAAATAAGAAGCTAACCCATCGTCACATTGAGCTATAAGTCGTTGCCAACCTTGTTGTGTTAATGAATTGTGTTCGATTGCTTGATTATATTTATAAATAATCTGCTCCGCATTAGAAAATGGTGTAATAATTTCTGAATTTACAGAAGATGCCGTTCCTGCAAACCAAGATTTCACTGTGTCTTGTTTGAATATCGTACTATTATATGGTATACTTGTTTGAGGAGTATATATTTTAATGGATTGGAGAACGATTTATGAAAAAACAGAAATTATTTATTTTATTTTCTCTTGTAGTATTGTGTTTATCAGGATGTAGTAAAACTGAAAAAGACAATTCATTTGATACAGACTTATATGGAACTTATTCAGATAACCTCAATGCTTCAAATATGGATTATGTAAAAAAAGAAAGCTATATATTAAATAAAGATAATCTATATGAACATATTGTATATGAAAAATATAATGACAGTATTTTAAGAGATTCCAAAATTGATGATAAAATTGGCAATATTTATGAAACTAATAGTGATATTACAGAAATAGAGTTAAACAATGGAAACTCATTTAAAATAACACTTTATAAATATAAAAATATGCTCGGAAGATTTTATGAGACAGATGTTCCGAGTGGTAAAACATTTGATTTATTCCTAAAAAACGAAGATTCAAGTGTTAATGAAGGTCTTGTGTTTAATAAAGATGGGAAATATCATTATTGCACCAATTATGATAACTGTACTGATGATAGTAGTACATTTACAAAATATAAACATAAAGGTGACTATATTTACCAAGCCGATTCTGATGGTAATTGGACTATCTTGCTTTATGCAGTTGATGATGGTTTATTTGCAAAAGAATATACTAAATCACAAGAATAGGAGAGAACTATGAAGCGTATCTCATATCAAAGAATTGCTTATTTAGTCACTCATAATTTTTTAAATGATATAATTGCAAAAGACTATCTATATCTGGAAGACAAATTAAACAATATAAATTTTGAAGAACTTTCTCTTGTAGATAAGATATTTGTTGTTATGTGTGTTAATTACAGACATAAAGTAATATCAACAAAAAACCATTTAAGACGTGAATATAATATAGAAATTTCCGAAGATGACGTATTTCATGTATTGCTCGAATGTCAATGTTTTGATATAGAGATTACAGCAATGGCTAAATCATATTTATATTATGATTTCAGTAAATCAGAAATTCTTGATGAGCAAATTGAACACATTAATGAATATGGAGAAATTGATTTACCGTATACATATGCATTTCATGAAATAGAGTAGAATTATAATTTATGTTATTATGAATAACGATGGTAGTTTTAAAGCTCAGTCACTCATATATAATAAATCAGAATAGAATAGGAGAATCAATCATGGAATTATTAATTAAACCACATTATAAAAAAGATTCATTCTTTATAGATACTAATAAAGCTTTTGCAGAATCATTTAGATATGACGAAGCGTACAATAACACATTCTGCTTTAATGCAGGATTTGATCTATTTCTAATGAATGAATACGATGAAGATAACGAATGTTATAATAAAAAAGATTTAGTTGCTACAGTAGAAGCTCAGTTTTTTAAGACCGATTATATAAATGCTTATAATGTTGATATTAAAGAACTCGCAGATGTTATATCTGATGATACATATAAATCAATATTAACCTTATTAGATTATAACTTACTAGATAAAGATAGAATATGGGAAACACCTTTAGTATGTTATCTTAGTAGACTACATATTTCTTCACAATACAGAAATAAGGGAATAGCAACTTACATACTTAATAATCTTCAAGAAATTTTTGAATATATTACAAGCGAAGCAAGTCACATATTCATTACTTTGCCGTGTCCACAAGAACAAGATAAAGATGGAAGATGGAATAATACTTTCAACGAAGAAATGCTTAATAATATGATAAAAATTCTTGAAAATCATAATTTTAAATCTATTGGAGAGCATGGCTGCTATTATAAAATATATTAACATCGAATGTCCATATTGTCATTCAATGAACACTTCTAAAATCGGTACAGTAAGTCGTATGACTTCGACTGCTATGTTCGGTCTTGCAAGTAAGAAAATAGGAAAACAGTGGCATTGCAATAACTGTAAAAGCGATTTCTAAAAATGGAACAAATCACCTAAACAAATGTTCCGACTACACATTAAATCAATAAAGTGTTACACTAAACTTGACCTGTATATATACAGATGTAACTCATTAACCATACACCAAATGGCTTAGAACCATAGAAAGCGAAGGTGTATTCACATCAGAAGTTTATACAATTCTGGACATTCTGTCCCATATAACTTCCCAAGACGATTACTATACAATCAGAAGGGAGGTGAGATATGGAACAGATTTTTACTATTTTGCTTTCGTGCTTTTGCACGATCGCAATTGCCTTTGCGTTTACATCGCTTACAATAATTGCAATATTATTAACTTGTAATATTGTAAGAAGTGTAAAGTATTTTGAACTACATGCCGGCAAACATCTCTGGTTCAAAATTAAACGCAAATAACATACATAATTTACTATTTATGCTAGAAAATTTGAGTGTTTAGTGTAACACGTTGCACAATGGTATGAGGATGACATTATGTTGTCCTCATATTTATATATTCTCTCTTAAAACCTTTTCTTCCCAACCTGAATCAAGTAATTTTGGAACATCTGGTTCAATAATTGGAATGCCAGTTGAGTCGTTTAGGTGTTTCAATCGTTGTGCTAGTTTTTCTTTGTTAGTATTATATTTTTTATTCATGTTTAAGCCTTTCTGAAAATATAAGATATGCAACAAATATGTAATCGATCTTTGGTAAGACTTGGAAATGTAATAATTGTAAGTATAAGTGGTAGCAGTATATCAAAATTTAAAAAATAAAAAGCAGGTGTGTACACCACCTGCTCATGAATACTGATGTAGACTGGTCGAGATAAGTCTACACGATTCGGTAAAACCTATTGATAACTGAAGATACGCTACTATGCGTTTCGATTCAAAAAAATCAAATTGCAACGGAATATCTTCTTTAAACTATTATATGTCAATATAATATATATGTCAATTACTTTTTTTAATATTATCAAGTAATTGTTTATATGTGTTATTTTCAGACTTTAATTTCTGTATCAATTGTTTTTGATCTGTAATTTTCTTTTCATTTCTTTCAATAATCTTCTGGAATCCAAAATATTTTGTATATAAATTAGGAAATTCTACTTGGAATACCTGATTTTGTATGGATTCTATTATATTGCTATCTATTTGAACAGATTCTTTTTCAATTCTTCCGGCTGATATATATCTACAATCATTTATCATTAAAATACAATTTTTTTGAAAACCTTCTTGTTCCAACCCTTGCCTATATTTTTTATTACCTCTTGGATTATTTTCTGGATGATAAGAATGTTCAAATACACCATGTCCACTTCTCATTGGAATTATTAATATTTTCCCATCTTTTTTGCCAACACACAACCCATAATGGTAATAAGATAATTCTCCACAGAAAGTTTTTCCATAGTCGATATAATATACTTTCCCAATATCAATTGTTATTTTATTACCGTTTCCATCATAAAATGTATCTACTGAATTTTTTTTGATCCAATTAGCATCACTTATAATAGTAGATGCCGCATCATATGCATTCATATTTTTAATGCCTTTTATAAAATTTTCCATTAATTGAATAGAAGCTAGTAAAATACTTGGAGACTTTTTAGCTTTTTTACTTTTGTTTGATGGTGTATTTTCTGTAAAATTTGTTATTGAGTTAACATCTTTCCACGACATATTTTGAGATCTTGTCATCATTGTAATTTTCCCTACCAATCATTAATATTATCTTCCATTATACACCAATAATTGACAAAATACTATCAGAACATATATTCATATCATAGAATTTATGATACACTATAATAAAATATTATAGGAGGAAATATAAATGAAAACAGTTAACATTCAACAATTAAAATTCAATGCAGAAGAATTAATTTCAAATGCAATAAATAATGATGAATTTTTCGAAGTAGAGACAAAAGATGGAACAGCAGTAGTAATAAACAAAAGAGAATGGGATGTTCTCGTGGAATCACTCAGAATTAATATTGATAATATTAAAACAGAGTAGCCAACCGACTACTCTTCAAATCTTTTACTGTAATTCTCTTATGATATTTCTCCAATAATCCAATCTAAATCTAACAGACTCGGCAGAATTAGTACCATTCATAAGATTATCTTTGTATTCAGTATTATCATCATAAGTTTCCAAGAACTCACTTACCTTCAAGGCAAATTTCTCAAAGCTCTTTTTGTCTTTGCAAATTCTATATGCTGCAAAACATAATACAGAAATACTTGTCTTAGGAATTTTCACATCTTCTTCAAGAGACTCGTCAAGTTTATTGATTGCAGTTTTGATAATTTCAATCTTTTCTGTGTCAACTTGGTCATTATAGAACTCAATGAAATTTTCTTTATCTTTCCCCCTGAATGAAGCAAAATCATTATCTTTATTAGTGGAGCAGAGCATTAATGTTTCAAGCGCAATACTCTGATCGACAGAACTCTTCAACTGCGTAGCTGTTAATCTCTTTTCAAAGAATGGAAGAGAAATAATATCAAAGATAGCATCACTGAGTTCATCTGACATATCAGGTGTAAGCTTCTGTGATGTATTTAACGGTTTCCCTGAATTGAGCCTTCGGAACATTTCTCTGACATCTTTATCTGTATATTCAGTGATTTCATATACTGTGATAGCAGAACTATCTAACTCGTCCTTTACAACTTGGTCAAGTTTGCTAAATTTCAATCCTGCAATATTATATTCAGTTCCTTCAATTATAACTGGTTCTGCCTTTTTAGATATTGCAAACTCATCATTATAGAATCCTTTTAACGTGCTTAATCGCTGTACGCCATCAATAACATATTGTACACCATCTTCAGAAATAGTATAAACTGGTGGTACAATATATCCTCTTAAAAGAGAGTCAATAAGCAATGATTTGTTTGGATTAGACCAAACAGATTCTCTTCTCTGTAATTTGTGTTTTAATACAATTTTTTCTCGTTTCATTTTGCCTATCAATGGTTTTACTGGACAATTTTCTCTTGAAACTTTCATCTTGTTACCTCCTTCAAAAAATCAAAATTTTTGATATTTTGAAAGTAACATAAATGATAAACTTTGTAAATAGTTTGTACGAAAATTGAATATTTTTCGTATTCCATAAATCGACAAAACGAACGTTCTGGATTTATGAAGTTGGAAATATATGGTAATATAATACCAAGCAAACTGCGACTGTATTACCACATTGCAGTCCGTTGTCACGGCAAGTGCCTGGTATTTATACCATGTGGGAGTGCCATATTTGTAGTTTGGCACGATTCACATCGGAAATAAATTCAGCCCTTTCTGGGCAATACAATTTCCCAACTTTAAGAAATATTACAAAGAACCGCTATCATCAAATTTAATTATTTTTCCAAATTTCAATTTCATCATAGTGCCCATATACACTATATTCCCACTGATGAAGTTCATGTTCCATTGCAGGAACAAATTCATTGTATAACATAATCTCTCTACATAATAATAATATCCTGTTCACTCCTTCAAAAAAGACCATAACAGCTTTTTTATTATAGTCTCCTTAATAGTCAACCTCTCCAATATTAACAAATTTATTATGTTTTTGTTTCTTTAGTTTTGATAATATATTCTGATTGCTCCTTGATAAATCTGCTACATTTACAAATCCACTGTTTGTAGCATACTGCATTCTTATCGGGAAGTCACAATTCTCAATCCATTTATCTGCATCTAACCCGTGATAAGAAACCTTATATCGTGTTATTTTATTGCTCATATGATCTTCCTCGTTTCAAAAATCATGCATCTATTTTATACACGCCTCTGTGACATTGTTTGTAGTATAGGTAATGTCACTTTTTAATTTTCTCAATATGAAATCGAGATTTCTTGGTTTTGTTCCATCTTATCAATACACATAGGAACGATGTGTTCAAACAACAGAAGATAAGTTTCTGCATTTTACAATCCATCACAGATTGCCCTGTTGTGTCAGGTAGTATCGAGCGCATATTCACCAAGCATCGTTGCATATAACTTGATGTGGAAGTTGTCGCTGCAGTGAGGGCTTATCTCAGAAAGATCTATCCCATCGGATTCCTTGAGCGTCACGCTTTTACGAACCTAATTATGTCGCCATAATAGGAGAGTGGTGATACGTCTGCATTACCAGACCGTTGTACGCAGTTCCCGATTATTGTTCCAATTATTTATTTATCACCGTGTATCTCACGGATAACATACTTTAAACCTCTGTATTCAGAGTAAATTATGTATGTTGTCGGCATATTCAAAAACTGAGGGAATACATTTTATCCCTACCGACATTTTTAAATGATAGTGCTGCTCCAATTCCTGTGAGAATAGTTGGTAATAATCCAACTGTATCTACAAAATCAGTAGTACATTTAAGCAGAGTGGATAATAAATCAATACCATTCTTAATAGTTTCGGAGTCAATCACCTTAAACCAGAACTCCTGGGCACGATTCTCTAGCTGTGCCATTTTACCATCAATACTATCAAGATAAGAGTTTAATTCTTTTTCCGCTGATCCTTCTGAATTTTGAGCATCTTCATACACCGAACGAAGCATATCTCCATTCTGAAGAATACTTGCGGCAATGTTGGCTCTATTTTTCCCTGCGATAGTCTCCAATAAAAGATTAAGATTATTTGTTCCTAATTCTTTATCTTTTTTTACAATATTGTCGTACAAATCTGCGAGTCCTTGCATAATTTCATATGTACTTTTATAATTTCCATTAGAATCAAGAATATCAAAACCTTTTCCATCTGACGATGCAGCTTTGGTTGCATCCATGATTGTATCTCTAAGTTTAGAAACGGTAGTAATCATTCCATCTGTTTCTTCACCTAAATCTGAAAGCTCCTGTTTAGCTTCCTCTGTGCCAACCAATCTAAGAGAAATCGTCCTTAAACCTGCCCCTACCTTAGATGGATCTTGAGTTATAGCATTGCCAGCCGTAGTCAACGAAACAGCTTCATTAAGATCGTTGTTTGCAGTTACTAATGCACTTGCGGAATCTTTAAGAGCAGTTGCTAATCCATCTGTCGAGATACTATAATTGTTGCCAATATTATTGAGAACATCAATTATATCCATTTTATCAAGATCTTTATATGCCTGACTCATTGATACAAGAGACTCCGTTGCTTCGTCTATTCCTTCAAACTCTGATACATTTAAAAGAACATTGGCATCCTTTGCACTTTCCGCAGCTTGATTCATTGATTCTCCGAGACGCATCCAATCTGCTGTGGAATTTTGTATCTGTTTTGCAGTTGTACCAACCGCATCTGCCGTATCGAAAGTAGTAGCTTGATAATCTTTCAAGCTTTGAACAGTCTCATCAGATACTTTTCGCATTTCTGTAAGAGCAGTATTAAGTTCTCTTACAACATTAAAACCTTCTTTACCAAGATTAATAACATCATATACACCGAACATTCCTGCCATCTGAGCAGCAATCTGATGGAATCCGCTATTCTTTAAAGTATCCCACAATGTTCTACCTGCACGACCAGCTTCAACTTCGGCATTATAAATCTTTAAGATTTCACCATGAATCTTATCTAGACTCATACTAGGATTACCGCTTTCAATTTCTGCATAGTAAGCTTTAATCTTAGCCTTAGCCTCAGAAGACATCTTGCTATTTTCATTAAGAAGCTTATGAATCTTGTCTAATTCCTTCTGACCTGAAACAAAGTTATATCCCTTTTCAGAAGCCGACATATTAGTAACAGTAGCGATAGTATCTTTGATTTTCTTTTCATACTCATCCAATTTAGAAATATCATCGCTTGTCACCAAACTAGCATCTTTGCCCTTTAATTCATTAAGCAGAGTTCCATACTCATTAACGACATTCTTAACAGCCTGTACATTTTTTAAATATGTATCACTTGTCCAGCCACCATCATTAAACCTGTCAATAGTGGCTTGATATTTATCAACTTTACCATTGTAAGAATCTAACCGTTTATCATACTTATTGAGGTTCACATTGGCATTCTGTTCTTTGGCTTGTGTGTTTTCCTTAACTTTCTGAGTGTTCTGTTCTAATACATTATTCTCTTCTTTGATGGAATTAGTAGCAGACTCTACAGAAGCAGAAACATCTTTGTCAGGAAATGCGTCTTTCATGTCCTTAGACGGAATAGTAGTAGGAGTTTTAATCTTTGCTAATTCAGATTCTAACTCTTTAACTCTATTGGTAAGTTTTTCGATTTCATCTACAGAAGCATTTACATTTAAACCATTTTTTAATGTCTCAGTAAATCCTTTTGCAGATACAGAAATCTCATCAAGCTTAGAAACAATGGTATTTAACTGTTCAATAACACCAGATAAATCTTTACTATTACCAAATAAATCTCCAAGAATTCCATTCTCTGAACGTTTATTCTCTGCACGACCTAACTGAGCATTAGCATTTTTTATCTCTTTTTTTAAATCATCATATGTAGAACCAAGTAATTTCTTATAAACATTACTATTTCCGACCTTAAATTTTTCTTCGGCTCTCTTTATAATTCCTTGATATGCACCAATAAGCTCAGTTGCACTAGCTTCATCTGGTTCAAAGAATTTAAGCATTTCCTTATTGGTCTTTCCAGTACCTTTCATGGCAGAAAAGAGTTTTCTATATGCTTCAAGCTGTCTTTGGGTTGACTGTGATACTTTCTGGTTTAATCGTTCTGACACCTCGTTACCAAGATCGAGATTTAAACTTAGTTTAATATTAGAAGTTGCTTCTCTGATATTATCAAGCTGTTTTAATAACGGAGATAATTCTTCACCATCACCGACATCAACCAGAACTCCCTTAATAGAAGATAAACTTGACTCAATACTTCTAAATAATGATTCAAGTTTTGTAAACTGTTCAGTATTGAAGACTTCTGTGTTCTTAGTCTGATTAGTTTCGTCTATTAATTTCTGAAATAAGGCTGTAATTGATTTTAGAGATTCTTCATCTTGAAGAATATTCCCAAATATAGAACGCTGAGAATCGGATAGAGTAGTGTCTTCACTAAGATTTTGTACTGATTTCGCTATAACACCATTGGAGAGAATATCATTAATTTTATTTGATGTTTCCTCTACTTGGTGAAAGATAGAATCAAATTTTGTAGAAAAGACTTGTAATTGATCTAATCCAAATGAGTCTCCGTTTGACTTATAGCTATCTTCAAGAAGGTAAGAATATTCTGATTTAAATCGTCTTATTGCGTCTGTAGCTGTAAGAGTACCGTTTTCTAATTTTTCAAAATATTCAGCAAATCTATCATCACTAAACCAATCGTATCTATCAATTTTATTTGCATCTAAAAATTGATTGAATGTCTGAGTAGCCTCATCACGAATATTTTGCATTTCTGCTTTTAATCTATCTAGTTCGTCTAATTTGTCAGCAAAACCAGAACCAACTTTAAAGTTTTCAAATTCATTTCGCAATTCTTCATTGGCATTTTTTGCATCACTCAATCTTCCAGTGAGTCTTTCTACTTCACCTTCTAGTAAACGAACATTTTGCTGTAATTCACCAATATCAGAGCTTACACCGAAATGACTAAATAATTTTTGAACATCTGTTCCATACGCTTTTAATGTTTCAAAAGAATCAAACGCCTCTTTAAATCCTTTTACAGAAAAAGCACTATCAATATTACCAGCAACCTTTTGAGCTTCAGACATACTCTTCGAGATTTTATCAAAATCAGGTAGGATATGTGATAAATCTGTTCCAGACATTGCTTTTAAAGCATTTGTCACTTTAATTAACTCAGAAGCATTGTCTTTAGAAGCCTTCTTTTGAAAATTACTATAAGCATCAGCAGTAGCATTTATTAAATCTTGTTGGGTTTTCCAATATTTTTGAAGGTTTTTATTATTGGAAATTTTATCAAGAGTGTCTGCAAATGATTTTAATTTATCTTCACCATTGATATTAACAACAACTTGTTGTTCAACGGTGGGTGCTTTTAATTTTATTTCGTCAGCCATTCTATACCTCCTATATGTCTATTTTTATATTTGATTTATATTTATTCCATATATTTTCATAATCTTTTTGATACTCTGTTTTTTGATATTGGTCTATTCTTCTTTTAAAATCTTGAAGTGGTGATATTGAAGCTTTTTCTGCTTGTTCCCAGCCATGCTTAATACCAACTCTTTTGTTCCAAGGTTCAGGAAAAGACCAAGGCGTTCTGTTACCATCGTATTCGACTGGTGGTGCAGTCCAAGGAACTAACATTTCTCCATTAATATTTGCTCCACCATGCCAGCCTTGTCTAAACACTTGATCATAAAGACCATCTTCTCCTGCGTATCCATTTCTATAGGAAATTAAAGAGGGTTCAAACCATATACTTAAATAATCAGTAGCCTTTTTAGTTTGAATTAAATCATATAAACTTCCACGCCTATCATAAAAATGGTTAGGGTAGCTATTATAAAAATCCGTAATAGTATCTTTATATATAGTTCTTATCTTTTTTTCTGCTACATTAAAATATTCTGAAAAAGACTTCTCTTGGGCTTCCTTAACTGCTTCCTTTGCTTTTTCTTGTAATTTTTTCATATATGATTGATAAAATGAACTTTGATTATTCGACATGTAATTTCATCACCTCCAAAATTTTCACTATAATTTCACTATTTTTACACTAAAATAGGAGAGCAGTATAACCACTCTCCATAAGAAAAAGCACTATGCGCTGTGACACGTATAGAGCCTGTTTATTTCACAAGAAATTTGAATTTACTTAGACTTCTTTGAAATTACCTTTCTTAACAAATTCAAGAATTTTTCCTTCCAAATCTTCTTTTGGAATCTCATCGAGTTTATTACTTACAACATTAACAAGCGGTGTGAGAGTAGCATTTGCCAAATCAGAAATCCTTCCAATCTGTTTGCTAATAAACGCCTGAGTAGTTGTCTCATTAAATTGTACATCCGACTGTTTCATGGATAGAATGGTCTTAAACTCACTCAATTCACTCATAGGAATAAGTGGATCAGTTTTATCAGAGCCAACCATTAAAATATCGAGTAAGCCAGATGATTTAAGTGCATCATATCCCTTGATGAATCCTTTATCATCATCGTCAATCTCAAGATCGGTATATAATTCAATCACTGCACGACAAAACTGTACATACTGACCAACAGAATTTACTCTAATCTTATCTGTTTTACGATACTTTGTTACTCCGTTATCATCATAAGCTTCCTGCTCAAATGTTGTCTTATCTACAATCAACTGTGCGTAAGCATCTTTCTTAATGATTGAAACATATGGAGTGATTTTAATTTTACTTAATAGCTGTTCCTTTAATGTGTTATTTGCCATGTCGTTATACTTTTCTACAAACTCTAAAAGTTTCATATTACTTTTTCTCCTTTAATCATTTATTGGTGAGAATTTTTCACATTCTCCATTATGTATTTCTTTTTGAATTCGACCTTCTATAGCTTTCTTTAGAAGACTACAATTTCGTTTGTATTTTTTACATCCGATGCAGTGAGATTTAAATTCATCAAACTGTGAAGCATTGTCAAAAACTCCAATGTAGTCAACAGGTCGTATTGTAATTTCTATTCGTGGATTTTCTGAATCATAATAAATCCCTTGTACACGTTCACATAACTGAGTGTCATCAATCCACACGGATTCGCTGTCTGTAATCGCATCGGCAAGACACTTAAAACTGTTATTGGCATCTTTATCTACTCTGTCAAAATAGAAGATGCAATCCATATAATAGTGCTGTGATTTGTCATCCGATTTAATCCAGTTTTGTTTTTTTGCTTCTGTCTTTACATATTTTGCAAATTCTTTCTGATATTTAATTGCTTCTGGTTTTTTATATCCTACCGCCATTGGTTTCCCATTTTTTAAAATAGCTCTCCAACCTAAATAGTGGTTGACTGAAGGTGCGATAGGAGATGTTAATTTTAATTCTTGTATATTATTCTCTCCTTTACATAACAAAAGAGCAGCTTCCGAAGAAACCGCTCTTTCATATTTCTTATATTTAATTGTGGTATGTATTGGTTTTAGTTATTAAGTATCATAGAATAAAGTTCCCATTTGGCGTTTGGATATTTGCTGATATTTTCACAGACAAGTTTATGGACATCATTCATATTCCCTAAATTCTTGTCAATATGAATTACTTTTCCACCTGTTATTTCGATTTCTTCACAAATTACATTGTAATACATTCCCATAGGCATACATCTCCTTTATCTCTTTATACAAAATAATTCATATAAGTCTACATGTAACGCAAGAGATAAAGCGACTGCATGAGATAATAAAATATCAGAAGTATATCCATTTTCTAAATTAGAAATAGCAGTAGAAGATAGTCCGCATCTCTTGGACAATTCTGATATTGATATATTCTGTTTATACCTATATTCACCAACTTTATTCTTCATGTAATGTAGTATGCTTAGAATTATTTTGTATATTCATATAATACATAAGAAAATATTAACCAGAATTGGTAATTTTTGTGATATAATTAAAAGAATGTTGCTAAAAATTGCCGTTTCTTAAACATTCTTGATATTTCTCAGAAATGAACTTTATGCTTTCTTCTGCTTGACCGTTTTCCATATTATGATCACTTAAAAGCTTTTCATATTTTTTGTATGTTTTGAATACATTATTAAAAGCTTCTTTATTCTGCTTTTGACCATTGGAAAGAGAAGAACAAAAATCTAAAATGTATTTTCGTTTTCTCTCTAAATTATTATCTAATAATTCAGATTCAATATTTTCAATACCTTTAGACATTTTAGTAATCTCTTTGTATTGCCAATTATCATGTTTTTCTAAAGTGGTTATTCTGTCTTCAATAGTTAATTTGTCTTCTTCATATCCAAATTTAATTCGTAGAGATTTTTTGACTTTTGTAAGGAGAAATATAACTTTATCAACACCAAGAATGATTATAAAAACCCCCATGATAATAGATGGATAATCTAAACTAAATAAATTTTCTATAGCATCCATTCATAAACCCGCCTTCTTATTTTTTGATAAGCTGTTTGAATGCTTCATACAAACCTGTGCTTGCTAAACCACTAAACATTCCACCTAATAAGATTTCAGGAGTAAATGACATATTAATCCAAATATTAAGTACAACACCTAAAACTGCCATAATTAATGGAATATATTTATTGATTGTATCTGTAGTAATAACGTTCTTAATTACGTATCCAACACATAAACAAACTCCAACAATAATTGGAACTGCAAAATTTGCTAAAAATGTTAAATCCATAGTTTCCTCACTTTCCGCTTAGGATAACCCAAGCAATTTTTTCCATGTTTTACCTTTTGCCGTGATTACACCGTCTGCAATACATCCGTTTGCTCTCTGATATGCTTTTACAGCAGCATCAAATTTTGAACCTGCGCAACCATCTACCGTGCCACAATTAAATCCTTTTGAATTTAAATATTTCTGGATTGGTTTAACTACAGCATGTTTTCTGTTTGTAGTTGCAGATACAGTTATAGTTTTTGATAATGTTTCTCTACCGGCTTTCCCGTCAACCCCTGCACCAATAACTCTCTGAACGTCTTTGATGAACTGTGTTCTTGTATAAAGTGTTTCCTGTGCTACAGTAGAAGAAACATTTATGTTTCCTAAACGCTGTTTGAATTTGTTCCATTCTTCTAGTTTATTCCACCACTGAATAGGGCAATGTTTTCCATTAACATCAAAATGCATATAAACATTTGTAATCGGGATGTTATATAAATTCATAATATATTTACCATAGGCAACTGCGTTTTCTAATGTAGCCTCTGTAAAATTAAAAATTCCATTTTTATTGCAATCACACATTTCAATATTATACGAATTTGTATTAGTGATTTTACCATACATAGAAGCTCCACCTGTACGGTTGTAATCAGAATAACGTTTTCCACCAACTGAATAAGCTACATAGTTTGCAGGAACAGATACAGTAACTGAATTGTCATCAACGAATGCATGAGCGGAAGCTTTCACAACATGAGTTTTAAAGTATCTCGCATTTGATTCGTCTGTATCACCATCATTTGATGTTGCATGGAAGACAAGATATTTAATTTTATTAGTGTTTCTCTGTCCACCATAATTAGACCTATTTGCTAAATCTGTTTTTAATGTATATGACATATTTTCTCCTTTCCTTTTGCTAAATAGGAGAGTAGCAGTGACCTGACTATTGATTCCGTAATCGTTCACTCACAGGTATGACATCTACTTTTATGCTCATTGTCTTGAGTAACCTATTTTTGTGTATAAAAATAACACCCTAATTTGGGCGTTTAAGCTGGTCTGTTTCATAATCTTGCCATTTTTTATAAACTTCTTTTGTATCCTCTCTTATGAAAGTCATTATTATAATTTTTCTTTCACATTTAGGACTATAACTTGTATATACATCTACTGGATAAACATTAGAATCTATATAAAATGTTTGCTGGTCTCGATTATATATACGAACAGCTTCTTTTTCAGTATAGTCTCTTGGTTTTAAATTACTTTTTATTATCATTCCTTTTTATTCCTCAGTTTAATGGCGTAAAAAATAGGGATTATAACATTGAATAGTGGTATGTTATAATCCCTTATTTAAAAATCACTATTCAACATTACTTTCAGCCTCGTTTTCGACTTTTGTAAAAATATCTTTTTTGACAGATTTAACCTCTGTCTTTTTATTTTCTTTTGTAACAACTTGTGGTTTTGCTTTCATAATAGAGTCTATAGATTTTTGATAACTTTCTCCAAAATTATCTTTTTCGTTTAAATCTAACTTTTCTAATTTTGCTTTTGCATCAATATCAGATAATCTTCCATTTTCAAAAGAAGAAGTAATATTGTAAATATCTTTGCAATTTTCACTACAATAAGCAAAATGCCATGTAGGTTTTAATCTGTCTTCTGGATTACAAACTGGGCAAAACGAATACTCCTTATGACAAACACAGCACATTCTTAAATCATTCTTGCTCATTCATTCATCTCCTTAATATAATAGAAGAGTGGAAGACCACTCTTCTAAATATGTTTTGGTTGTATAAAGATTAGACTTCCTCTTCTTCGTCTACAAAGTAGATTTCAACCATATCCTGAGATGTAGAACATGCATTTGTAAGGATTGCACCCTTATAATCCATTGTCTGTGAATCTCCACCCTGAAGTGCAAGACTTACTTCTGGACTTGGCATGAATGATGAAATATGAATAATGCAAGCACGATAGCTTCCAATTTCACATTTATCAACTGCAAGAGCTTTGAAGTATAATTCATGAGCTTTTGGATATTTGTCGCCAGAAATTGTAATCTTAGCACCGCTCTTAACGTTCTTTTTGAATTTAACAAGGTACTGTGTTTCCTCTGGATCTGATGGCGGTGTAAGTTTATGGTCTGTCTCTGTGTCTACTTTGAACTCTGTTGCAGAAGCAGCAGAACCTTTTGTATAGGCTTTTCCAAGTGAACCATTTGCAGAAAGAGCATTTACAATAAATGAATCTTCAACAGCATCTGTGATATCAAGCGTCTCACCTGCTTTTACAATCTTAAAGATAGGCATAACAATCGTGTTAGTATCGGAAGCAAGTTCAGCATCCTGAGCAGAGATAGCTTCAATTACAGAAAGGTTCATAAACGCATTGGTAGCAGTAACCTCGCCACTTTTACCTGAATACTTTCTATAAATTAAGTTACCATCTTTATCTTTGATATCTGTTGAGTCAGCAGTAATATCAATAGTTGCATTTGTCAACTGTGTCAGTGCATAAAGAGCTTTTGTCTTTGTAGCACCATAACCAAACTGAAGACGGTCAATAATTACGTCACCAAGTTTAAATGCCATAATTTAATTCCTCCTTATAATAAAAATTTGTATTAAAAAAGAGCGATATAAATCGCTCAATCTTTCTAACTATTCATGCAATTCACGCATAAAATTAAATTGTTCTTTTGGAACTTTAGACATATCTGCAAATCCTGAATACATTCTACCCATTAAAGCATGAGTAGATTCGTATATTTGTAATCTCTGTACAGAATCCATAAACTCATAAATTCCGACATCTCTAAGTTCCTGTAATTTATATTTAAAACCAGGATGATTTATACAAGCTGATATAAGTGGTAGAAGAGTGGAAGTATTTTTCTCATCTCTCTGAACCATATTCATTTTATCTTCATCTATCATCCACTGTTTTGTTGTCTTTCCCTTTGCTTTTTCTATTTTTGGATGGATATTAAGCAAGGTTCTGATATATTCAGCTATTTCCATATATTCAGATTCTTTTAAAATAAAATCATTTTCAGAATCATATAAACACAGTTGAGGTTTATCAGAATCTTTTTCTTTAAACTGCATTAACTGCATATGTTCAATTCTATAATCTGGGAATAACAATCGAATTGCCGAATTATCAGTATCTGTCATACTTTTCAACATACCAAATACTTCAATATCTTTTACTTTGCACCAATCTATTCGTTGTGGTAAATCCCATAACATTACACGAATAGAAGTAGAATTATATAGAAAAGGCGAAAGACCAGAATAAAATTTTGATTCACCCATATTGAGAATATCACCTATTGTCGGCTGTACAATACGAATACCTTTAACAAGGTAATCTTCTCTAAAATACATTTTAAGTGGATCAAATTTATATTCTTGTGTATTCTCTTTTCTCTTTTGGGCTTCAGCTATAACGGCAGCTTGAAGTCCGTCTAACATATCAGTATTTTGCTGTGACATAATATCACCGCCTTAACTGATAGTTATTTGTACTCGTTATACCATTAGTAGTCTTAACGATTCCATTAGTGTCAACAACTTGGAATACAAGGGTGCGAACGATATAATTATTATCTGTTGTGGACTCTTTTGAAGATACAAGATGTGTTTGCATTCCAAATATATTTGACCAATTAAATCGCTCTCTTATAATAGAAGCAATGAGATCGTGTCTTGGAATACCAGTTAATTTATCATTTCTGTCATTACCATGAACAAAAATAGTAAATGTAACATTTGTATACTTTAATGTATCTTGATAACGAGGCATTTCATCAAAAGATACTTGATAACAGATATAATGTTTTACCTCAGTCTGAGTATCAGGGATAAACAAATAAGGACGGATATTAGATGTTCCACCAAAATATCTATCCCATTCACCAAGAGGTTCGTATTCCTTTGTTTCTTCGTTCCATTCCCAGTTGATATTGCCATCATCATCAAAAAGTTCTGATTCTAATGATTTTTCATTAAGTGCATATAAAAGACATGGATTAAGCATAAGTGCTTTCTCAATCTTTTTCTTATACTGAATATTTTCATCATCAGGAGTAGTTCTATATGCACGAAGTTTATTTAACAAATCATTCTTTGTAATTAATTTTTCTGCCATATAAAAACACCTCCTATTCAGTTAATTCCAACGGTAAAATTTCAGATTCAATCGGCAAGTTATCCTTAGTGATTTCACATTTAACAGACAATATTTTGCCGATAGTAGAAGTGTCATTAGGAAACTTTACTTTCTTTTGGTTGTACTCTGTACCAGCTCGCCATGTTACTTTATCTGTCCAGTCTTCATTATCAATAGAGCAAGTCCATGTAAAGGTTGCATCAGCATATTCAGTTGTAATATCTTCATTGGAATCATTAAATAGATTTACTGTAAGATTTTTATAAGAGCCACCAACTTTAATAGTTGAAGTAGATGCTGAAATTTTTGCTGTAATGGAAGATGGGGGAGTGGTTGGAGTAGATGGATCTGTTGGAGCAGTACCATCAAAATAGTTAGCCCAAAGACCTGTGATAATACCATTTTCATCTTTCTCAATATAATCAGTATTGCTATTGAATGGTTTCTGATATAGAGTAAGTTTTGTTCTTCCTCGGACATTTACTCGTTCCACCTTGCTCACCACCCATGTATTAGGTGTCCAATTCTCAATCGAGTAGTTTGGAATGTCTACAATGAGCCGTTGATTATTATTGTTGTCTTCAGAAACGTAATAGATTGTATCAGATATTTCATTTGTTGGAATAAACAAAAGTTCCTGATTCTGTTGACTTGCGGTCACGTTATCTACCCAAATTCCTGAGTTGTAACTAGACTGTGATTTTAAAACGCACCACATACTTCTCTTATATCTTTTATCTGCTTTGGTTTGTATCCACTGCAAAAAATAATCACAAGGCAAGATGAAATACTTCTGAAAGTCTTGTTCAACATCTTTCATACAAATTAAATGTTTATGATAAAGTCCGTCTTTATCTGGTATATCAAGATACATACCCACAAAAATATCGACTAATTGATACTTCTTTCTATATTCTTCCATGTAGAATAATTCATCGTCTTCCGTGAAATATTCTTTCTGTTTTGGTCTGAATTGACATTGTAGAGTAGGAGAGTCCTTATCAATAGAACCATACTTACTTACAAGTATCTTCGCATCAATCGGTGTCTTTGTGGTATTCTCATATGTCATACCAACATTTATATCTGGCGAATCATCATGTTTCCAATCATAGATATAGCATTTTTTACTCTGCTTATCATTGTCCCATGTCCAATTCATCATGTCGTCAGACTGTTCCTTATAAATCTGACCAATTGTTTTAGCACCGTTGTTCTTGGCGTTTGCGACACGCCTAGCTGTTTGTAGACTCGGCATCGCTTACACCTCCCTCAAACATCTGCTTAATATATCCGTGAGAATCTAAGATTGCCCTACGGAATTTTTTGTAACTAAAATGGTCGCTCTTAAAATTATCCATAGCACCTTGTAAAGTTGCCATAAGAGTTACCATAAGTCCGTTGTCGTTAAATAAGGTTTTTGTACCACCTAATTTAAACATAACATTTTCAAAGAAGACGAGAAATGCTTCATCATCTTCAAATATTTTCTCTTCAATTGTCTTGTCCTTATAGAGCAGTAGTTTGTGAATATCACCATGCATTGCACGAACTGCTTCATTGATTTGCTTGTTTGTGAAGTCACCATATATGTATTGCATATTAGGACTCCGTGTTAATATAGGAATTGTACATATATCCGTAATCACGAATACGTTTATTTAATTCAATTTTCATGGAATCAAGACGGTCAATCATGTTTTTATGATTGTCGAGTAGCTTCTTCTCCTCTTTACCACCTATCATTACTGATGTGTGCATAATAGAATCAACCTGTGGCTGTAACCACTCAATCGTCATTCCAAGTACAAGAATTCCTACGACAAAATTCATATCAGCCGTTTCATCTACTGAATTATTCAGCGTAAAATCCAACTGTTGAATTTCATCATCGAGTGTGAGAGAAGAGAATAGTCTACGCACCCTTGGATTAGAGATTACATTGCTTAATCGCTCTGTATAAATTTCAAGCAAATCGTTTTCGTCAAGAGAGAGTTCTTTCGGATCTGAAATTCGTCCTCTTGTTCGTGAAAAAATTGTTTCATATGGAAGCGTCATTGTGAGCCTCCTTTACTATTCCTGAACTAATGTAAGCAACATTTTTGTACCAAAAATTTCATCAAGAGCCTTAATTCTGTGAACTGAATCAAGAGCGTGAGATTCAATCATTGTAGAAGCAATACCTTTAAGGGCTTCCCTTGCTCCCTTTGGAAGTTTCTTAATTGTTTCTGCCATCTGTGGAACAGGAAGATTTAAAATCTCATTTAAGTCACTTGTTTCATACATAGACTCATATAAGTCTTTTACAGATTTATTCTGTTCAACAAAATCTTCATCTTCAATAATAATTCTTGGTGAATAAATGTTTACATCTTCACGAGTTCTAACGAGATAAATTAAATCTCTATATTCAACATCAACTACATCTCCACAATCAGCCCAACTATAAAGGATATGTGAACGTGCTCCCTCGATATAAAGTCCACCACTTACTAATGAACGACATGGAATAGTATCTTCGGGTGAAAATGTTTTTACATCTTCTTTAACTTCTGTAGTTTTTGTTACCTTTTCTGTGCTACCAGTAGCAGTAGTAGTTTTCTTTGTATATGCCATTTCCTTTCAATTCCTTTCAAAAATAGGAGAGTGGTAATCCACTCTCCTTATAATCAATCTATAAGTAAATCTTACAGATCCCACTCACCATGATAACGAGTCATAAGAGTTGCAACACCCATACGTCTCTGTACCTCATAAGACTGCATATCATCCTTAGTAGCACCCTTTTCGTTTACTTCAAGCTCAGTCTCACCGTAGTCAACGAACTTGATAAATCTGTCATCAACTGCTGGCATAATATAGAGCTTCTTGTTATCAACGATAGGAGTAGCAAGAGACTTATCAGTAAACTTCTGTGGAATCTCCATAAGAGGTGTTCCCTCATAACCACCGATAATACCTGTGTTTGCTACAGACTCCTTGATTGAGTTAGCAGGATCAGCCCAATCAACCTTTGTAAGAGCATTAAGAGACTTTAATGCTGTCTTAGTACCCATGATTACAACACCACTTTCGTTAGCAGCACCAACCTTTTCGATAATTGCATCAAACTGAGCTTTTGTAGCAGCGGCTAAAGCACCAGTACCTTTGAGAGTAGCAGGAACAGGAATAAGGTTTACACCATTTGCAAACTGAGAAGAAATGAGTGTCTGAACCTTCTGAATATAAGCCTTAACAACCGCATCCACGAAAGCACCCCAATCCTTACGTCCAGTTAAGAAGAGACGAATATCTCCACCAACCTTGATACCATATACTGCTGTATCAACATGATAAGACTGACCAGAACCTAAACGCTGAATGGATAAATCATGTGCGTCACCGCTGACCTTACTTACAGTAAGTAATACCTCATCATCAGTCCAAAATTCGTTTACGTCACCATCTTTCATATTCTTTGACTCAACATAATTGTTGAAAAACTCATTCTCAGAAAGACCATGAGCAATCTGAGTATCAATAATTTCCTCAATTACCTCGAAGAACTGTGTTCCTCTCTCAGAATTTAATGCTCTCTTAATCTGCTTATTAGAAGAATCCTTGGTAAGTCCAAGGTATTCAAAACAAGCCTTTCTAATTGTGTCACTAGCTTCTGTCTTAGAAATTACACGATTAGAATCAGCATCATAAATTTCACGACCTGCACCGAGGTCAAACATAAGATTTTTTACACTTGTATCTAACATTTATTTATTTCTCCTTTCTCAAAAATTAGGCTTTCTTTGTAAGCTGCATAGCTGCAGTTACACCAGAAATGGCTTTGAGTTCAACACCGTCTTTAACAGCGATATCACCAGAAAATCCATCTGCTGAAATTTCAACTACATCACCAACTGCGAGTTCATAAGCTCTAACTACCTGAGTAGGAGCATTTGTATAGTTACTTTCTTTCTTAAATGTATTGCTATATGTCTCCTCGATCATTGGTACCTGGTATACAAACAGGGCATTCTCGGCACTTTTAACCTCAACATAAAAATTTCCGTTAGCTGCAACACCAACTACAGTTCCTTCAAAAGAAGTAGGAGTAACAGCTTTATAAAGGTCTAACTCAATAAAATCGCCCTTACCAACGAACCAGCCATTATCCACATAAGCACTGGCTGCTTCTGCTAACTGAATGTTATAAATATGCTTTCCACCATCTCTTGCGAGAACCTTAGAAGGGAAAGCCACTGCATGTTTTGCAATAGTCATCTGAATCATTTATTTTTCCTCCTTAAATTTTTGCATTAAAAAAGACACTCAATTTGAGTGTCATTACATTGATTTATATTTCTTGTTTTATTTGCTAAAAAGATTTCCGTAACGGTTATCCTTCTTAGACTTGTTTACATTAGCAAATACTTTTACGGTTGACTTTTTCTGAGTTTTATCAGTGGTAGCTGCAAAAGTTTTCATATTAGAATCCGCATAGATAAGTTTTGCTTCCTTCTCTAAATCTTCGAGAGAGTAGTTATCCATATTTGTATACAGTTTCTCAAAATCCTTATTAATGAATTTTCCTTCTTCATCTTTTTCAGAAATAGAAGCAAAGTTTTCATTTGCAAGAATTTCCTCACGTTTTGCATGAAGTTCATTCTTTTCTGCTGTCTCCTTAAACTCTTTAAGTGCAGCGTAGTTTGAACGCATAGACTGTAACTCTGCAAATTCACTATCTGTTAAAAGTTCACGATGTAAATTGTATCTTTCTCCATCAAAAGCTACATTATCACCGTCTTTTGTATAGTTCTGACCGAAGATTTTATCACCATTCCAGTTCTCATATGTAAAATGATCATCGTAAACAGCGTTGATAAAGTACCACTCATTATCAGCATCTTCATATTCAGATAAAAGCTGGTAAAGTGCATATCTTGTATCTTCATGACTGATTTCATATGTACGAACAATCTTTTCAAAAGTCTGACTTTCTCCTTCATTACCATCTGGATCAGAAGCTCCTTCGCCATCACCTTCTCCATCATTGGAAGGCTCACCAGATTCTCCGCTACCTGAGTTGTCTCCTTCTGAATTGTCATCATCGAACATCTCAGCGAATTTTGCTTCAAGTTCCTCATCTGACATTTCTGTATAGTCGAATGTTACATCTTCAGCAGTCTTACCATATTTGGCAAGTAACTCTTCAAATTTTGTCATTTTGTTATTTGTTCCTCCTTCCTTTGATTTTTGATTTATATCAAAACTCTCAAGAATATTAGTTAATTTCTCTAAAGTTTCAATCAATTTGTTGTCTGTGTTAAATGTTACTGTTTCCGCATTTACAGCGAAATCTTCAATTTTAAAATTACTTCCTGCCATACCAGGGGATACATCCTTTGACAGAAGAGTAAGACCTGATACATAAAAATCATCTAACTGCAATGTTTTATTAGCAGTATTAAATGATAACTCCCTAATGCATAATTCCACCGAACAATCTACAGTTCCACGTCTATTAAGAATCTCAATAGCGTCCTGACAATACTCATCGTATAAATAACCATGCAAAACTGCACGATTTACGCCAGCGTCTTCATCATATTCAATAGTAGTCTTTGTGCCATCAATAACGCCGATAGGCTGTTCTTCGTATACAACTTTGTCGTTACCATCTTTGTCAGTAGTCATATAATAATCATGGCTACCGAAATCTAATTCATTATCTGAATTGGTAGTGATATGTGCTAAGATTGGACGAAAGTTTGCTGATGGGACATTTTCATTAAAAGATTCTTCGGAGATTTCCGATTTATTGAGATTGACATGATCGTGAAATGCACGACTAACGAATGGAGTAAGAGATTCTTTATGTTTATCTTCATCTTTGGAAGTTTTTTCAAAATTACCATTCATACGAACCATAAGTTCTTTACCGAATTCATTACTATCAAAATGAGCAAAATTATTCTTTAAACAAAACTCATACAGCTCATCAATAGACATAATTCGTCTTTTCTTCTTTTTGGGCATTATTTAACCTATTCCTCCTTTCTTTGTTGATATACCACTCAAAGCAGGAGAGTGGTTAGAATGTAAGCATATTGCTATACTGAATTTTTGTTATATCTATATCATTTGAAAACTGAAACTTGTCAGTATTCAAAAATACATAAATACCATTAGAGTTTTGTACCCGTTGATATCCTTGCTGAAATAAGAGAATAGCAGTATGGGTATCTTGGGTTGTTATAAATTTTTGTTTCATAATCTATCTACTCCTTACATATCGTTTTTGTCCTGATCTTTTGTCTTTAGTCCTTCATCACTTAAATCTGACTGGTCTTTTTCTTGACCGCCACCTTGATTATCACCAGATTGTGTATATGATGTGCTAAATGGTTTAAGCCTTTCGCCAAGATTCAGACAGTCTTCCTCTAAGAAATTCATAGCAAGAGTATCTTTTTCAGATACACCGTTTAATGTATTGTATAAAATCTTGTTTGGAAGTCCATTTTGGCAAGACTCAAGGATTGATTTCTTAAAATCATCCTTCTGATAAATAGAGACATCAAAGAATTTAACTTTACAAGGTTCGGGTATCCAAGTCGATAAAAGTCGATTTACAATCGCTTGAATCTGTGGAATAAGAGTCGAAATAGAAAATGTAGAATCTGCAAGTACGCCATATTTAAAGGCAGTAGAGTTAGAAGCGGAGTTTAGATTTAATATCTGAGCACCACCAGCCGTATTGAGGATTTCTTTTGTAGCTTTTTCAACTTTTGTAACATCGCCAGTTGCATCATCTGGAAAACTAATTTCATGTAATTCACCAGGAACAATAGCAGCAGAGATATAGGGTGGTAATGCTTCTTCAAGCATACGATTGAAATATTGAATCATTATATCTGGATTTACAGCCCAATCATCTACATCATTACCCATAGTTTTCATTTCAAGCCACACCAATTTATAAATATTGGCTGCTTGTTGAACTGCCTGATAATCAGAAGCATCCATAAGGTCAATTAATGATAAGAATATAGGAGTAAGTACAGGAACAATTGTTTCCCAATCCTCAGATCTGAATTTAATACATACATTATATTCTTCGGGAATTAACTGATATTTTTCATTTGTACTTTGATATGTATTCCACATACTATTGAATGGCTCTCCCCAATATTCCAATAGCTCGGAATTTCGCTTAAAATAGCTCATATCCATTGCACATGCAAATGAACCATCAGGAAATACACCTGCAATTCTCATATATGATGGATCTAGCGGAAGTATAAACATTCCTTGTCCTTCAGTATAATAAGCGCATCCATAAAATGCGTCTTCTCGAAGTGTTATAGATGCAGCTTTACGAAACTCATAATTCAATCCGAGAGTATCTACAACATCAACTGTTTCCTGATACTTTTTCAATGTGGATTTTACGTCATTATTATCTGAAATTATAAATGGGGGAACTATGTTACGAATAGATAAATCAATTTGATTTGCATAATATTTACAAAGACGATAGTAGATTTCTGAACGATAATAAAGATAACGAGATAGACTTCTAAGACTTGCTTCACTAGAAGAAATGTTTTTAATATAATCTTTTACATCTTCCTTAGAATAATTACTAATTGTAGTATATGTCTTGGATTTCTGAATATCTCGAAGACTTGTAATTGCACTTGTTGCATCTTCATAACGTTCAAGTCTACTTTTATTTTTCTCATACCATTCACGCATTTCATTTGCGGTTGGCTGTTTGAGAGTAGAAGAAGTGGTTTTCTTCTGTGAATTATTTATTTTAGCAGGTGCATTAGAATTTGCATCTACTTTCTTAGGTCTAGGCATATTTGATAATGCACCTCCTTAATTGTATTTTGCTTTACGGATTGTAAGCTTATTGATGAAATCTGTGGCATCTTCTTGTGGTCTTCTTTGTCTTACTTGATCTTGACTTCTTAATGTAAATAAAGCGTGTCCCATTAAAGCGAGACAGTACGATCTATCATCATGAAGAATGTTCTCAAAACCAGGAGCAAGGTCATACCTAATATTTCCATTAGAAGATTTGTACTTGTACATGTGAGTTAATTCTTCCTTCATAGCATCAAGCTGTTTAAGACCAATTTCTTCTTCAAGAGATAATTTATAATTCTTTTCAACAACCTCACCATTTTCTTCTTCAAGCATAGTAAGATTTCCATGATAATCATACTCAGCAGTAAAACTAATCAAGTCCTGATCAATCATTTCACATAACTGCGAATACATAATTGCCTTATATTTAGCTGGTTCACGCATACGAATAATATCAATAGCGTCTGGATATCTTTTTACATATGGAACAGCATAATCATAATTCGCATCAATCAATCCATGATGTTCATAGTCTTTTTCGCCTTTATGCTTTGCTTCATAGAAATTATCAAAAAGCAGATCACATATCTGGGTAGCTCCACCGCCAGAACCTGCGTCAATGTATACTCCATGAATATTTTTATAATCAGGAACACCGTATCCGTTATATCTGACTATGATATCTTGAAGCATTGTTACCTGTTCAGGAGTAGTAAGTGGTTTTTGTGTTTCTTTATCAATCAAATTAATACCATTTACAACGTCTAATAACCAACCACGCTTATCATCTCTATGTAATTTACCAACCAACACAAAGCTATTATCTCTTTTTTTGGCAGGATCAAAACAGATGACCATAAGAGAATTATCATCATTAACAAGCATTGGCGGTCTAACAACGCTATTTCTAAGCACTTGTGATTTCTTAACTGCTATATCATCACCAAGGTCTGAATCAAATTTATTCATATACTCACGAGTAGCCTTAGTTGGATTCATCTTCATTTCTGAATCAATCTTTGCTTGAGTAAGTAGTGGAACGGGATATACTTTTCCATTATAAGTAGCATGAAGAATTACTTCACAATCTATATCTGCACAGAAATAATTCTTATCACCTGCCATAGAGTGCATTGCAGCTTCTTTATATCTTTTATAAAAGACATCATCCATAGAACCTGCTGAACTTGCACATACAACTTGATTTGGGAAGTTTGGTGGAAGCAATGTTACATCAACATCACCACCAAGAGCGAAGTCACTGTTCTGAGTGACGAACGGAAGAGTAGCAGCGAACATATCTTCAGATACATACGATGCTTCATCATAGAAATTAAGTCGGCTTCTTCGACCACGAGATCCATCAAAATTTGAGTTGACCGTAGCCAAACTCGATCCTGAATAAAGTTTAAAGGAGTAAGATGCTGGATCGTGCCGAAAGCCCTCGCTATTTGAACTTTTGACAAGTTCGTTTAGAAACACATCTGTCAAACCAGTAAATGAAGCGATTTCTTTTTTGGCAATAGATTCAATCTTCTTCATCATACCTATACTTTGAGAACCTGTGCTTGATAAAATGTACCCTTCAAATTTGGGCAGTAACATTGTTTTAGCCATCAAAAATGGGCTACCTAGAGTTGTCTTACCAGCATTACGACTCATACACCAAACAACATTTGGTGTAATCCATGACATCATAAATACATATTTCTGATAGTCAAGAAATTCGATACCAAAAAATCTTTCGCAGAATTTTACTGGGTTTCTGCGCCCCCACTGAATTATTTCAGAGAATTTTTTTAAACCCTCTAACTTTAATTCAGACATATCATAATAAGTAGGTTTTTTGAAAAAAGTAAAATTCTTTGGAGTAAATTCATTTATAGAATCACCCATCAGGACAATTTTATCATCAGCCATCTTCGATTACTTGCCCTTTCTCATCTATAAGACCTTTTTCAAATAAGAAATCTTTAAGATCTTTATTTTCCTTTTTCAATAACCTACTAAATTCAACTGCATTATCTCTTTCTTTTTGAAGATTAAATAACAATCCTTTTTGATGAATAACTTCTTTTTCCCAATCGTTTTCATCAGGATTTAACTGTTTTAATTGGTTCTGATGATTTCTTGTCATAATATCTTCGATTGCCATATTAGTTTCATAATCGAATGTATTTACCTCAGAACCATCTAAATCCATTTCTTGTAATTCTTTTATAATACCAGTAAGAGTACCAGCACCTTTACTTTTTCTATTGTTATTATTTTCAGATATTCCGTTATCCTTTGCCAGTGCAAGGGCAGAAGATATCATTTTTTGCTTTGTTTCAGCTAAAGATTTAATTGTTGATATAACACCTGGATTACTACCAAGTTGTTTCTTGTATTGTGAAATAGTATCATTGATTGTTTTTACATCCTTAAAACTTTGCACAATTTCAATTACAGCTTCAAGCTTCAATCCATCATCTTTTACAGACTCATCAAAATATCCAACAAGCTTAGAGTAGAGAATAGGCTGTTCTGAAATTGGTTCATTTTCAAAAGGATCATAACCTAAAAATCTAAGAACTGTTCGTTTATTCTTTTTATACATTTCAACGACATCTTCAGATAATTCGTCTTCTTTATTCTCTTGTGTAACTTCTTCATCTTTGTAAACTATTTTCTCTTTGAACATGTCGGAATCCATGTATCCCATACCAACATAATTTTTCATACTGATATTTTTAATGTATGAAGTCCAGACGTTTTCCTTACCTTTTCCTGTAACCATATTTTCAGATTCTTGAATACTTGCATTCCATACAGTTTCAAGAAAAGGTTTGTTAAGATAATATAATGCTTTCTGTACACTCTCTTTCGTTGGCTCATGTTCTTCGCCTCGTTCGTCAACTCGTAATGCGATTTTACGGGCACAATCACGACAGATTCTCGAAAAACTTTTTCCACCAAATAAAGGATCTGTATCATAATAAAATTTTGTTTCTATATCTTTATGCTTATTACACATAGGGCAGTGAGCGGTACCTGCATATTTATCAAGTTTGTACTGTAATTCTTCAACTTTTTCTCTAGCTTCAGCAGCCGTTAATTTAACTGGTTGCGTAGTTCTTTTTTTTGTAGCCAATTAACAGCCACCTCCTTTTATTCCAATATAAAAAGAAGCCATTTCATACGAAATAACTTCTCATAATTTCCAATATTAAATTTCCAATGAAAGTGCAATTTACACACTTTAAAAACACGCCCTGTAGGAGTCGAACCCACATCTCTCAGATTTGGAGTCTGATATTTTAACCAATTAAACTAAAGACGTATATAACAAAAGAGCCATCTCAACACATGAAACGGCTCTTTCTTCCAATATTTACTAATCAGTCACCAAACTGATTATAACTGTATAGGGCGGTAGGGTAGTGATGAACTACCAGGGATAGAACCGTATGTGCACCACAGCAAAATCCTTCGACATCAGGCTTACCGCATAATACTCGGTATGGGATTCGAACCCATGTTATCCGATAGAAAGTCGGAGGTCTTTGACCACTTGACTAACCGAGCATATTTAGGGTGGAAGAGTACCACCCATTATTTTTTACAGAGTATATTCTGTAGTTCCTTCAAAAGTATTATTTAATGCACGAATTTCTGCCAATTTCTCAGTAACAGCTTCCTTAACTTTCGTAGCAAATAATACACACTGAGCCTGTGCATATAATTCCTTCTTATCAAGAACAGTGTTTAATACTGTATCAGGATATTTTGTTACATCTCTTTCAAAATGAAATGCTAAATCTTCATTGATAAGTTTTCTCTCATTTGTTACATCCGTAATTTCCAATTCAACAATAGTAGAATCGTCTTTTGGATCTGTTGTTACTTCTGGAACACCATTATTAAGTTTGATATTTCCTTTGAACTGAATTTTACTATACTCGATATACTTATTGTAATTTGCAAGTAATTCTTTTTCCTGCTCACTTGTCAAATCAGCAGTGCCAAGACTTGTAACCATAATGTCTACACTTGCAATATCATTTTCTACATTAAATTTCTGATCTAATTTCATGAATTTGTACCCTCGCTTTCGTTTGTAATTATTTGGTTGTATGCGTCTTTGAAACTGATTACTAAATCTCTTAAAGTATCTTTATCAATAGTGCAGTCCAAATTGCTCATATCAATATTCGGATTTGATACCGTAAATTCCAATGTATTTCCATTTGGTGCAAATAAAACTTCCACAGATTCATTAAGCAGAAGAGTAATAGAATCAATTTTATTTCCATTATTCGATGTTACTCGTTTTACTTGACCTACTTTTAATCTATCATTTTCAATAGATAATCTACTTGCCATTATACATACTCCTTTCTTTTATTTTTTGTTTTCCTTTTAATCATTAGGTGTTAGGTGGGATTTGAACCCACGATATTCAGAACCACAATCTGACGCTTTAACCTACTAAGCTACTAACACAGCGACTCTATTGGGAATCGAACCCAAATCTTCCGATAGACAGTCGGATATAATTACCTTTATACTATAGAGCCAAGTATAATCAGCATAAAGCACTAACTAGCTGATATTGCACTGTACACATGCAGTTATTTAGAATATGGTCGCTTATCAGCAACCTAATTCATGCTTACCTATACACCTGTATTTTCTCGCTAACCAACGCACAAGAAGAGCAAGGTGATAACTCGCATCAACCAAACTACATTGCGCTTATGTATTGATGCTCCATTAATTTATCCAGTTGCAACGCAACATCGGAATCGAACCGAAATCTTCTCTGATATGAGACGCATGTTCAATCATGCTGATGACCTGGATAATATATTATTCTCCATATATTTTCAGTCTTTGGAGCAAAGACCAATTGATAATATTTAATGACTCTTATCCGTCAATTAAGGTTCTCATTAACGCAGAGAAGCACGAACATCTTCTCATTTCTAAGGCTGAGAGTAACCGATTGTCCTAGATGTCGGTAGGAGAGAAGGTTATACTATTCATGTTATTCGTGCGCACTCGACTCGATATAATAACACACAATCCTAATAATGCACATAATCCATCAGAAAACGATTCTTGTTATTCATATGTATTGTAATCATATCACCAAGATACTGCTTGGCTACAAGAGTCTAAACAGAATAGTAGTAGGACTTACAATCTAAAGGACGTAGAAATGCCAAGATGTGATATAGTGTGCCTCGAAGATGGCTGTTAAGAATCTAGCTTCGATATTTGGACACTATATTATTACAACGCAAATGATCAGTAGCGAAGGTACTTTTTAGAGTAGCAACTAACTCAATATTTTTACCTCGTGCTTTCATATACAGCTTTACGAGTAGCTGTTGATCACTTCATTTATTTATTCTCTACATTATCGTCACCTTTTTATATATACCTTTCGTGCCTGTTTATAAGGGCTTTATTGGGATAATACAGTTCTATCGGTCTGTTAGTCCGTCTGATTTTCACAGAACCTTGATGAGTGCATAACTCAGAGCATTCGGCTTATAATTATTCTCCATTTAAAAGTAAAAAAGATTAGGAAATTAATGTCGGTTTACGTTGACATAGGTTTTACGCTATTGAATACCACTATCCAATATGCCTGTAAAGGCGCAACCTAATCTTTATATATTTTATTATTCTCTGAATTAGACGAAGTATTAGACGAAAGCTTTATCGGGATTGTCTACAAATCAGAAAGTGATTTTTGTTCTACTTGTTTTATTTCTCCATCAGCAAAATATTTTGCAAATTGTTCATCTGCGTCAATATCTTTGTATACTGATACCATATCTAGCGAACTCCAACCGACTAACATTTGAATTACATCATCAGGAAGACCGCTTCGAGAACAAGAGGTGGTAAAGAAATGACGAAGACTATGAAAATAAAAGTCTTCTCCTAAATGTTTGCTAAATGTATCAGCCCAGCTATCAAGAGTACTTGAATCCATAGGTTCGTCTATATATTCTCCATTTACTTTCTTTGGAAATAACCATTCTGATTCAATTCCGTGTTCTTTTCTATAATTCATCCACAAATCAAAATATGGCTTAAACGGTTTTGCAAGTGTATATACCACTAACATTTTTCCACGAGATCCTCTTCCTTTTGTTTGGATTTTTTCAGGTGTTTTATATAAAGAACCGTATATAATATTTTCATCATCGAAATAAGATACTTTGAAGCGTGGTAATTCACTCTTACGTCTACCGCTAAATGCAGCTAATGCTAAAATACAAGCCTTATCATACTTACCTTTTTCAACCCAATAATCAAGCATTCCCTGTACTTGCTCATCAGATAACACAGTTTTGGTGAATACTTTCTCATTTGCAGGATTTTCAATTTTGCGTATAATCGGTTTAAAATTCTCATACTCATCATCCAATATGGCTTCTACATAATTTGAAAGCGATGATAGAGTAGATTTTACTCTACGCATTCTAGCTGGCGACCACTTATATTCAGTAAGACAAAAACTCTGATAACGAGCAATATCCCTCTTAGACAAATCAATAAAAAATTTGTTGTCACAATGCTGAAGTAAATAAACCCAGAAAATGTAAAGGTCACGCCTGTACGCATTGATTGTATTTGGTGATCTATCAACTGAACGAAGATAATCCAAAAAGTCATTTCCTAACTCTATATTCTCTTTATTACACTGAGCCAATAACTCATCAGTAACAATATTATTGTGTTGTATTTTTCTACCCATTAAATCTCACTTCCTTTCAAATAAAAAGAAGTGATATAGTAATAATTACTAAGCCACTTCTTTCAAATCTTCTATATGATTGAATAACTCCGATTTGTCCCATTTCATAAATCCCACAATCAGCTATGACACCAATCATGAGTACATATATTTATTCTCTGTTTTCATTCACAGAAACACAGAAAATTGACTTTAATAGGATTCGAACCTATATCCATTCCGTCAGTGGCTTTCACACTGGTGTCTGCGGTTTTACCTTGGATGCTTTAACCATTAAGCTATAAAGTCATACAAAAAGAGTGTGTAGCATACACCACACACTCCAAGTTCAAATGTTATTTGGAATCAGCAAATTTGTCTCTTAAACACTTACACACTGATTCTTCTATAACATATGTTATAATCTAAAATCCAAAAGCCTTTAACATCTTCTGAATATCTTCATGACTTAACTCATCGCTAGAGTAGTAAGAATAACTCATATAAGAGTCGCCATCTGATCTACTAGCGGTAAATCCGTGAGCATTTCCATCTTCGTCTTCAGAAGTATGTAAATAAGTATCATCATGACAATTACAGTTTTCACAATCACCATCGCAGTTATCTTCCTGACTAAACAGAATAACTTCTTTATCCTCGTTTACACAGTAATCAATGATATTCTGCTCGATATCACCATCCATATCAATATACAAAATATCTGTATTATCAATAATTTTAAACTCTTCAATAGGAAGCACAGTTACATATCCGTCATTATCTACAGATACAAGATATTCATTCGTATTTAAACGATCAACAAGATCAATCTCTTTAACACTTGTATCATCAAAATCGAGTAAATTCCCCATAATGTATTCTGCGAATTCTTTATTTACAATTATGCCAACAGTTTTATCAGTGTGATAAATGCGAGAAATATAAATATCAATAATATCCTCAACCTTATCATTGAGATCTAACATATCAATTGCTTCATATTTATTTTCTTTTCTATTCAAATTAAACACCACCAATCAAATTAAGCATTCTTTACTGCGTCTTTAAATGCTTTACCAGCTTTGAACTTCGGTGCTTTAGAAGCCGGGATCTCCATGTCTTCTCCTGTCTGCGGGTTTCTACCCATACGAGCAGCACGTTCAGTAGTCTCAAATGTACCAAATCCTACAATAGATACTTTATCACCAGCAACAACAGCATCCTGAATTGCTTTAATTGTTGCGTCTACAAAAATCGCTGTATCTTTTGCAGTTACTCCCTCTAATGTCTCTGATACTGTATCTTTAACTACTTTTACTAAATCTGTCTTGTTCATTTTAAATTTCTCCTTTATTTTCCATAATATTTTTGTAATATAAAAGAGGGTAGCATCCATATAAGGTACGCTCCCTCTGATAGTGGCTTCGTCAGCCAAAAAATAATATATTAATTGTAGCTGTGAATATCTGCTTCCACAATTACTCCAAACTGAGCCGAACAGTGGACTACAATTGTTATTTAATTTAATTAAGTTGTATGTCATATAAGCAAATCAATCCATTATCACCAATAACAGAAACTGTTTGTTCAGGGCGATTTACCTTTCTAATTGATAATGCAAATTGATCACTGCCCGACACGCACCCAGACTCAATTACTTTTGTGTCATAAACCGTAGTTAAACCATTAGTATGTCTGTGTCCAAGCAATACAATGTCTGGCTTAATATTGAACATCATTGTAAAATTCTGTACAACATTACTTGGCGAATCTTTATGACCATGAGCAGCAAAAATATTATTACCACGAATATTAAACATGGCAATTTCTGGCTCAATATTGTTGCTACAAATAGTAATATTCTCAAAATTCTGCATTCTTGCTTTTAAATAGAACGGCAAGAGTATGTCCATATTTTCGCCATCTAAAGCTTCTTCCTTCTTAGGCGAAATCCTAGAATGATTACCAGGAGTTGTATATACATAGATATGATTAAAGTGATTTGCCATGCGAGAGAGCATAGCAGAAATCAGTTCTGAAACATATTTAAACTGTTCCATTAAGTCCATATTGTTCTGTAATCGAAGATTATTATGAATAATTCCACTAAGAATCTCGCCAATTACAAGATAACAGTTTTCAGATTGATGCATTCCACGTATATCAAGAATATCAGAAGTAAACTTTTCAATTCGTTGTTTTAAAATATCTGAATCAAAATCATTTTTCCAATTATGTATCTCAATTCCAGTATGAATATCTGTTAAATGCGCAAGTAAATCTGTTGAACTGTTAAATAACGTATAATGTACGGGAATATTCATTGGTTCAACATTTTCGCAAATAATTCTTTTAACCATATCAGCATATGATTCTTTACGAGCTTCCTGCCTAATGAGTTTATTATATTCAACTCTAGCATCAGATAGTTTTATTTTCTCTCGTCTTAGTTCTTGAATTTTTACATCCAATTCACTATTCTCAGACACATTCTGATTTAATCCAGCCTTATACTTTTCATACTCACTTCTCATCTTACCTCCAAATGGAGTAGAAGAGGACTTACGAATAGTATCTGAGTTACAATTAATTCCATATTTATCCTTGATTTCTGACCAATCGTAGTCATTTTCACCATCAATTTTTGAATCAATATCTGTGATAATCTTGTCATATGTTTCAAGAGTTAGTCCATATTTTGAAAGTTCTTCTTTGAATTTTTCAATATTAAACAATCATTCACCTACTCTCTATTACTCTTCATCAGACGGAACATCCAGCTCCTCATCTGTTTTTAATGCAACAGCAAAATCAATTACCTGATTCTTAAACGAAGTAAGCAGATCAGCTACCTTTATTTCCTGCTCCATATCATTCTCATCTGTATAGGTAATAGTAGTACAATCCTCCGAGAGTGTACCTGCCTTTACTGTTAATTTGTCTGTAGTTGTTCTTGTGAACTTTAATTTGCTAGCTGCCATTTTTAATCTCCTTTTTTCTCCAATAAAATAGGAGAGCAGTGCGCCCTCCTTAAATAATTTCATCAATTGTACAATCTTTACCAACAATATAATCACAAACATCAACTGATTTAGCTTCTTCTGGATAAAAATACCATTCAACACGATATTTCTCATCATAAAGCTTCTCATCAATTTTTGTCTGTGCAATAATATAATTTTTTGTATGCACTTCAACTTGTCCTGCCTCGAAATCAACACGATCTTTCATTTTAGCAGTAGAATCCCATGCAAAACTTGAGCCATCATGCATGAGGAAAGTTGAATTTGGCATAGCAAAACGTTTCTTACCCGAAATAAAAATTAAGAATCCCATTGAATAACAATATCCCTGATTTATTGTATAGACAGGTGTTTTACTTGTCATTATTGCATCAATTAATGCGTACCCATCGGGAACTGAGCCTCCATTTGTATTCACATACAATAAAATCGGTTTTCTGCTTTCAACTGGAATATCTTTATCTTCCCGATTATAACGTAAAATATGATATACAATAGTATCAATAACATCCGAATCAATAACATCATTGATAAAAAGCCTTCTGTTTTCAAGGTCGTCAGCTTCAAACTGTTCACCTTGATAAAGCATCATACTTGTTTTAATATCTTTCATAGGCATTTAGCCTCCAATTTCATAATATTTCTCTATAATGAGATTTTTGTACCGTTATTAACAGCAACAACCTTTGTAGATTTAAGACAATCAGATATTGCATCTTCTAAATCATGTTTAAACTCAATTTTATTTGAATCACCATGAACTAAATAAATCTTTTCACAATTTATAGATTTGTAATAATTAATCATATCTTGTCGTTGCATATGGCTAGAAAATGACTTTAAATCGTAAATCTGTGCTTTATTCTTAAAAGGTTTACCATTAATATTAATTGTTTTGTTGTCTTTTCCGTGTTTTATTTTCCATGCTAATGTATCTTCGCCAGAATATCCCATAAATAAAATACAATCAGATTCTCTTGGTAAAATACTCTGAGTCCACTTAATTGATCTCCCTGCTGTCAACATTCCTGAACTACTAAGAATAACTTTTGAACCTTTATCAGCAATTGCAGCTTTACTATTTTCGGGTTGGATAATTCTCTGTACATTCTTCCATGACATCATTTCATCGAATAATTCTTTTTTATCACCTTCAAGAATAGAAGAGTAACAATCTAACAATCTATTCGCTAATGGACTATCAATTAAAATTGGTACTTTAAAATTTTCATCTTTTCCAAATAAGGAATATAAAATCCATAAGATATATGGAGTTCTGTCAAGTGAAAATGACGGAATAAGAACTCTTGCATTATTGTCAACACAATATTGTTCTATAACAGATTTGATTTTTTCTATATCTTTTTTATATGTTTCTTTCGTACATTGTCTGTCTTTGCTACAGTAAGTGCATTCCATTATTGCAATATTTGCTGAAAATATAGGTTTAAAATCTTCAACAAAAACTCTTGTATCTTGTGTGGCAATATTACCGAGATCACTTGAAAACAGAATTTTTCTAGTATGTGAACCTCCGTTTATATATACTTCACATTGTTTGGATAGAAGAATATGTCCTGCATCAGTATATCTAATAGCAAGTTCATCAGATAAATTTACTATTTTATCAGAATCAATTTCTTGAACAAATTCAAGTGTTTTATATACAATATCTTCAGTATAAAATGGCTCATAATTTCTTTCATTTTTAAGATTTATGACTTCAATATCTCTGCAATTAATATATGAAGAATCAAGCCACATTTCTTTTAGAATCGAAGTTGAACCTTTAGGTACAATTATTTTTGCATTACATTTTCCACGAGCATATAATGTTGGAATCATGGCTATATGATCTGCGTGAAGATGTCCAATAATAATAAATTCGACTTCTTGTGGTCTTACTTTTTGGATATATTTCATATTGGCTCTGTAATTCTCAAGCACAGTATGATTGCCTTGAATCATTCCACACTCAAAAAGATAGCAATGTTCAGAAGTTTTTATTCGAGTACAACTACCAGTAACACCTTCAGCGTTACCTCCAATGATTTCTACTTTTACTTCATGTTTTTTCTTTGCGATGATTTTCACCGCCTTTCATTTTATTTTTGGCATATTACTTTACATACTTGTCTTCAATATAAATTTTATGAGCAGTAATAGAAACGCCAATATGTGCGTAATTTGTTTTTAAATAGTTATTGTCTCCAAGATTATTATGTTTGCCATAATTATATTTCTTGACATCATAATACCCACATGAATGAATGCCTTGCTCAGATTTGTTTCCTGTCTGATGACATATGCCAATAACACCACTAGAGATTAATTCATCTAAGTCTTTTTTACTAATAAGCTTAATATTTTTCACATCCTTTAATTTATTTCCTACAAAGTAGGATAGTAATGAGCGTGGAGGGATTTGAACCCATCGACACCGTGATTAAAAGTCAAGTGCTCTCCCAACTGAGCTACACACTCAAAAAGAATAATCGGCAACCATGCTGCAAGAATTGTAGTACAGTCACCGATCTATAAGAAGAGGAGTACAATATGAATATGTACCAATCTTAGAAATGATCTTTAGAATTGTTCTGTTTGAAAACGCCTTCGACTCAGGACGACCATAAGGGTTAAAGTCTCTATATCTTCCACAGAAATGCATGGTACAGTCTCGCTTGATGAACTTAACTGGTTTTATCACACATGCACAAGTTTTTCATATGACATCACATCAACTAACTTATAGCCATATGTTAGACGAAAATTACAATTATATATTCTCTGTTTTATCAGCCAAGAAAAGCTGATTTCATTGTTTTAATCAAAATATCCATTTAACTTTCTGTTGTAATAACGAGTTATTTTTGGTTTTGTCCAAATTTTTGACTCACATTGGATATTATCATACGTATGGATTTCTTTTTCTGGAATATACTTACATTCCAAGCTTAATCCATCTAAAATTTTTACCACTGTATTATCAGTGGGAGTAGTAGAAGATAGGTAGGCGAATATACATTTCTCTGCCCTTTTGAATACTTTACGGACTGTCGCTACATTTATATCTTCTTTCTCTGCGATTTCTTTAATAATCTTTTCCTGTGTAATTGTCAAAAATAATCATTCCTCCCAACTGCACGAATTCGTTTATAGAATAATATCTTAATTTATAAATTAGGCTTGTGCCTATACGATATGTTGTTCTCCATATAGGCACAAATGAAAACCCATATAAAATGGACTATTTAATTTTTTATAAATAATAAAAATCCATTCTTTATGGATGAATTTTTTATTGCTTGGTAATTCTAGTTGTGTGTTTTTGCCCAATATTCTCGTTTAATTCTTTTATTTTCTTCATGTTGACATTTTTTACATCTACAAGATTTAGTATCCTTTATATCAATCTCGATCCATTCACCACAATCAATACATTGAATTATTTTAGTCTTTTTCTTTTTAATATTTGGATTATTCTCTAAATTAATAACAACATACTGACCATAACAAAACCAAAATAGTTGTTTTCCACGTTTTTTCCCTTCATACAAATATTGCACAAGCATATCTGCAATCATTTCTTCCGAATATCCAAGTTCCGCAAATTGATTTCTAATAGAACAAGCTACATAATGAAGATTATCTATATATTCGTCTTTCATATTGACCATATAGCGATACTTTTTATTCAATTCGTCATACAAATCAGATACTTCTTTAGAACATACAATATCAGGATTTTTCATCATATCCTTATATTTTAATTCTCCAAGTTTCATACCTCTTGTATTAATTGATTTATTAGGAATACGAGAGTAGAGTTTATTTACAAAACTATCATTTCTATCATCGACTTGTGATTTTTCCTTATCTTTGGCGTATTCAAAAAATGCAGGAAGTTTCTGATTGGTAAACTCTTTAATTTCTTCGCCAATTGTTTCCGGAAACTCAGGCTTGTATAATGTCTTAGCGTAATCAATGACAAAATTATTCTGACAACATAAACGCTTAACGCAATTAGTTGCATGTTCTTTTTCCTCATCTGTTCCATTGATAAATACGTCATTATTCCAGATTTTTGAAATATTGTTACTATAAATACCGATGTTTCCACCTGTAAATGCCGCATTTAATCCTTCATAAATACTCTGATTATTCAAAATTCTTGGTTCAGCTTTACGCATATTATAATAAAGTGGTACAATGCCATTCATATTACGTTCTGCGATTCTTACAAAATCAGGATCAGCAATCACCAATGATTTATCTCCATCAACATCAAACTGAAGAATTTTACTGATCAGGTCATATGTACTTGTATATACCGCATTTGTTGTAAACCATTCTCTGATTTTATTAACTCGTTCCTCATATACTTTATTCGCCACATTGAAACGAATAGCATGTTCCTTGTAAAGATGAGGACTTCTTAGACAGTCAAGTTTATCATATTGTTTAAATAACCAACAAAATACCTCTTTGTCTGCCAACAATCCTTTAGGTGTATCAATGTGTCCAAACCAATACTCACAAGCTGCATAATAATCTGGAAGTAAGAAAGTATATTTTCCATTTACTTCAAGTTTTCCACTTCTATATTTTTTTAAAAGACTATTCTTTACTTCACGGATCACGTCTTTTGCATATGTATCATTAAGTAGAGCAGGATAAATCTTTACTGCTTTTTGAAAAGCTGTCATATTTGTATTATAAGGTGTAATTCCAAGGATATCTTTCATGGTATCAACAGAGTTACAGATGTTTGTGATTCGTTCCACAGACTTCTTTGTAAGTAAATCAATCTCTTCGTCTGTTACATTTGTGAGAGTTTGTAACATCTGATAATTGATTTTTGCATTTTTAATTCTGTCTTCCTCAGTGTTACATCTACCAGCTTGACAATGATATTGCTTAAAATATGTCTTATACTCATCCCATGAATCGTAAAACTTATACATCTTAAATTGACTTTTTGTGAAAATTATTCTAATATCTTCGGCAATTACATCATGGTCTTGCCCATAAATATCTGTGATAATAGGAGAGCAATTATTTACTTCAATAAACTTTTTAAAATCAAATACTCCCAATAAACCTTTTACCCAGGGGGCACGAAACATTGTGTTTTTCGTCATTACGCTTGGTAATATCATACCAGCTCCATCAGTATGAGTAATCGGAACAGTACCAGTTTTTCTCTCAATCGAATAATCAGTCTCATCAATAAAATCAAATTCTCCTGGCACATTCGTCTCAAAATCATCTACAACAATACATCTGTCTATATCAAAATCATTCCACTGGTCAGTAGCTGAATTCGCCAATGCCATATATGCAAGATGTTTATTTACATTGTTTCCACCCTTTGTGTTTATTTTATCAATAGTAAGACCACACATAACTGTCTTTTCAACTTCATTCCATACTGATTCTTTAATAAAAACAGCTTTTTTCTTACGAATTTGACCAGCAGAAGATGTAAAGTATCTGTATTTTTCGCCATTATATATAAATCCATAAAAAGATAAATCTTTAAACACATCAAAATAATAAACTTGAACTACAATAAGAATATCTGTTAGTTCGTCTTTTTTAATGCCGATAATACGTGTAAGGGAAGATTCAAACACTGAAATGATATTATTATCATTTAGTTCGTCTTTTCTTAACTCTCTTAATTCGATTTTTTTATTATATGGAATATTATGCGATTTGCAATACTCGATTTTATTCGATAGATTCTCTTTTTGAATTGTCTTATTTGATAAAAGATTCAGAAGTTTTTCTTTTGATAAATTTGCTTTCTCTCTTTTGTGTTTTATAATCAAACACCACTTCATATATTCTTTTACAGAATCATTTTCTTGTTCATAGTAGTCTTCAACGGTACAACGTTTCCAATCAGAGAAATCATCTTTGTTGTAACCTTGCGTTACGAGTTCTTCTTCTAATTTTGGAAGCATATTATTTACATAATTTCTTTCACGTCTGTATTTACAGTTCATTTCATGTAAGTATTTTTCATGATTGCTATAAAAATGACCTGTATCTACAGAATACATATTAATCTGTGTATCTAACATTTATACCCCCTTGTTTGTTTGCCATTTCAATAAATCTTTTTAACTCTGTGTTGATATATCTGTAATAATCTTCATAGCTCCACTTTTTAAAACATCTGAAAGGAACTTCCATACGATAAAGTGGGATATTATGTTTCTTACAATATTCATTTTTCTGAATATCTCGTTGTATTGCTTTTTGTCTTTGAATTTGTCTTGGTGAATTACCAAAATGATGATCTTTATGTTCCTCATCATCTATTTCGATGAGATAAACTAAAGAATTATCAGAATTTAGAATTGCAAAATCGAAACGTAATTTTTCATTATTATCACCCATTAAATCATCAAATGAGTATTGAATTTCAAAATTACAATGCATATTTATTAAATAATCATATACAACCTTTTCATTAAATCCCATATTACATATAGGACACCATCTACCTTTCTTTATATTGTTTGGCAGTATATCCCATATATAATTGTGTTTGTTGCATCGTACAGTCACATATTCACCTGCGCTTTTATATTCGCTAAGTAATTTTCCATCTTTTTCTTCACATAACTTAGTTAATTCGTTTTGAAAATCACCTGCACGACCTGAACAATATGGACACCAATGTTCGCCACTATATAATGCATCAGCAGTAGTAGTAAAAATCGAATGGTCTGGATTCACACATTTAAAATGATATATATCTTTTGCTCTTGTCCATTCTGTTTCTAAAACATTTCCACCACGTTCCTTACAGTATTTAACTAATCTGTCGTAATAAAACTGTTTATTTTTCTTATCAGCTTTCTTTACAGATTGCGATTTTCTTATAGATTGGCATTTCTTACATGGTAAAAAATATGGTTTGCAAATATTTTTAGCATTAATTGTTGTGTATGTATCTCCATGAATAGGGCAGTGATAAACAAGGTTAATAGGTTTTTCTGAACCCATATATTCTCCAAGTATATCAACTAATCCATGATGATAATCTTGTACTTTCTTCTCAAACCATTCTTGAGATTTTCTTAAATGTCCTATAATTCATTCCTCCTTCATAAAACTAATTATTATGTTTCACTTATATATTCTCCAAATGAAATTTCTATTTACTCCACAAAATACACATCTACATATTTCATACCTTTTAACTTGGCGATACGATATGAAGTAAATCCATCGTGCAGCACAAAATCTTTATCAATAACAATAGGAGAGTAGAAACGTCCAGTCTTTTCAAAATAAGTCATTCTATCATTCATTTTCCATATTCTAATGTAATCCCATCCGTCCTGTATGATAATGTCATCAAGTTTTACTTTATACACATATCCAGTTTTATAGTGCTTTCTAAATAATTTAAATATCCTCATATACTTATGACTCCTTATTGTCAAATTTTTGATCTTCAAAATGCTTATTCCCAAACTCAAAACATTTCACATAATATTCAAATCTCTCAATGTATTCATCGAAAAATGTACTATTTGCAGCTTGCTCAATCATATTTCCAATATCATTCTGGATATTCTCTTTGTCACTTGTAATATACTGAGTATTTATTCCTTGACTTCCAATAGGTAGTCTGTCGCTAATATCAGAACGTCTTAACCACAGATTTACAGCATATTTGTTCATATGCTTGATAAATTTATAAGTACAATCAACAACATATCCTTTATACTGGTTTTCTGGTAACACAAATGAAATAGTAGTCCCTAAATAATTTCTTTTTAACATAATATTTTTCTCCTAGCACAAGCTTATCTTTCTAACCAAACTTCCCAATATCCATCACAATATTTTGTTTTTAAATCATTATAATGAAACTTAAGTAAATCCATAATTTGATAAATAAAATAGCAATAATCAACTTGTCCAGCTCTAATGTTTCTGAGCATATCATTAATAAAAGAGCAATATTCCTGCCAGTTAGTAGTGCCATGATATGTACCCATTGTTTCTTCGTTCCAATATCCTGTTTCTTTTGAATATTGCATATTCTGACCTAATTTTGTAATACCTGATACTGGTTTAACAAAGAGTCGTCTAATATTAAATTCTTTCTGCCACTTTTCATCAGTGAGAGTAGAAGATGGTCTACCATTCGTATTACCTATTAATCTCATTTCTCTAAGTTCCTCAAGTGTCATTGACTGATAATTTTTCATTTCTTTTTTCTGTCGCTCCTTTTCAATAATTGTTTTTTCGAGGTTATCTGCCTCTACATATTTATTTATTCTCTTTTTGTTTGGTGTTTCTGTAGAAAAATCATAAATATCAATTTCACCTGAAAATGTGTTATGGTTCTGTGTATAAATTTTTTCTTTTGACATATTTTAATAGTTCTCCTTTACTTTTAAAAAATAATTTGTTCATTGTAATCAGCTCCTTTGAGTGCTGCGTTTATTTGTTACATATGTTTATTCTCTGTTTTAGTTACGACTTATTGCCGTTTTTGATTTCTCCAAATGAGTCTACATTATAGATTTCCAACATCTTAGCAATAGCCCATTCAATTTCTTGCTCATATCCTTCTTTATTAAGCACATATATATTTGGTACATTTTGTGGTGGTTTCTTTGGATTAGGTTGAACACTACCAACTTCTTTTTTGATTAGGAGTGGTTCTTTGTCGCCAATAGAAGATGTGAGATATTGAATACATTGATTAATGGTATCTTTTGACATAGAGAGTTCTTTTGACATAGATTCTATACTTCGCCAAAAAGCTTCTGGTTTGATTTCGGGATTATACATAGTTTCTTCATTATCTTTATTTTTGGGGCGAATGAAAATATATGAATTAATATAAAGAAAAGCCATTAGTATATTCTCTTTATTGATGCTAGATTCATTCATCATAATAAAATCAAGCTGAGAAGATGTGATTTTTGAAAACTTGTCAACAGCATCAAAATTTTCAGGAATAATTTTAATCTCAATACCAGTATCATAAGTAATAGAATCAAGATCCTGTTGAACTTCAATCATTTTGTTGTTAATCATATATTCTAATACATCAAGAATTTCTTGGACTGCTTTTGGTCTACGTTTATGTGTTTTGTATCCATAGAAATTTAAAACCTTTCTAAGCGTAATCCAACTATAATCCTCATATGACCTATATTTATCAATAAGGATGTATGTAATATAGAATTTTCGACTAACTCCATATTTTGTTTTGATGTTCCCTTGAATATAATCATTTGGGAAGCGAGTAAAGTATTCTGTTTTCTGTTGCAATAAAAAATTCCTCCTTGTATGTGATATTTATTTATTCTCCATTTGAGATTAAGTGGACGATGAACTTACGAGCGTTCAGTAAAGTAGGTCTGAACCCCCACTTGTTTGTTTTATTTTTGAAATTGGTAGGGGTTGAAACCAACTTTGCCGAACTGAAAGAAGATATATAACATTATTAATAAGACAGACTATTCCGTTTGTATTTCGCTTACGCTACATACAAACTCCATAATTTTTTGGTTGATTGTTATTGGTTGGTTTAGATATATGGTGTTTTGAATTAATACTTTCATTTGGGTACATGTATGATGTACCTATAATTTTATTCTCCATCTGAAGTATTATTCTGTTCCAAATCAACATACTTCTCTGTGAAGATATTATCTACAAAAAATACTGGTAGCTTATCATGATACATTTTATAAATTTCTTCACCTGATATACTTATCCAAAAATTACTACCTATTTGTCTTTGTTTCTGCAATGTTTCAATCTCTTTCCGATATTTACTATTTTTAATTATTCCTCCAATTTTTCCACAGATAGTACAGTAACTGCATAATGATGTATGAATACGTTCTTTTTCTTCTTGAGTAAATGCATTACTTTTAAAATTCCATTTATATTGGATTAAACATTCTTCATAATGGTGTTTGTGCTTTGATTTTTTATTGGCTTTGGATATATTGCTTTCTCTCTGTTTAAGATATTTTGGTATCTCTATTTCATATTTGTTCATTTTGTTTTTTTATTCCTTTCTATGTTTGTGCTTATATATTCTCTGTTTGGAATTTTATTTTTGCGTATCCTTTTATTGGTAGTAATGGGATATGAGAGGGATTTATTATGTGGTTTTTACGTACCCCCTATGTATGGGGTTAAATTAAAGAAAATGAGTGTGATTTTCGATTTTAGATTGTTAGGTATGAATTTATCATTGAAGTGGTTTTGATTGAAATTTGAGTCGATTTCGTGCGATTTAGTCTAAAGATTGGGTATTGAAATTAGTTGGGTGAGTACTTAGTTATGATGTAAGAAATTAAATATGAGAGTTTTTATTTTTTGAATTAAATTTTGAATTAAATTTGGTCTGAGAATTTATATCACGATTATTGGATAATTTTTCATGAAAACTGGTTATCGGTGAAAATGCTTATATATAAGGAAGATTTTGAGATTGATGGTGTGATTTTAGTGTGATGGGATTTTGAAAATTAGGGGTTGAAGTGGATAAAAGGCTTGTAAAATAAGTGGATTGACGATATGGGGTACGATAAGTGGTTTGAATGATGAAATTTTGGATTTTGCTTGATTTTCTTGGGAATTTTGAGGTTGGAAATAAGGTTACATTTTTGAGTTAGTGTGTGGAATAACCAGCTATGCAGATGCTGCCAAAATGTGACTATCATTTTAGTTTTAAGTACCCCCATCATATAAAAACGATGGTTAATAGATATATATTGTCCATTGTTTTTACTATTACTTTTGAATGAATTGATGTAGTTTTTAAAACTATATGAGATTGTATTGATATTATTATCTGACATAGTTTAAAGCTATGTTTTATCGTTTATCATAGTTTTTAGCTATATCAAACAATTTATAATAAAATCATAAAAACGTGTTGACAATCATACAAACATATGATAAAGTATAGACAAGTCAAGAATGAACCACAAAAAACAACTGACTAGAAAAAAGTTCTTGACAATCACAAGTTCTTGTGATAAGATAATCTCAACAAAACAAAGAAAAGCAACAAAGTGCTAAGGCTCGGCAAACTCACATAGTTGCAATCAAAAGTTTTTGTTGACAATCACACAGACGTGTGATACAATCTAAGCAACAAATAAACAAGCACCAAGCAAGAAAGAAGGTTGATTCACTGAAAAATGTATAATCCAAAAGGGTACTATGTACCTAGTGGATACATGGGTTATGTATCAGAAGAAAAGAGTTATATACTCTTTTCAACTGAACAAGAATATCTTGATTACATAACCGACTAACTCACAAATGAATTGTATAGATAGTCCCTCAACAAGTCTATTCTATCACAATTCGTGAGTTAATTCCACACCAAAAATATAAACAGTTCTATTCATGTATAGGTACTGTTTGCAATTCCTAGAGTTGTAAGCAAAAGACTAGAAGTGCGTAGGGTTGCTAGTGGTTTTAATATCCAACGTTTCCACTATACAAAGCAGTCCCAAAAGGACGAATATAAAATGGTTATATGGTTTTACCTAGAAAAAACCTAGTCTGTCAGCTTATTACTTTGCGGACGAACCTACAATATTTTTGTAGGAATAGGGTAGTTCCCTTTAGTGGTATAGGGTTCACGTTCTTAGATTATTTTCTAGGAGTGGTCAACGATAGAACAAGCAACCGACACATAGATAAATAACTTACGCTAACAAATAAAAGCGTACTCTTATAAGGTTCAATTCAAAACTTACTTATAAGAAGAAATACATAAGAGACAGACACAAATACAAAGTGGCAGATAGTAGGGTAGCACCTACTATTCTTGATGTTGGGTAACTCCAACTCACATGACCGTTGTACCTCTGTGTTCTGTATAATTCAAGTTATACATAGTTAGAGGAGCAGATCAGCACTACCAGTCTGCTCTTTTATAGTGTGCATAACACTATGACAACAAATACAATAAAACCATGATAGCACCTATGCGTTAAATAGGAGAATAGGAGATATTATGAAAACATTATCAATCAATTTTTATGCAAAGAACATCACAGAAGAGTCTAAGTCTGAACTTATGACAGCAGTACAGCACGAGTCTTGCAATATGAATATTCAATTACTCGATGATACAATCGCTAAACTTGAGAAGAAGATTGCTAACGAGAACGGCAATTATTCAGCAGAAGAAGTACAAGCTTTCCAGGTACAATTAGATTCTGCAAATGAATCACGGACTAAGTTTGTGGAGACACAGACGGACACATTAGAAGTATACAATAAAGTTATTTCTACTATGTCACAAAAAAATGCTGACCACTTTGGCAACTCTGCTGATGTTATAAGAACTGTACTTCGTGTACTTGGCTCATGGGATAACTCTAAACTTGTAAAGTATGCAATTATTCCTGCTTTTGAATCACCTGAACTTTATGAAGCTTTACAGGCAATTCATATTAACTCCAAAGCAGGGGATGACGGAAATCTTGTAGTAAGCAAAGAGGTAAAAGAAGCCTATAAAAAGGCAAGCGCAGAACTCGAAACAATCATCAAGAAAACTTTCTCTCTGCCTTTTGAAACTCCGTATACAGATAAGACAAGAGTGAAACTGACTGCAGAAGATAAGAAACTCTTGAACGATTGCTATATCAAAGGATTTTCTAACAAGTTTGATGTAGACGATGAAAAGGGAACTGTATCATTTAAAAAGCGTCAGATTAACACGCTTGTAAAGGCAAAAAAGAACCGCAAAACAGGTGAAATTACTTATGATTATAGCGGACTTGCAAGCACTATCAGCAACATTGTAATTAAGCATTATTTCGCATAATACAAAACAAAATGTATAGTACGAAAGGCAGAATTTCGGTTCTGCCTTTTAATAGTGTACATTTTAATAAAAGGAGAGTGAACGCAAATGAAAATGAAAATTAGACGAACACTTGGAAATGAACTTTACCACGGAAAGCAATTTCCGATCAATACAATTGTCTTGCGTAGTGAAAACGGAGTAGAGATTTTCTGCTCTGATTTTAGAATGAGAAAAGGCAAAATTACTGTGCTTATTCATATTCCAGGTAGAAAGAAATTTCTCAAAACTGAAATGCGTAATGAATATACAAAGGTAATGTATGACTATACGCAGCAATTCAAAGACGATTCAAAGCGTTTGAATTATAAGCAAATGATAGCACACGATCGAAAACGGAAATGCGGATCTAGTGGCGTGCGTTTAGGGAAATTCTGTGGTCAAGTAACTGACTATGAATGCACGAAAAATCCATTACATGATTTTAGAAGAGTGTATTGCTAATCACAAGATTTTGTGATAGAATGGAGGCGTATAAAATGGAGGTGAAGTAAATTGATAGTTTATTATAAATTGTCGAATATTTTAAAAGAACGTAATATGCAATGGAAAGACTTATGCGAAGCAGGCATTTCTGTAAACACACCAACAAAATTTTCGCAAAATAAAACTATGAATACGGAAATGATAGATAAAGTTTGTGCATTTCTAAAGGTTCAACCAGGGGATATAATGGAATGGGTAAATGAATCAGACCAAAAGGAAAGAGAAATCCAAGCGAAAATTGATGCTTTACAAAAGCAACTTGCGGATGTAAGAGCAAGTAAATCAAACTAAACAATCATAACCCAAAGCACCCACGTAGGCAAAACTACTAGGTGCTATTTTTATACCCAAAATTAAGGAGGCAAACCATGTCAGAAAAAGCAAAACAAATCCACAATGCCTATTGTGATTATGAAGTTGCAAAGGCAAAACAACCATCACGGATCTATTCAGTCCGGGTAGAAATTAAAACTAAAAATGGGATCAAAACACATAACATGAGTAAAGCTATGTTGGCAAGACAGTTGGCTTTGCTTTATTAATGGAGGAATCAGCATGAAAATAACATTATTGGAAACAGAAAATGGTGCAAGATATGTACACTTACTAGACGATGCACCAACAAGGAAACTCGAAACGGATGTATTATCCGAACTCTCACGGAAAGAGTTTGAAGAGAAATTCCCGGATAAACCTACTTATATTTTGTCACAGTTTCCACCTGTATTTCTTGAAAACGGAGAAATACTTCTTCAGAATGAATGGAACGGTGAAGCTTATCATGCGGAAAATGCAAGATATTTCCCGGTATATAATCAAATTGACGATGATGACTATGAAATCATCGGATATTACCAGAACTAAAAAGAGCCGCCATTCTGACGGCTCACGTCTGATCATTCGACCATAAAGAGGGAGGAGGAATGAGAGACCTTATTATAATAGCATATCAAATTATTAAAGGCAACTTACAAATTGTAGGTTGTCTTTTTTGTGTACAAAAAAGGAGAATAAGTAAATGAAAAAAGCAAGATATGATGCAATCAGAATTGCAAAAGAATTACGTTACAACGAAAACACAATCAGCAAAATCAAAGCAGCAACATCTGAAAGCGAAATCACACGGATTTTGCATGATGCAAGGGAGGCGATGGAATGATGCAAAAAGCAATTATGTTCCGTGCTTACAACGGAGTTGAAATCATAGACACTCGCCCAGAAGCTGAAATCGCATATTCAAACATGAAGTATGCAGAAGAACTTGCGTCAAAGAGAAAACAAAAAAGAAACAAAGAACATAAAAGTTTTGCAGAAATATTATCTGCAATGCTTTAGATAAAAGAAAGGAGACAGAATGAATGGTTATAACACGCCAGAAGGCTACAGAGGACTTGTAAAAGGTAAATATATGCTCTTTGCAAGCGAAACTGAATATTATGAATATATGTTAGAGAGGGAGGAAGTATGACTGAAAAACAGGTAAGGGAAATAAAACGTAACCTTTGCGTAAACTGTGGTGACAGATGTTGTTGTCACGGAATGGAAAACTGTAAGGATGCAAATGAATATATTGTGAAGGGAAGTGAAACAAAATGAAATATATCACTTATGAAGAACCACTAAAAGGCAAAACATTCACAGAAAATCAGATGCATGAAGTTTATAGAGACTTAGCAGACAAAACAGAATATCCCGATTTTGAATGTTGGAAAACAGATATGGTTAAATCTGGTGTATTTGAAGAAGTTTAGTAACTAAACGGCAAGCGAAAGCAAGCCGTTATTTTTATGTAAAAAATTAAAACAAGAAAGGTTAAAAAGGTAAAAGTTATGTGTTATTCAAGAAAAGTAGAACCATCAGTAATTGAAAGAGAAATGCAGGAAGCACGGAATAAGGAAGAATTTACAGATAAGGTTGAAACAATCACAATTAAGCAGATTGTTGAAAATGCAAAAGTAAATTCACGGTTTGGCGACAAGATACTTGTCAATATCAATCCTTTACATATACATATTCCATCATGGCAAAGAATGTGTGATGTAGTTGCAGCAACGGAAATCGGAACAAAGTACAACAAATATAAATGGGAAGTACCGAAGCTGTTATATCTTAATGGAAAACTTTGGTGTGTAGATGGTATGCATCGAATTTATGGGGCTTTTAAAGGGAAAATCGAATCCGTTATTTGTGAGATTATTGAATGTTCAGAAAAGGAAGCAATTAAATTATTTCTTGGTCAAGGTATTGATAGACGTAAGATGTCTCAGGTTGACTATTACAGAGCTGCAATCGAGTATGGAGACGAAAATTATATTCAGTTAAAAGAAGTTTGTAATAATCATAATGTAGCTGTAAAGGGAGATCCAATTGAAAACCAGGTAGGCATCTTTACACCAATTAAAGACGGAATCAAGTCAATTCGTAAGAATGGAACGGAATTGCTTGATAAAATCATTACTCTAATTACTGATTTACAGTGGAACGGATATGCAGATACATATAATGGGAAAGCATATACTGCAAAGTATATCAGAGTGATGCATTCACTATATGCGTATTATGAAGGCAGAACAGAGCAAATGGAGAATATCTTAAAAGAGAAATGCATTGGTACAGAGTTTTTTGTTGAAAATATTATGAACTTGGAACAGTGTGCAGTATTTGATTATCTGTCTGAAATTATTAGATATGAAATGGAAAGTCCATTCACAGAGAAGAAACGCAAAACTGCAAAGAAAACATTAAAGTCAAAAGCAATGTAACAGAGAATAAACAATTAGAAAGCGAGTGATGAAAAATGAAACATCGGTAACAGAAAATATCAAAAAACAAACCAATACATATAACATATGAATACGAAGCTGAGATAGCGGCTATACGGTCACATTATAATAAGGAAAGGATTGGTGTTAATGACATATAGAAGAACAAAACAGTTAAGAGAATTTGAACCAATTTTATATAGAAATGGTTATAGATTTGCACGGTGCAAGGGAAGTCATTTCATTTATATGAATCGAACTTCACATAAAATCATAACAGTCAACAAGGACTTAAACAGAATGGTAAGGGAAAGACTTATAAAAGAAATGGAGTGTGCAAAATAATATGACGAGAGAAGAATACGAAAATGCAAAAATTGAATTAATAAATAACCTGGAATCAGAACTTGAAAGATTATCAGATGCTGCAAATGTTTCCTATGATAGCGAGGAAGATATTGAGAACATTATTGATAAGGCAGAGTGTGACTTAGAATTAATTAAATCACAGATACGTGATATTGAGGATGCTTTATCCGAATTACGCAAAATGAGAAATGCGAGAATAGAAGAGTAAGGAGGTATAACAAAAATGAAATGGATTGAGATTTTACGGAAAGATAAATATGCATTATTACAAAGCGAAAGTGATACACAGTATGCAGTTGTAAGTGGTTATGATCCAACGCTGCCAGAGGATGAACAGTGGAATCATGGAACGTATTTCACTTATTGGAACGATACAAAGCGAAAAGCTGATTGCTTACAGAATGCTTTGGATTACTTTAGAAACAAAACAGAAGATAACTATGTAACCAAAGGTCAGAAATATATTGAAATTTATAGATATGACTATAACGAAGGCACATTCAATGAGATTCTTTCTTCACTTGGAATTGATAACGACAGAGTTGGAGATGCACTCGGTTGTTACTGTATTGTAGATGAAGAGAGCTTGAAAGAGGTAACAGAAAGTGAGGAGGAATAATAATGACAGTTGGAAAATTAAAAGCAATGTTGGAAGAATACAACGAAGATATGGAAATTATATTTCAGCCATCAGGCGGTGCATATGGAGAATGTATTGGACACGTTATTGAGGAAGGCAAGGGAATAGCTCCGTTTAGAGGCAATGACTACAAGGCGTTAATTCTTGCTTCTGATGGACAATGCGGTGAAGTTTGCAGCGAAGATGATTTAGATTTGTAAAAGATTGAGGTGATAGTATGTTAGATAAGCTAACAGACAAGCAGAGAGAAAAGCTTGCTAATTTGTGCGAACAAATCAATTATATTTTCACAGAAGAAGAAAATGGATTTACAGAAGATAATATTGACGTATATTATGGAAGTTCTCTTTATAAGGGAATCTCAAATATTATGTACAAGTTAGGAAAATGGTGCTGAAAACAGATATTTCAAGGTAAAAGGAGAATGAACAATGGTAAGAATTGGTAGTATTGGAATAAATTTGCAGGATGAAACAAAAGAAGTTTCATCCGAAAATAAAGTTTTGAGTTTTCATCTTTTTGGTCAGTGTCCAAAATGCAAAAGAGAAATAGAACTTGTAGAATCTATGAAAACAGATTCTTGTGAATGCGAAGATTCATATTCATTCACAGGTTGGAGATATAAATGTAAATGTGGTCATGTGGTGCAAATTCATGAAGATGCTTTTGATTCTGTCATTGATTCGTTTTATGAAGTTGGATTTGTAGAAGAAAACGCAGAGTAAATGGATATTTCATAAGGAGGTAAGCAAAATGAAAGACGGAATCCACGGAAATAGAGAACAGGTTGAGAAATTATCAGCAAGCAGAATTTTAAGTGAATTATATGATAAAGCGAAAGCTGAAAATGATGGGAAAGTTCATATAAGAGAAATTAAGGACGGACATGTTGGAGAAATGATTGAAAAATATTAACAAATAAATACGTGTTTTCATTAGAAAGGAGAAATAAAAATGGCAAGAACAAATTTTGATATTATTAGAGGTTTAATGATTGCAGATAATACTCTTGACTCTTGGATTTGTGAAACAGAAGCAGAAGAGAAAAGAGATTTGACAGCAGAAGAAGAGAATGCATATATTCAGAATATTGTGGATATATGCGAAGAGATAATGCAGGGTTTGTCTTGCACTTTAGTGGAAGCATATAAAGAGATTTCGGAGTAAATGCGTGTTTCATTAGAATTGGAGGCAGAAAAATGGATAGAGTTGATGAAATTATTTATAAAGAGACACAGAAGGCAGCTTATGAAGAACAGTGTGAACAGGGATTTGTTCATCAGGAACAGCCAAACGAAGATTATTTTGAAGGCTTAAATGATTATTTGGATGGAACAATGAGTATTTGAAATTAAAATGTGTGTTGCTTATGAATTGGAGGTAAGAGAAATGAAAACAAGAAAAGATATTAAACTTGGGAAAGATGAAGAATTTGTAGAAGATATTAGAGAGTGCAATAATCGGTGTCCACAATGTGGAGGGCTTTTGATTGCAAATTTTGGGGCAGGAATTTCGGTTGAATTTTGTGCAGAAGATAATTGTGATTATGAAGATTACGATTATGATTTGTAATAAGAAATTCGCATTTCTTTAGAAGATTGGAGGAAAAATGAACAAATACATCGGAAAAATTGAAAGATATTTTGGCGGGCATGGTACTTTTGAAATAGAAGCATCAAACAAAGAAGAAGCCAAAAGAGAAATTCTTAAAAAAGCAAATATATATGATAACTATATTTTAAGCACTTTAAAAATTAAAAAAGTTCAGAAATTTAAGAACTGATGAATCTAAGATTTCTTGGGAAGGAGTGAATCGAAATGGCTAAAAATAAACCACGGTGGAAAGACTTGCCGTTTTATGAACGCTTTGCAAAACAGTTAAAACAGCATGGTGTTTCAGATGAAATGTGTGAGCATATTAGAGAAAGAGGAAAGAAAAAGGAAGAACAGAATAAAAAGTAATCGCAAAGGCAGTTAGGAGAATAAATACCTAGCTGCCTATTTTATTAAAAGAAAGTGAGGTACGATTATGAACGAATATTTAGAACAGGCAAAGAATTTCTTAAATAAGGCAAATGCAAAGTGTGAAATTGTGTATGGTGGTATTTCACGGAATGAGAACTGGAAAGAGAAAGAAAAAAGAAATTGGTATGATGTAACAATCACAACGCCAAGAGGCAAAATGAGTTATGTATTTTGGGATAGCATAAATAATACAGAAATTTCCCAGATGACTTTAGAAGAATATGTTGAAAAGAAATTAAAATGTAGATATTCAGATTTTCCATACAATGAGCAAAAGAAAACAGAGCTAGAATTGAAGAAGTTAAAAGCCGAAGCAGTTCCAAGTGAGTATGATGTATCGGCTTGTTTAGAGAAATATGATGTAGGCACATTTGAAGATTTTTGTTCAGAGTTTGGATATGACGAGGACAGTAGAACAGCAGAGAGAATTTATATTGCAGTAATCAAAGAATATAAAGACTTGACAAGAATTTTCACAGCAGAACAGATGGAAGAATTAAGCGAAATTCAGTAGGAGGTATGATTATGAGTTATTTATTCTTATTTAGAGAAAAGGATTCGGATGATAGAGATTGTTGTGCATACATTGATTCAAAGAATCCACGATTTGAATGTAATCACTATTTTGGAAGTGTCAACTTAAACGGAGCTTGTTATAGTGGGCATGAATTTCCTGCTTATGAAGATATTGAAACGGTATTAACTAGGGCAGAATACAACGAATTGGTTCAGTTCAACAAAGCAATTAATGATTTAGGATATGGAATTACAAAGGGAGATGAACGCTATAATAAGGGAATTGCATTAGCAAAATCAGTACAACATATCTATAATAAGCTCAAATCTGAAGAAGCAAAAGAATTTCAGCAGAAAATCATTGAAAGCGAAATCGAATATATGGAGGATAAATATTCATTAAATGATGCAGATATTGAGAAGATATTTGACGAATATCATCTGGATTACAGAGACAGAGGAATTATTGGCAGTGTGTTCCAAGACAGCTCAGACTTAGGATACGAAGAAGCATGGAGTCTTGGATATATTAAGAATGGAGATTCTATTGCAGACAGATATTTCAATTATGAAAAGTTTGGAGAGGATTTAGTCAATGAGGATGAAGATTATCTCGAACTTGATGATGGACGAGTTGTAAGTCTGAATTATTAGAAGGGAGTGAAGAATATGACAATTACATATGATTTAGATTTAAACAGTTTTAACGCATGGAGTGGTGCGGTAGATACACTTGACAGAATACAGAGAGAAGGCAAATGCGAAGAGTTAGAAAATATTCTGGAAGATTTATATCCTGATGGAATGACAGAAACGCAGCTCAATGATTTGTTATGGTTCGATTCTGAACAGGTGTATGAATGGCTTGGAATTAGAAGTGAAGAACAAATTAGAAAAGAAATCAAGGAGGCAGAAGATGAACTTGCTGATATACAAAGCGATTTAGAGGATGAACTTGATGATGAAGATCTGACAACAGAAGAGAGGGCAGAAATTATTGACAGTTATCAGCCAGACATTGACGAAATCAAAGAGAAAATTGCAGACTTGAATGAAGAATTAGAGAATATTTAATCAAAGGAAATTGTAATTTCTTGGTAGAATAATTACGAGATATAGTAGTAAATAAAACGAACGAACACAATATATAGTATAATAAAAGGAGATTAAAATTATGAGAGAAAACGAAGTAAAGGAAACAAGAGAAGTAGTAGTAAGAACAGAGTACGTTGCAGAGGATGGAACTGTATTTAGAAGCGAAGAAGAGTGCAAGAAATATGAGGAATCAGCACTTTTTGCAATTAGTAAAGAGTTAAAGAGACTGACAAAAGATAATACATCTCAAAGTGAAATCAATGATAATTTTTCATATGATGATACTGTAGAAATTTTTGATGTACAGACAGAAAGAGATTTAGAAAATCTTAGAAGATATTTATATCTTAAAGCAAGAAATAATGGAGCATCCGAAAGTAGTGTGAATGATTGTTTTAAGTCAACAGATGGAAAAAGAAACAATTATGTGTTTAGTAATGTAACATATGGACACGAAGTAATGATCTTTTGGGATTATGAAGAACAGTGGTTCTGGGTATATGGAGATGGTAGCATTGAGGCATTTTGCAATTTCCATAAGGATAGAATCACAAAGCTTATTACACCAAAGGAGGAAAATGCAGATGTTTAATATAACATTCAAATATAAAGATGCAATGAGTAATTGGGAATGGAGAACACAAAGTCGTACAGTGTCATCTGTTGAAGAATGTAAGCGAATTTACGGACTTGACAATGGTGATGTTGAATATGAGATTTTAGAAGTCAAAGAGGCATAATACAGAGAATAATAAGGCAGACGCAAACATATGTGTCTGTCTTATTTGTTGGAAAGGAGAATGCGAAATGATTACACGGAATTATTTTGGAAGCTTGAACCACGAAAATGCATGCACAAGATAGTGTAAATCATATTATGGAAAAGAGATTTGGTGCAAGAAAGTGAGGTTGAGCAATATGTATATAGAACATGATTATCATTATATAAATGCAAATGAAAATTTACTAATAGAAAAAGGTTACGGAAAAATCTCAATACATTCTATTCATTTTGATAAGCATTATTCAGAAGAGCAGAAGGAAAAGAATAGACAGATTGCAGAATCCATGACAAGTGAGCAATGGAGTAGACACTGCGAAGAGGTTGCAAAAGATTTTTCAAAACCAATGGAAAATATTTTGAAAATCTTTTTAAACAAATATTCCATATTCCAAGCATCAGAAAATGTTTCATATGATAGTGATTGGGATTTATATTTTTGGAGTAATAAAGGATGGAATGGGAAAGATTATATGGACTATTTCAAACTTGAGTTTAACACGAATAGAAGTGTAGAAAAGAATATGACTTTGTTAAATGAAATTATTCCACTCGTTGAGTCTATGGAATATGAAAACATAGGTTGCCGTATACAATATAATGCTGTCTTAGACAAAGAAAAAATAGAAAGAGAAGCGAAAGAAATCTGCGAAAAGCTTACAGGAAAATTTATAACATATTATGGAATTGAAGGAAAAATCAAAGTTGTGGATGAAGTTAATAACTATAAAACTTATGGATTTTTTAGGAAAGGTGCAAGAAGTAAGTATTACAAAGTATCAAATGTAGAAATATTAGCAATGAAATTACAAGAGGCAATTTAATATGGAAGATAAGGAGATAACATAGATGGAAAAGTATGTAGTTTCAAAAGATACAAAATCTGGTTTATGGTATGCACATAGAGAAGATCTTCCACACGTTCCGATTAGTGGGAGCTTTAGCGAAAAGAAATCAGAATCAAAGGAATATGCAAAAATGTATATGGGTTTACAGAATAAAGTAGAACAGATTGAAGAAAACAGACGTGAAAATTTTATGAAGGGGATGGAATTAATATGATGACAGAAGAGAGATTCAAAGAAACTAATTACAAAATGAGCTATAAAGAGTACGAGAAATGCTATTGCCCAGAATGTGATAAGGCAGATTGTATTCACAGAAATGCTTATAGAAGAGTACCTGAAATTGATGGTGGACTTGGTTTATGTCCTAATCTGAATGGAGAGTGATGAAAAATGTACAGAGTATATCAATTAACGGCTGAAGAAAAAGATAAAATTGTGCGATGTCGTTGGGGTGGAGATACACATTACTATGATGTATTTGAATCACAAGAAGAGTGTGATGAAGAACAGAAAAGATTAGACGAAATTGAAACAGAATATAGAAAAATGAAAGCTGATTATTTGAAAAATTTCAAAGGAGAGTGATCAAGATGTTCAAATATATTATCAGTTATGATGGTGGTCAGTTAAGAGACAGTGGAGATTTTGAATGGGGATTATTTAATTCCTATGGTGAAGCAGAAGAAGAAGCCTATAACGCAAAAGAAGAATACATGAATGACTGGGACATTGAAGGTAGTGAATATGATCCTGATGATTTCTGTATTGAGATTGTGGAGGTATGAGAATGATTAAAATCTATCAGAACAAGAGAAATAAACGAAAATACATTGAGGTACATAGTGACGGACATTATCACAATTCTGTTCGTCAGTATATACAGCACGATCAGAAAGTTGCAGGTCGTAAGGTTGGAGTTGTTAGAAATTACACTGGTGACGGAAAACTTCATCGGTGGAGAAAAGGCAACTTGAATGAATTGCTTGAAGATTACAAGGAGGCATGAGTATGTGTAGAATTTCAGGAATTGTAATCGAGCATGGCAAAAATGACTTTGGTTATTGGGGAGGATTTTGTCTTACAGAAGATGAAGAAAATGTAATTTGGGATATTTTGAGAAAGCATGATACTGAAGGTTGTTCAATTAGAGGAACACGAAAAGAAATTGCAGAAGAGATTGGAGGGTGATTGATATGAAGAGAACACAAAAAGAGATTAAGCAACAGACAGAAGAATGGTTAGATGAACGGTGGATAATTGCAAATATGGAAGACGCAAGACCACAGGATATGAGTTATTATAACGGAGCTTTAAAAGCACTTGAATTTGCCGGTTATGAATGGAAACGTGATGCAGATGGAAAGCATACATTATTTAAATAGATTGGAGTGATGGAAATGAAATGGAATATAGTACATGATTGTGATAACGACAATGGAGAACCTACGCAATGGGCTTGCAAATTAACTGAAGATGGTCAGTTCGTATGGATTGATAAAATTGGCGAATGTGCTTATGGAATTACAAATAAGGCAAGCGGAGATGATTATTTGTATGTGGCAGGTTCATTACAAGGTGCTAAACGATGGGTTAGTAAGAATTTGATTAAAGTGTTATAGGAAGCGAGGTTGAGTGATATGAGTAAATTAAGAGTATGGTGGATTCCACAGGTAGGGGCAAATAGTGGAGCATTTTATATTCCTGTAGAAACAGTTGAAGAAGGCAGAAAGGTAATGGATTTATTGGCTGCATATGATGCATTTCAGTTACAGAATAGAATTAAGCCTGATTATTGTAATTGCGGTGGAGTTCAGAGATGGGATGAAGATTCTCAGGATTGGGAAGATTGGTATATGGAAACAGAAGATGACTACTTTGATGATGTGGATGATTATTGTGAACAGTGTGAAAAGGCAGATGAGTTGGAAGAGTTTAGAAGTGAGTTATTCAAACAGATTGATTGGGATAAAATTCACGAAATAACAATGTAAAGAAAGAAATAGCAATTTCAAAGGAGTTGATTCGATGGAAATTAGAGTAATTGATTGTGATGCAATCGTAGGCTTTGTTGATTATGGAACTATTGATAGCGAAAAGAATGGTGGTTGGTCAACGAAGATGAGATGTAAAAAATGCGGCGCAGCATGGTTAGCAGAAAATTATATAAATGGAATTGAAACATGTCCAAAGTGTAACGCAACGGGTAAAAAACATGTTATTTCAGTAGATTAGAAAGGACGGTTGATGATTATGTTAAAGGCAATAAATATTAAATGGGACACAGATGGAGATAAGGAAGTGTTAAATGAACTTCCAACGGAAGTAACGATTCCAGAAAACACAGAAGAGGAAGATATCTGTGATTATTTATTCGATGAGTATGAATACTGTGTATTTGGATTCGATGTTGTAACAGTTAAAGGATTCAGAGGTTTGTTTATTGATGGAACACGTAGCGGATATGCTCCTGAACAGTGCGATGAAACAATGACAGTTAATCAGATGATAGAGAAGTTAATTGAATTAAGAGACTATGATAATGCTGGTGACTGTCCGATTTATCTGTCAAATGATAACGGATATACTTACGGACATATAAATGCAGATACAATGAATCTTGGAACATATACAGAAGACAATGGTGTTGAGATTGAAGAGAGGTGATGATTATGCTAGATATTACAAATTTATATGCTTACAGAATTGAAGAATTGGCTGTTGGAATTGTAAAGGCAGAATCATATGAAGACGCAAGAGAAAAGGTGAAAGCAGCTTATTTGAAACACAACGATTGCTTTGATTCTGAAAGAGATTTTATTGAGTTAAAAGAAATTGCAGAGAATGATTCATGGTTTAGTGATAATCCTGATGTAGTTGAAGTCGATGAAGTCGTGTAGAAATGGAGTGATGAATATGCAGATTGTAAAAGAAAGTATCATGAAGAAACATTCATATGAAAATGGAGTTCATACTTCTTATACAGAAGTGATAGAACAATACCATTATGATTCGAAAGAGGAACGGAATAAACATGCAGAACAAATGACCGAGAAAGGATTTAACGATAGTGGTCAGGTTAAAGAAAATGTTGGTACGATTATGAACCCAAAACTTGTATGGTTCGGAAGCTATTATAAATATGAAAGAAACTAGGTAAAGAAACAAGAGTTTCTTTTGGAAGAATGGAGGAATAATTATGATTACATGTAAAGAAATAGAACATTTTGACAATTTTGGAGATTCTATAATTTTTTGGTGCGTAGCGGACAACGTACCCAAAAAATATATTAAAAATGCAATAAATTTGGATGGAGAAAATTATTTGTCGGATTGTTTTGGTGCATGTGTAGTATTTGATTCTGATGGATTCCATATGTGTCAAGACGAAGAAAAATATGAACTTTACTACATTGATAACAATGGAAATAAACATTGGATGGAAAAGGAATTTACAAATGATGAATCCAAAACATTTTTTGAGATGTGTTTTGAACAAATAACGAGCTTAATACCAGAATGAAATGAGGATTTCTTGACAGAATGGAGGAATTATTATGGTAAAATCAGCAGAACGTAATACGGAATTTATCGTCATATTGCAACCTAGACATAGAGAACATCCACCTATCTTTATGAGAGGATGGGCAAAAGATATTAAAGATGCAATTAATGGAGTTTTTAATCCAGATTTACACAAAGAAGTCTTAGACATAAAGGAAGCTTCTGACATGGAAGTAAACGAAGATGTCTGTAGAATATACTGGGAAATGTACGGAACTTATAAGCCTAATCAGCTAGACGATGTTCAGTATTTCTAATGAAACGATGATTTCTTGACAGAATGGAGGATTAGAATATGACAAGAGAAAAAGCCACGAGAATTGTAAATGATTTTTTTAATGATATGAATCCTACTTTATGGAATGGAGAAGGTAATAAACCCGAAAGCTTTGATGAACGACCTTGGCAATGCAAAATAGTTGATGGTATAAATCTTGAAATTACTTTTGCTTATGACGAAGAAGATGGATGGCATCATTATTGCGATTTAGTTTATATCAAAGATAACAGTTCTTTTGACTTAATGAGTGGTTATGGAATTGATTCTAAACTAAATGTGATAGATACAGTAATGGATATATGTAGAGACTATGAGTAAGTATTGGAATTGTGATTTAGATAGGAGCGATTGGAATGGATTATAAAATAGGTGATACAGTAAAAATATCTGTTTATGTAACAGAAAAATAAGGCAGATTAGTTACTTGTAAAATCACCAATAGGTATATAAGAAATAATACTACTTATTATTCTTTGCAAGAGATAAATGGAATTTATAGAGTAAGTAACGTAAAAGAAAACCGATTCATACTTGATTAACACGAAACGGAAATCTAACGAATCGGCTATTTATAGCTGATAAATTATTTGAATAGAAAGTGAGGAAATAATATGAGTCAAACAGTATTTGATGAGAATGATTTTATAAAACGAGTACCAAAAAAGATTTTGGAACGTACAAGAGAAAATATGGAAGTGTATCATATGGATTTAGCAGATTCGTTTCAGGAAGCAACAAGGGAATTAGCAAAGAAAGGTACAACTTTGTGGAAAGCATGGTATTATGATGATTTTAGAGAATATGTACCATGTATTTACTGCCCAGAATATTTGGATTTATCAAAATATCCATTAAAATACAAAGGGAAATGATCCAATGAAACGGAAATTTCAAGATAGGAGATGTAGTATGAGCAAAGTAACGGCAGGAATTATGAGAATAAATCGGGAGCTAGATAAAATTTCTGGTTTAGATGGTATTGTGGTAGATAAAATTGCAAAATTAGAAACAGAAGTAAAAGAAATGGTATCTGATATTTTAGAAAACCACTCAAATGCAAGTATTTTTAATTATTGGGGAAATAACAAAAGTGGTATTTCTAATATGTTAGATGAAATAGACAAAGAACCGTTATTAGAAGAGGTTTTGAATAATGGAAAAGTCATCGCTTCAAAAGCATATTGTGACGCAGAAACAAAATATTTTATGAGGTATCAGATTATTAAATATAATAAAATGTTATATCTTATTGAGTATAAAGAAAAAGAATGTGTCACATTTGAAAAATTACAATGAAAAGCACATTCAGTTCTATTTGTCGAGCACAGAACATGATATAATAAAAGAAAAACGGAGGTAATTATTATGGCATATTTAATTGCATTTATTATTGTATTTGGTATTCCTTATTATCTTAGTCAAAAGGAAGAATCTAGTAAGAGACAAGATATGTATAACAACTTAAATAAGAAGTCAGTTGATGAAATGGAAAACTGGAGAAAATAATATAAAGGAGAAAGGTGGTTGATGAATATGTTCGGAGGATTATTAACATTCTTAGGAATTTATGCAGGAAGTGCTGCAAAGGCAGCTTATGATAATTATGATATGAAGAAGAAAACCCGTACAGTTGATAAAGATGGAAATGTTCATTATATGGATAGATTGTGTAATGATTATATCAATGATGAACGAGTGAAGAGAGTTGAAACAACTGATAGAAATGGAGTTAAATTATATTCTACAGTTGGTGTAAACAGTAGTAGAGTATATGATATTTCTTATGGAAGAGGTACACAACAGTTATTTGCAATGAGTGAACATGATAAACAGGAAAATCTAAAATATGGAAAAAATGTATATAGTCAATACAATCCATATTTTGGAAAAACTGTTACAACTGAAATTAGTTCAGGCAGAACAATTACCTGTTTGTTTAGCGGTAAAAACAGTAAAACTGGTAAAGAATTCTATAGAGTGTGGTATTTCCGTCCAGAATGTCAAGGAAAGCTTGATTACAATACTACTGTTGATGGCGATATGGGAATTGAAATTACAAAAGAAGAATTTAATAAGTTGAATTTTGGAGCTTTGACATGCACATGTATGCCAAGTGATTATGATGTAGTCCATGCATTATGGGGTGATAGGTAATGAATAAACAGAGAAGAGAAAAGATAAGGCAACTCAAAACTCAAATTGATTTGATTAAAACCAATTTGAAGAAAGTTTCAGGTGAACTATCTTCTATATTAAGTGAAGAACAGGATGCATTTGACAATATGCCAGAAGGATTACAAAGCAGTTATAGAGGAATGTGTTCTGAAGATGCAATTGATAGTATGGAAGAAGCGAGTGAAAAACTTGATGAAGCGATTGAGTTGTTGGATGATATAGTATGAAAGAGAAAATGTTGGAGGTAGATTATGAAGTTTAAAAAGTTGAAACATATTGGTAATCATGATTGGTATATTCAGATTGGTGATACAACTGGTAACAAACCATTTTGTATAATTATAAGGCATTTTACAAAATGTGGATGCAGATTAACCATTAATCTTTGCCATGATAGATTGATTAGTTTATTTGGTTTTAATCAGAAAGTATTTGGCGCATAAGAAATAATAGTTTCATGGGAAGATTGGAGTGAGATTTATATGTTTAAATGGAAAGATTATGAGGAAAATACAGCATTATTTATTGATGGAATAAGTGAAAACGTAGCAATTTTAAGATATAAAGATTTTCAGTTGACAGACGCAGCTACAGGATTAAAAGTGAAAATGAAATCGTCCAATATTGACGAGGCGAAAGTTGATGCTGAAAATTTTTTGAAAGAATTTTGGAACAGAGTGGAGAATAATTACAAGAGAAATTTAGATGCATTAAATTAATATATTTTTTGGGAGGAACGCACATGTCTTTTTGGATTGAATTTTTTATGGACAAAAGATTTTCACTAGATTTTAAAATCGCAAATTTAATTATGAGAGATTCTTTAAGAAATTATCTTGCGACAGATCTGATTGATCTTGAGAAAATTGATGATAAACACGCTAGAAGAGTAGAAAAAGATATTCGTAAATTATTTAATTGGAGAAATGCTTAATGAAACCAAGTTTTCATGCGGAAGGAAGGAGCGGATAATATGAATGATGTATTGGAACAGCGATTAGCTGCTAAAAAGCAAGATTTGGAAAATCAGCAGGAATATTTCAGAATTGATATGAAAAACATTGAACAATCAAATTATGAAGACAATGCCATTAACACATTATTATACATGAAGAAACTGAAAACGGAAATTGCAGAGTTAGAGTTAGTGATGCAGTTGAAAAAAGTAAATGAACCATAAGTTTACTTACGAATGGAAAGGAAAAGTATTATATGACTCAATTAGAAGCATTAAAAGTAGCTTATAAAGAATTATCAAGTATGATGCCAGATGGTGAAAATGATGAAATTTTTGAAGCTGCCGAAGCAATTGAAAAAATGATATACACAAAAGAAAAACAGATTCAAAAAAGTCAACTTAAACATGCATCTATGAGCAGAACCGACAGGAAATATAAGCGTGAAATAGATTCTATGTTTAAGGATTTGTTTGATAGCATGTGAATAACAGAGGAAATCTAAGTTTACTATGGAAGGATGATATTTTATGAAAAAGTCAAAAACACCAACACTGGATAGAATGGTAGAAATTCAAGAACAGTCACAATTATGCGGAGAATTTTTGAATTGGTTTTTAGGTAAATATACCGTATTCGACAGAAAGCAAAAGAGGGAAAACCCATTTGCTGATGTTATGGGAAATGGAGATTATATTAACAAAGAAAAATTGCTTGCTGAATTTTTCGGTATTGATTTAGACGAAGCAGAAAGAGAAAAAGATATACTACTTCAAATAGAACAGAATAAACATAAAACACATCATTGTAAGTTATGTGGCAACTATATTGAAGAAGATAATCTTAGTGTATGTGACAAGTGCGCATCTGAATATCAGATATAAACCCCCAATAACTTTAAGTTTACTATGGGTTTAAGAATGGAGGTAATAGTATGAAGATAACAAGAGAAATGGTAATAGAATTGAATAACGAATTAGCGGTTAAGGGTTGTCCATTCAGATATGAGTATGAGGGGGAAACAGAATATTCACGTATTCCACATATGGAAATTGCATTGCCAAATATGAATTGTGTTAGTAGCTACATTATTAATGTTACAAAAGACTTCCTTGAATGGCTTGACATATGGTTTAAAACAAAATATGGGATTGAATTAACCTGCAACAATGACGGGAGTATCTTATGGACTAAAAATTTTTGTGAGTAAAAGGCAAAGAAATTTAACTTTATTTTGGAATAGTATGTAATGTATTTGGAGATTAAATATTATGGATAAAATAGATGACATCAAAAATGATTTGAAAAATGTAAACGAATTGAGAGATATAAAAGGCAATCCAATTGTACAATCAGTTCTTCTATCATCGTTAAAATCAATCCCAGTCATAGGCGATATGATTGATTCTACAACAGAAGTTTTATTAAACGAATTTCAAGAAAAGAAGCAACAAGAACTGATAGATATAATTTTTTCAGATACAAATAATATTACAACAGAAATGGTAAATGATGTAGAGTTCATTGTTAATTTTAATAAAACATTGGAAGCAGTAAGAAGACTTGCAACTAACGATAAAGTAAAATTTTTTGGCAATCTCATGAAAAATGGATATTTAATGGATGAACGTATTGAGAACAGTGTATTTGAAGAATATCTAGATATATTAAATACTTTATCGTATAGAGAAATATGTTTTCTAATTGACTATAAAAAATGGTTAGATAAACATGATCCATTTTTAAAAATAAATAGTTGGAAAAAATTTAAAGAATATTATATACATCAATGTAAATTTAATATTACTTATCAATTAATGGAAAACATATTTTGTAAATTAGCTAATATGGGGTTTGCAAGACTCATATACAGAAAAGAAGAACTTGTTGCATGTGATCGAAATAAGAAAAAACGAAAAAAGAGACAAAAGAAAATAGATAAAAAACCAATATCCGAAGTTTATGATATAAGACTTTCTGTATATTTTTATAGATTTTGTCGCTATATTTTAGATAAAGCAGAACAATAAAACGATATTAGAATATAGTAATTTTATGTGAAATAATATTTAGTTAAATAAGTGCTTGTTTATTTATAGAATAAAATATGTGGGAATAAGGATATTGAGATACATAATAATTTATTATATAAAGGGAGGATATTATGGATAAGCTGGTACAGAAAGTGAATTATAATTTACCAAATTCACCTGCACAGCAATTATATATGTATGGCGAAGCAAGTGTAGAAGCCAATCATGCAATGCAAGAACCACTACAAAAGCTATATCAGTATGAAAATCAACCAGATATGAGAGAAAAAATAAGAGAATATATTGATGAGCTTGATACAGAAATCAAGAGATGTGAGAGTGAACTTATTCTTATTAATTCATCGTATACTCAATCATGTGAACCAAAAAATCCACAAGTGGGGGAAGTTTGGATAGGTCATTCAGATAATAAATATGAGTTACAAAGCAGAATTAATGCGTTAATCGAAGTAAAGAATGATTTACTCGGAAGATTGAAAGAGGTAATATAAATGAAAAAAGCTATTATATATATGGAAGTGGCTTGTGGTTGTTGTGGAGATATTATAAACAGAGACTATCATAACAGTAAAAGTGTTAAATGGTTAAAAAATGCTACAAGTGATTGGAGATGGACAAAAGAATATGGAAATACTTGTCCAGATTGTTTGACAAAGATGAAATGACGATTTCTTATGGAAATTTGGAGGTAATAATATGAAGGTACTTGGAAGCTTTGTAGATTGTGTTTATGAGCCACATTTATATAAAGAGGATATTGGAGATATTAGAACAAAACTTATAAGTAGATTGCCAGATAAAAGAATCTGTGAAATGGCAAGTGTGCTTATAATCGACACAAAATATGATATGTATGTTGTAAAAATACGAAGACCTGAACTGAATAGTAGTGGATGTGTTGATATAAAAAAGACTCATAAGAAAATTTACGAAACTGATTTTATCGAAATTTCAAAAAGAGATTATGAAGGATTAGATTGGAGAGAAGCTACTAAGAAAACGGATGAATTAATGAAGTCAGGATCGTTTGTTATTTTTAAAACAAATATTGATGTAGATACATTAATCAAATGAAAAATTGCTTTCATTGAATGTTAATTAAAATAAACAAAAAACGGTAATTATGTTAATAATAGCAAACATACCGAATCTGAAATAAAAATTGTCGAGGTGACTGCATGAAGAAGCATGAGACTGAACTAGAAACGAAATGTACTGGAAACACATATGATGGGAATCAGTTCAATTGTGATGCATATGATTTTTGATATTGTTGCATTTTAGGACGACCGTTAACAGAGGAAGAGGACGAACTGTGTGAAGACCATTGTATTATTAAGAAAATTAAAAAAGATATTTAGGAGATTCTAGGAATGAAAGCAAAATTTATCGGAATAAGTTCGATGGGATTTAAAACTGGTATTATATACCATGTTAAAATAAGAACGTATAACAGTATGATTTATATTTATGATATAGATAGTGATGCATGGTGTCCATACCAAAGTATGAATGCAGTGATGAGGAACTGGGAGTTTTATTAGAAGCAGAAAATAATCTGCTTCTTTTTTATTGCAGAAAATGAGGTGATGAATATGAATTATGGAAATCCAAAACGCAGTAGTCAATTTATTTGTTTGAATTGCATGAAAATAAATCAACTTGGATCTGGTATACAACGTGGCTGTCACACAAGAGAAAAAGGTCATATAAAAGATTTGTCATGTTTTAACAATGGTTGCAATGGTCAAGTGACAAAGAACTTAGAAGTGAGATGGTGTGATGATTTATTAAGTGCATACGACAAAGCGAAAACTATAAGAAGTCAATACTATAATACGAGAATAAATAAGTAGAAAGTGAGGTTGAGGTTATGTGTTATAAGATAAAAGTACAAAACAAAAATGCTGAAAAGCTTGATAGGAAGTTGGATGAGTTAAATGCACCACAGTTTTTAAGAGATTACTTGAATGAGTTGGAAAGCAAGAACGGAGCGTTAAATTATTTAGTGGCAATTAAAGATTTTTTACAGTGGTTGATTGAAAGTAATATCATTAATAAGAAATCAATTTCTGAAATAGAAGTTTCTGATTTTAGTGACTTGCGACCACAAAATATTAGTTCATACCTTAGATATAAGGAAACAAATGGAATGTCTCCAACCACAACGGAGACAAGAAAAAATATTATAAAAAGTTTTATAAAAAATGTATATTCATATAGAGAATGTTTATTGAGAGAACTCTATAACAGTATGGAAGATTTTAGTAAACAAATAAAATATAAAGGGATATCTTCTAAAAACAACTTAACACAAAAACTTCCAACAGAAAATCAGCTTAATGATATGGAAGAAAAAATAATGTGGAAAAAGGATGAATGTGTAAGGAATAGAAATATTGCTATCTTTCGTGTATTAAGAGGAACTGGAATAAGAGAGTCTGAACTTGCTGGTTTGGATTTATCAGACTTGCATTTAGATGAAAATAATGAATATATTGATCTTGATGATATGTCACATATTATGGTTTTACCAAAAGGATATCAAAGAGAAACTGAAAAAAGACCTGTATATCTTACTAGATCTGCTTTAAAAGCATTAAGAGAATGGCTAGAATACAGAAGCACCTTAGATAATATTGTAGATACGGAAGCTGTGTTCGTAAATAAAAATGGTACACGTACAACAGAGAGAAATATCAAACAGATATTTGAGAATTATGGAAATGGTATTACTCCACATATGATGAGACATTATTATGCTAGTGTAATGAATCAGAATGGAAATCTTGCATTTGTTCAGCAGCAGTTGGGGCATAGTAGTGTGAATACAACAGTTAATAACTATGCAAACGGAGCTGTGGGAATGAAAGCAGTTTTGGAGAATATGTAATGAAAGTAATAAGCACAAGAGAAATGATAGAGACGCTGCAAAAATACGAAAAGAATTACGGTGTAGGCATAATAATTGGGTTCAGCAACGATATAGTTGAACCCAATTATACCATTAAAATAGCTAATAGAAATGAATTTGGATTAATTAAAAATCCACAATATCAACCATTGGAAATACCAATTTCTATGGTTAGCTTAAATGAAATATTCATTTAATTTTTTTGGATAAGAGATTGCATCCTGATATTTGACGACTTGAAAAGTTCATTAGGAGAACATTCTAACGCAATGCAAATCTTTTCGAGCGTGTCAAATCGTATGTTGGTTGTCTCGCAATTATATATTTTATTTATTGCGTTCGGTGCTATACCAGTTTCTTTTGCAAGCCAATATTGTGTTTTATTTTTATTTATAAGAATGGATTTTATGTCTAGCTGTAACATATTTTACCTCCTATATATTTTGTAAATAGATTATCATAAAATATTATATTTTACAATAATATATCTTGACATATATCATTTACGGGTATATAATGCATAGTATCAAAGGTAATCCATTACATAAATAGAAGAGAGGAGGATACATATGGATTTACAAAGATACGATATAATTAAGGCAAATGTAAAATATGAAGGTGGATCAGTCCAAACAAAAGAACGTCCATATGTAATTGTTAGCAATCCTATTGGGACAAAATATGCGACAATAATCACGGTGATGCCTTTGACTTCAAAAATAAAGAAATTGAATATGCCAGTCCACGGTTGCATTAATGCAGATGATAAAAATGGATTGACAGAATATTCTATGCTACTTGGTGAACAGTTAATTACTATTTCCAAAGAAGAAGTAATTAATAAACTAGGATCTGTTACAGATGAAAAAGAGAAAAAATTAATTGATAAAGTTTGTTTCAATTCTTTATTTTTTGGAACAGAATATAGACTAGAGGAGGTAACTGTGTAATGTATGTAAGCAAAGAAATGGCAAAAAAAATTATTGATGAAGCTCCCGGAAAAATTTGGATTGATTCATTTAATGGACTTACATTTATTCATACAAAACCAAGACAAATCAGTATTGATGAAGGAAAGAATATGATAAATAATGCGTCTACAGTTGATTATCAAGACAATGAAATTTTCGGAAGATTGTGTTTAGAAGGAATTCAGGAGTTAATGATACACAATATAAATTTTCCACTTAAGCTTAGAGAATAAATGTCCATTTTATCGGACTGAAAATGTGATAAATATATTTACAGAACAAAAAACAAACACACGTTCGAAAAAACAGTTGACAAAAACAAACATACGTTCTAATATTGTTCTTGTAAAACAAAAAAGATAGAGTTAAGCGGTGCTGGAACACCAAATGCTCAACTCTATCCAACCAATACATACAACAGCATAAGCTATCGTAAGGCAGAACAAAAGTTCTACGTTAAATTATAATACATAGATTTTCTTTGAAAGTCAAGTAGTTCGAGTATTTCTGCTTTAAAAATCCAATTTTTTACAATTGAATATTGAGAATAACCTATAGGGCATTCGCCAAGCGGAGAAGGCATTGCACTTTGACTGCAAAAATCACCAGTTCGAATCTGGTATGCCCTGCTATGTAACATTCCACCCGGTATGTTTCAGAACGCAGATTTAAAATCTGTAAGCGCAGACTGTAAGCTGCGTAAGTTCTTATGGAGAATAACTCACTAAAGAGTTACATAGCCAACAGTTCGTTTCTTGATTTAAATTTTGTTGGCAAGCCTAGCGGTCGGCTAGTTGTGGATTACAGGTCACATTAATTCTTGTAAAGCTTTGTCCACTTACGGATGTATCCAATGTCAATACCCGTCAGTCTTGACATTGGTTATGGATCATTAGCTCAGTTGGTCAGAGCAACCGGCTCATACCCGGTAAGTCGTAGGTTCGAGTCCTATATGATCCATTACAAAATAATAGTAGAAGGGAGATGAATGTATTGGCTCAATATGTTATTACTGATGGAACTCGCTGGGTTATGCGTGACAGAAATAATAAATACGTCCCAACATCTAATGAAGCACTTGCTGATGTATTTGGAAACAAAGAAGCTAATTCTGTGTATCAAAATAATTTACCAAAGGCATTGAAATCGGTCTTTCATATTCAGAAAATCGACACGCCACCAAAGTTGGTAAAACAAATCACACATGCAGAAGTGCAAGAGAATACAGAAACGGTGTCAGTTGCAGAAAATATCCAATATTGGGTAGATAAGATATCTGGATTAAACGGACTTGCTTCTGAAGCATTACATAGAAAAGAAGAATTGATTAATCAGTTAAGCGAAGTTGATAAGGAACTTTGTGACATAAACCATTACATAGAATTCTGTAACCTTAATGCAGCACAAGGCTATAAGGCATACAAAATGATAAAAGATAGGAGAGTGAAAAGGAGAAGTATTAAGAATGAGTTAGATGTTCTAAATGTTATTCTTGGAAAGAAGATATCTGAATCGGTAAGTGATGAATTACAAAAGATGATTAACGGATTAGATGGAAGAAAATATGAACCAAGAGTTATGAATGAACTGTTCGATTTTTAAGCGAGGTGATGAAAATGATTATTTGTAGAAATTGTAACACTCCAATGGAAAATGTAATGTCATTCTCGAAAGATAAGAATGAGAAATTTTCACGATGTCCCAAATGCTTTAGTGAAACAAAGTACACAAATATACAAGTTAGTGAATTGACTTTTGGAGAGTATTTACATAGAGAATTAAATAAGAAGGGACATATAAAATGATAACAAAAGAAACTATGTTAATCATTAAATCCAATCAAAAAATGTTGGACATCATTAATACATACATGCAGGATGATATGAAAAAGTTAAAACCAATATGTCATAAGGTTTGGGAAGGGAAAGTTAGCACAAGCGAATACGAAGATTTATACGATGTAGCAACGGATTGTCTTATAGAATCAGTTGTTCAATATGATCATTCAAAGTCTTCTTTTAAGACTTTTCTTACTGGAAATATTATGCGAAAGACAAGCACATGGATAAGAGATAATAAATATACTCTTAAATCAAGTAATCTGGAAAGAGATAAAAATGGAAAGATTCTACGGGATGAGGATGATATTCATAAAAGACCTAAAAGAATTGAGAATATATCACTAGATGCTCCAATGGAAGATGGTGGAGACTTAAAAGAAATGATACCTGGTACATTTAAAAATTTGTATGATGAACTATTTTATGAAGATTTAAGTGATATTAAGATTCGAAATTATCTAAGTAAACTATCAGATATACAAAGAGAAATTTTATCATATATGATAAAAGGTTATGAAACTAAAGACATACAAGAGTTATTACATATTTCTAAAAAAGATTATGGTAATCATATAGCAGCTATTCAGGCTTATGAAAACGTTAGAGAATTAATGTAAAAATGGGAGGAATTTATTATGGCAAAGAAAGTAAGGGAACAAGCAATCGCATTATCTTCATATTTAAAAAGTGTAAATAGTGAAGATATATCGGAGAATCAGGATGTACAGAGAATGTTTTGCTGGGACAACCCGGCGATAAATGAGCTTATTGTTACTGTACTTACAGAAGATTATATTCCTCCTATTATTCTTGGTGAAGAGGAATTAGGTGGAGATTTAACACAGCAATATATCGTTGATGGTATTCAAAGAACTACAGCTTTAAATAAGTTCCGTCATATGAACTGGAAAACAACTAAATCTTTTGAGAATAGCGTTATTCAGTATCAAGCGAAAATGAGGGATGATGAAGGACATCTTATCAAAGATAAAGATGGTAGTATTCTTTGGGAAAATCGGGAGTTTGATATTAAAAATAAAACTTTCGAACAGTTGCCAGATGAACTTAAGAAGAAATTCGATGATTATCAGATTCGTATTGTAATTCATCAAAATTGCACTATGCAGGAAATAAGCAAGCTTGTAAGACGTTATAACCGCAACAAGAGTATGGGTTCAAACCAGAAGGCTCTAACATGGATTCCTACATATGCAAGAAAAATTAAGAACATTGCTAATAACGAGTTTTACAAAAATTGTGTTTCTTACTCAAAGTCAATGCGTAAGAACGGTACATACGAGCAAACAGTTGCAAATTCTGTAATGGCTACGTTCCATCTTAATGATTGGAAGAAGACACCAAATGATAGAAATGAATATCTTGAAGAAAACTCTTCATTTGATGAATTTGAAAAGGTCAATGAATACGGAAATCGTATTGCAAAAGTTTGTGGAAACAAATTTCAGAATATATTCGTATTTAAAGATATTCTTTGCTGGATAGCTACATTTGATAAATTCACAAAGCTTGGTGTTAAAGATAATAAATTTGCAGAGTTTGTAAATGCTCTTGTAAATGACTTGCATGATAAAGTTATTGGCGAGTGGAGTTATGATCTGCTTGATAAAGAAGCTGGCACATCTGACAAAAAGATTATTCAAGCTAAAATTGATATATATACTGCTTTGATGATGGATTATTTACATATTGACACAGAAACATTAACAATAAATCCAGAAGAAACAACTCTTTCTTTTGTTCAGGAAAATGCAAATCCTGACGCTACAGAAGAGGATATTGAGTTGTACAGGGATATGGTTGAGGATTGTGTTAAGGTGGACGAGCCTGTATATCAGCAGTGTGAAAGAGCTGTAATTGCAATTATGGCTTATGCTTGTACGAAAGAGCAGGACGAAGAATTTGAAAAGTGGATTCAGAAGTATAAGAATCAGACAAATTTTAGTCCTTCACAGAAAACAAACTTTACATATATGAAAAACAGTTTTGACAAATATGTTCAGAAAATGGCTGTATAAAAACTTGTTAGCAACAGAAATCAGAAAACGTCCGATTATTCTATCAAATATATAGCCGAGTCTGGCAATTCTTATATTCTTTGTGAGTATGGTTTCTGTTTTATATAAAGAAAATTTTTAGATTATGAGGTGAAATATGAGTATTGTATTATTTGCAATGATTGGGGCTGCTATAAAGGCAGGTGTAGCCTATTGGATTTGTTATGGAGTATATTGCACAGTTGCAGTTTTGAAAATGATAATAAATTTAATAGAGAATAATTAACAGTAAAATTCTCTTTCTTTGGATTGTGAGGTGAAAAGATGAAGATAACAGGAATAATTCGTAGAGTTGATGATTTAGGTAGAATAGTAATCCCAAAGGAAATTAGAAAGCAAGTGTTTGGGAAAACGGATGCAACTGGCGAACCAATTGAAATATTTATTGATGGAGGAAATGTTGTACTCCGAAGATACGAGGAAATACAAACTTGTAAATGGATAAAATACGATTATAGAACGATTTGCCCGAAAGAACATGATGATGCCGATGATCCATATTGGAGGATACCTGAAAATATGGCAAATTTAAAATATTGTCCTTATTGTGGCAAAGAGATAGTTATTGTAGATAAATAACAGTAAAGTTCGATTTCATAGGAAGAGAGGTAAAAGGTATTATGGATATTATGGAGCAGATTCAGGAAAATGAACAGTGGAAGTTAAGTGGAGACTGTGAAAAATGTAGAAGAAATAACTATTGTTCAACGCCATGTACTCATCACAATAGACGAATAAGAGCAGAATTTAAATGTCTTGTTGCAGATACAATGAACAAAATGACAGGTGGAGTAATGAGAGAAGTCATTGATAAGACGGTAAATGGAATTTGGTAAATTGGAAAGGAGATTTTATATGGGTGTATCATGTGATATTTGTAAATATGGATGTGAACATGATTATGTGAGAAATAATTATTATTGTTCAAATAAGAACAGTTGCCATCCAATAGCAGATTCCCCAATTGTTAAGAATTGTAGATATGGAGAAATAGACCAATGGAAATATGATTTTAAATATAAACCAAATAAGAGTGATAAAAATGTATCGAAAAAACTTATGTATGAAGAATTGAAGAAGATTCTTTTTGGAATTAAGTTAAAAGATATTGATACTATTATGAAAGAAATTAATGAACTACAAGATAAAATTACATCATACAGAGAACCATATAAATGTGAAACTTGTGCGATTAAAGAGTGTGATGTATATGCATTAGGTTGTAGAGATTGTAGTGGTTGGAAGTAGTAAGAAAACTTCGTTTCCTTTGAAAAAATTCTGAGCGATTCAGCTCAATAAAAATTCCCAAATTAAAAAGAGAATATAGATATAGAAAGAGGTGAGGGCATGAAAATTATTTTAAAAAGAATAGCATTACTTGTAGCCATTCTCATAATTTGGAATATTGCATCGCAACATGTAAATCAATTATTTGTTCCAGATCCAAAGATAGTATTTACAGATTTAATTGCAATGTTAAAAACTGGACAATTGATAATGGCTATCAAATATTCGTTTTTGAGAATAACCATAGCAACTTTTATATCAGGATTTATTGCCTTTCCTATTGCAATTTTAGTTTATAACTCAAAAGTAGCAAAAGATATATTAAGTCCAATTATCAGTGTTATGAGATACATTCCTGTTACAGCTTTTTATCCTCTGTTGATTATGTGGTTTGGCATAGATGAAATAATGAAAATAGTATTTTTATTTATCGCAACTTTTGTATATATGATGCCATCAGTCATTTTATGTTTAGAGGAAGTCAGTAGTGATTTGATTGATACAGGACTAACAATCGGAATGGATAAGATACAGACCATTTGGAGAATACAAATACCTGCGTCTTTACCAGGAGTATTAAATAGTTTCATCATGATGTATGGAATTGGGTTTACATATATAGCAGTAGCAGAAACAATTAATGCAAAATACGGATTGGGCTATATAATTCAGCAATCTTCTTCAAGAGGAAGAACAGATTTAGTTTTTATGGCTATTATCGTAATCATGATTATAAGTGTTATATTTGATTTTGCTGCGAAATGGTTAGTAAAACATATTTTTAAATGGAGGTATATAAATGATTGAATTGAATGAGTTATATACAGGCTATAGCAGAGACAAGCCTTTATTGAAGAATTTTAATTATCAATTTGATTCTAAAATTTATGGGATATTAGGTGAATCTGGTTGTGGAAAAACAACTTTACTAAGAACAATTGCAGGTTTGATAAAACCGTTAAGTGGGAATGCGGTTGTAAATGGAGAATTAGTTACTAAGGCAAGTAAAAATAATATTTACATGATGCATCAAAATTACACTTCATTTGATTGGTTAAAGTGTTTAGACAATATTCTGATAGCACAGAAAGTCAAAGGGAGAATAAATAAGTGTGATATTGATAGAGCAAAAGAAATGATTTCTATTGTTGGATTGGAAGGTAATGAAAATAAATATCCAAAACAACTATCAGGTGGTATGAGACAAAGACTTGCTTTAGCAAGAACATTATTTATGAATCCAGAAATAATTCTTATGGATGAGCCATTATCTGCATTAGATATTGAAACTAGGCAAAAAATGCAAGATTTGATTATCAAGCAGCATAAAGAAACAAATAACACAATAATTATGGTTACACATAGCAAAGGAGAAGCACAAAAAATGTGTGACGTGATTATAGAATTTTAATTTAAGGAGGAAACAAAATGGGATTTAGAGACTTTTTCGTAGAGAAAGTTCCAGAAGAAGAGAATTATGATGTAGACACTGATTATTCTGTAGAAGACACAGAGGTTTTAGTTGAGCTTGATGAGGTGCATACAGATACACTTATCGAGGATATTTATACTCAAAACGAGTTATCAGATAAGTCAAAGTCAATTTTCAAGATTGAAGAACTGATTAATTCTCTTCCAAAAGAAATGGTTACAGAGACAAAGAGAGGTTCAGTTTTAGCGACTCTTGGAGTGTTTGGCTTAACGGTTACTGATGTAACACTTGATGGCGAACAGCGTGTTGATGTGCTTAATAGTGTTTTGTCAAAAATATTAAATGAAGGAGAGAATATAGTCATTGATAAGCAGGCTGAAATTGAAAATCATAAAAAAGAAATTGCTAGACTTGAGAAAGAGATAGCAGATCAACAGTCAGAGATGAAGACTTCAGAGAATAATATCAATGCAGAGGTTGATAGAATTTCTGGACTTATCAAATTTATTGAAGGAGGAAATGAGTAAATGGAACTTGGAAAGCTAATTATTATCTTAGTAATTGCGGTTGTCATTTTGATTTTTATTCTGTTTCCTGAAGCAAGAACATTATTTTCGGGAATTACAAGATTATTTATCAAAGATATGGCAACAACACCAGAAGGAGCAGAAGCCATTTATGGTGAAAAAATTGATCAAGCTCAGGATGCTTATAACAAGGCAGACAACGCTTACAAGGTAGCTGCTGGTAAATTAAGCAATGCGCAGAAAGATATGAAGAATCTTAAATCGAAGCTTGAGAAGGTCGAATCTGAATGTGAGTCTCTTGTGAAAGCTAATAAAATTGAATCAGCACAGTTGAAGGCTGATGAGAGAGAAGAAATTATGGCTGATATCAAAAGATATTCAGAATTAGTTAAAGCATATGAAGATGCAGCGAACACTGCAAAAGAAGCACAGGAAATGTGCGAAAAGAATCTCCGCAAATTAAAAAGAGAAAGCAAGGAAGTTGTGGAGAATATGAAAGTGAAGAAACAGTTACAGGAAGTCTATGATGATATGGACGAGTTAAAAAATGTAACTGCAACTGATAAACTTCTTGATTCTGTCAGAGATAAGAATAGAGATTTAGATGCAATTGTTGAGGGTTCAAAAGTAGTACATAATAACAAGATGTCTACGAAACTTGCAAAAGCAGAAGTTGAAGCTAAAAAGAATAGCAGTAACGATTATTTAGACAGTTTAAAGAAAAAATACAACAAATAATAAGGAGAGAATGGAATGAGTACAAAAAGATTTAGACTTACCAAAGCTTCAAAGATTTTAATTATGGTTTTGGTTATTGCGTTAATTGGTGGTGGTGTTTTAGCCGGATTAAAAACAGGTATTGTTAAGACTAAGGGTACTAAGACAGATAATGTTGTAGCAGATAATAAGACAAATTCTAACACAAATACATCTGCCAATGTAAAGACGGATGCTAAAAAGTCCGATAGTAATGGAACGATTGATTTGTCTTTAGATGAATGGATTGGTTGGAAGTCTATTATTGATGCTAACGGTGGACTTACAACTCAGCCAGATTCTATTTATGGAAAGCTTGGAATCAATGTAAATATCAATGTTATTAATGACGCTACACAGTCAAGCAATGCACTTATTAAAGGCGATTTAAATGCAGCAGGTTATACAATCAACAGAACAGCATTTTTATCACAGAAATTTACAGAAGCAGGAAAAGAGGTAGTAATGCCTTATATCACGAACTATTCAAATGGTGGCGATGGTATTATTGCAAAATCTTCTATTAAAACAGTAAAGGATTTAGTTGGAGCAAAAATTGGTGTTCCTGAGTTCTCAGAGGCACAGACTTTAGTTGTATGGTTCGTAAACAACTCTGATTTATCCGATAATGAAAAAGCCGATATTATTAACAACCTTGTGTTATTCTCAACAGCAGATGATACAGCAAAAGCATTTTTCGCAGGACAGATTGATGTAGCAGCTACATGGGAGCCTTACTTGACGCAAGCTAAAAACATGACAGATGCACATGTATTATTTAGCACAGCAAGTTCAACAAATCTTGTAATGGATGGAATTTTATTTGATAAGAATTTTGCAGAGACATATCCGGAAGTTGTAGAAAAGTTTATTCAGGGTTCTCTTGAAGCATCTGATATGTACGACAATGAGTTTACAGCAATTAGAGAAGTAATGCCTATGTTCAACACTGCATCTGATGAAGATATTGCTGGAAGTGCAGCTACCGCAAAACTCACAACTTGGAAAGATAATTCTGATTTATTAAATGGAACAGCAAAGACAATTTATTCTGATATGTGTAAAGTGTGGACTTCTATTGGAGAAACGGTGAATGCTGATATTGTAGATGATATCTTTGATGATACATATATTAAGGCGATTGAAGATAATTCAGACACAAAAGAAGTATCTAACACAGATACTGTAAAGGTTACAGAAGATAATAAACAGACAATCGAAGATACTGAAGCATTATTAAGTGGTTCTGCGTCAGTAACTTTTGTAAAGAATACAGCTAAATTCTCCGATTCAGCAGTTGCTTCTGAGGAATTAAATAAGTTTATTGATATTGCAAAAGTTCTTGATGGTGCAATTATTGAAATCGCAGGTAACACAGATCCAAATCCTAACTCTGATCCACAGGACGAGTATAATAAAAAGCTTTCATTACAGAGAGCAGAGACAGTTAAAAACTACTTCATTATGAATGGTATTTCTACTGATAGGATTGTAATCGTTGGTAATGGTTCAAGCAATCCTGTAGTAGATAATGATACAGAGGAACATCGTGCGATGAATAGAAGAACAGATGTATCATTCAAGATTATTGAGTAGGTGACAATATGATTGTATTAAACATTGGAGTTTTCGTAATCTGTCTCGGTGTATGCTTTGGAGTAGGTTTTATTGTAGGAAAACGTAAGAAAAATAAATAATTCAAGAGTTGGTAGGTGTCATAGCCTACTAACTCATTCAAAGGTAATAAAACAAACCTTTTAATTTATAAAACGGAGAATATAACAGTAGAAACCATTAACAAAAATAAATATAAGAAAGAAGAGGTACAAAACATGGATGGATTTATGATGTTTAAGAAAGCTTTACAGAAGCACTTCGATGAAATGCAGAAAGAGGCAACACATTTATTTGATGTAAATGTAGATAAGGATGAATTATGGAATACATATCTTGATAGCTTCCCTGTTGGTACAAATGAGATTTTCAGAAAGCGCAGAGAACATGATTGTAGTTGTTGTAGACAGTTTATTAAGAATATTGGTTCTGCTGTCACTATCAAGGATAACCAGATTCATACGATTTGGGAACTGAATCTTTGCGATACAACATATCAGCCAGTATGTGATGCACTTGACGCTTTTGTAAAGGCTCATACCGTTACAGATATTTATACAACTAAGTTCCCTAAGATTGGTACAGATTTTAACTTTGAAGAAATTAATGGAAAGTCTCATCAGTGGGATCATTTCTTCTTAGAGCTTCCAAGTAAATTCGTAAATAGAAGTAGTCGTTCTAATGAGGAAGTTAAAGGACAGTTCAGAGATACAAGAAACGTGTTTAAGCGTTCTCTTGATGAAATTACTATGGATGCACTTGATACAATTCTTGAACTTATCAATTCAAATACACTTTACAAGGGCGAAGAGTGGAAAGGCGTACTCACAGACTTCAAGAAGTATAAGAAGGAATATGATAAGCTGACTTCTGATACCGAAAAGGACTTATATGCATGGGAAAAATCAATAACAGCAGGTATGGCTATCGGTAGAATTAGAAATCATTCTATTGGAACACTTCTTATCAATGTAAGTGAGGATATGGATCTTGACACAGCAGTTAAGAAGTATGAACAGATTGTTGCCCCAACCAATTATAAGCGTCCAAAGGCTATTTTTACAAAGAAGATGCTTGAGGATGCAAAGAAGACTATTACAGAACTTGGATATATGGATTCACTACAGAGAAGGTTTGCTAATCTGAATGATATTACTGTAAATAATGTACTGTTCTCAAATAAGAGTGCTGCAAGAAGAATGGTTGGTGCAGATGATATTTTTGGTCAGATGGAAAAAGATGTTACTGTAAGTCCTAAGAAGTTTTCTAAGGTTGAGGAGATTTCAGCACAGGATTTCATTGATAAGGTACTTCCAACTGCAAAGGAGATTGAAGCTTTTGTAGAGAATAAACATGAGAAGAACTTTGTTTCTATGATTGCACCTGTTAATCCAGACGCTAAGACAATGTTCAAATGGAATAATGGATTATCTTGGGCTTATTCAGGAAACATTACTGACTCTGATATGAAGCAGAATGTAAAAGCTGCTGGCGGTAATGTCGATGGTATACTTAGATTTTCAATTCAGTGGAACGAAGATGGACATGACAATTATGATCTTGATGCTCATTGCGTTGAACCAAACGGAACAGAAATCTATTATGGTAGTTACAAAGCACCAAGAATTACTTCTATGGGTGGTCAGTTAGATGTTGATGTAATTGATCCATATGGAAAAGTTGCAGTAGAGAATATTACTTGGCAGGATTTATCAAGAATGAGATCAGGAACATATAGATTTTTTGTACATCAGTATTCAGGTGCAGTAAGACATGGATTCAGAGCAGAAGTTGAGTTCAATGGAGAGATTTATTCATTTGATTATAGCAATCCTATGAGAACTGGTGAGAAAGTTCAGGTGGCAGAGGTAACACTTGACGAGAATGGCAACTTCTCAATTAAGGAAAAGCTGTCTGGAAGTTCATCTATCTCAAGTCGTGAGATTTGGGGTGTAAATACAAATCAGTTTGTTCCTGTATCAGTAATTAGTTACAGTCCAAACTATTTTGACGAGCAGGATGGAATTGGTCATAGACATTTATTCTTCTTCCTGAAGGATTGTGTGAACAACGAAGAGCCTAATGGATTCTATCTTGAGTTCCTTGATAATGATTTAATGAAGCATAAGAGAGTGTTCGAAGCTTTAGGTGCTAAGTGCCATGTAGAAGATACTGATGATCAGCTTTCAGGAATTGGATTCTCTATGACAAAGAGAGCAGATTTAGTTGTCAAGGTTAAGGGTGCAACAGAGCGTGTAATGAAGATTAAGTTTTAATTAGAAAAGGAGATTATTATTATGACAAACAACGAATTATTTATTAATGCAACAAGAAATAACTATCAGTTTCCGTTCAGAGGAATGATTAACGTAATTGATTTGTGGGATTTATCTCTCACAAATCTGGATTCAGTATTTAAGACACTCAATGCGGAAGTAAAAAAGTCTGAGGAAGAGAGTCTTCTGAATACTAAGTCAAAGGAAGACGAGGAGATTTCTAACAAGATTGAAATTGTTAAGTATATTGTTGGCGTGAAGTTGGATGAGAAAAAGAAGAGAGAAGACGCTAAGAAAAATGCTGAGATGAGACAGAGATTACTTGAAATCAAAGCCAAGAGACAGGATGCAGCACTTGAGAACATGTCTGATGAGGATCTGGATAAGGCACTTGCAGAATTAAGTGAGTAATTGTTACAAACATACCATATATAGTATTGAAAATAAATGATATATACTATATATGGTATATATTTTATATTAGAAAGAAACGCACATTTCTTGCGGAATTTGGAGGTGAAACATGAATATTTTTAATATTATTTTATTGATTATGGGAATTTTTAACCTTATTGTTGGGATAACATGGACGAAAAAGAATGTTATTAATTTTGTATTCAAATTGCTGTTCTTGGCAGGTGGTGGCTATTTAGTATTTTATGCTTTATATCTAAGTAACATTCTGATTGTTTTAAATAAGTAAGGAGAATAATACAATGTCAAACTTATATGTATATTTAATTCGTTCTCGAAATAAGGACAACAAGGACATTTCAAACTTTAAGGAACGAGCCAAGACAATCCTTGAATACAAAGAGAACGAAGATAAAGTGATTGAAGCTTTTAAAAACTTTGCAACTAAAGGAGTTCCTGGTGAACAGACGAGATTATATAGGTCAGTTAACTCAAGGAATGAAGAGAAAATCAGAGAAGAGTTGATTATTCGTTTGTTGAGAGATAAGCCAAGTATGACACAGCTTAATCGTACATTAGCATCCGTTGCACAGCAGGTACAAAATCGTGATGAGAGCAAATGGCTGTTTGATTTTGATATAGATGACAAAGAATTACTTGGTCAATTTAGAACAGATTTGGGATTATTAGGTATTCACAATGACTGCCATAAGACTCCTCATGGCTATGCGGTAATTGCAGAGCATGGATTTGATACAAGAGAACTGATGGAAAAGTGGAAAGATTATGACATCACATTGAAGAAAGATGAGTTGTTGTTTTTGGATATGATAACGAATAAGTGAGGTAAAATAAATGACGTATAGAGAAGAGCATAAAGACTTATTTACAGTACCAAAAGATTATTATTTAGCACATTGTATTAGTGCTGATTTTGGAATGGGTAAAGGGATTGTAGTTGAATTCAATAAAAGATTTGATATGAAACGAAAATTACAGACAAAATATCCAGATTATCTTAATCAATATACTCATAAGAGAATTGGTGGTGATTGTCTATTAGAAGATAGAGTATTTAATCTTATTACAAAAGAGAGATATTTCCACAAGCCAACAATTATTACAATGAGACTTGCACTTGACAAGATGAAACAGATTTGTTTAAAGAATAATATTAAAAAGATTGCAATGCCTGTAATTGGTTGTGGTTTAGATAGGCTGAACTGGAACGATGTCTCAGAACAGATTAAAGATGTTTTTGCAGATATGGATGTTGAGATTTTAGTGTGTAAGAGGTGAATTATGGCAGTATTTGTAACAGGCGATATACATGGAAATCCTACACGATTAAGTAAAGATAGTTTCTATGAACAGAAAGATTTCTCTGGTAATAAAGCTGAGAACACTGTAATTATTCTTGGTGATTTTGGTCTTGCGTGGAACAGAGATGGTGAAAGCAAACAGGAAAAATATTGGTTGAATTGGTTAAATCAGAAACCATTCACAATTGTATTTGTTGATGGAAATCATGAATGTTTTCCAAGAATCTATAGTTATCCTATAAAAGAATGGTGTGGCGGCAAGGTTCATGAAATTAGATCCAATGTATTGCATTTAATGCGTGGTGAAGTTTTTACTATTGAAGATAAGAAATTCTTTGCTTTTGGTGGTGCATCAAGTCATGATATTCAGGATGGTATTCTTGATTATAATGATGAGAGTTGGAGAGAGGAAGCAAAGAAACTTGATAAACAAGGTAAGTATATGTATCGAGTTAAAGGACTTACTTGGTGGGAAGAGGAATTACCGACAGATGAAGAAATGCAGCATGGACTAGATGTTCTAAAAGAGAATAATAATATAGTTGATTATATTATCACGCATAGTTCCTCTACGTCAGAGTTGTATCTTATGGGTGGCAAAGGGTTGTATGAACCAGATGTGTTGACTAATTATTTGGAAGAAGTGAAAGCTGCAACTGAATATAAAAAGCATTTGTTTGGTCACATGCATGTAAATACGATAATTAACGACAGAGATATTTGTTTGTATGAACAGATTGTTAGGATATTGTAAAGTGAGGTGAAATGATAATTGGAGTGGATTAAATGTGTTGAAGGACAAATGCCAGAAGATGATAAAAGATACGAAGGTAAGAAAGTAATCAATGTACTTGTTACCACAAATCGAGGTATGGTAACAAAAGTACAAAGACAATACTATGATGGGACATGGTATTGGGGAAGAATTACTGACGGTATGAGAGCTTGGATGCCGTTACCTGAACCATACAGAGAATAAGTGAGGTGAGAGTGTGAAGAAATATTGGGAAACAGGTGAAAAGAATGACTTTGGTAAGGAATGTTACAGATTACATTTTAGTCAATTTTATGAAGAAGATGATGAAAATGTAGTAGCTGGTTTTGTACAAGATGAGACAGACGAAAACATATTTATATATGTATCAAAAGAACTAAATGTTGAATATGATACATTATTTGCAGACAGCATAGAAGATGCAAAGCATCAAATCGAAGACATGTTAATAGACCATTGGAATGATGAGATTGATTATTTAGAAAATCGAATTAAATCATTTCAAGACGAAGAATAATCATATATAGAAATTTCTATCTTGGCGATTCAGCCAAATTTCCAAATAAAAGTAACAAGAAATATTTTTTTCATTCGATTAGGCAGACGTGTCTATTTTCGAGTGATTTTATAACAAAATAATATTAAAAATGAAAGGATTTAACAGTAACTCCTGGGTAAAAATGATTGCGCAATCTCTGTAGATTAAAGGATTTTGACAGAGAATAAAGAAAAAAATAATTATTGTGAGTTAAGTGTAATTGAGCTTTGCAGTGGTATTGGTGCGCAGATGAAGGGAATTGATAATACTCATCTCTTCAATGCAAATATGATTGCAACAGCAGATTTAGACAAAGAAGTAGTAGTTAGTTATGCTGCAATTCATTGTGGATTAACTAATGAGATGATTGAAAATTATGAAGACTATCCAAGTAAAGAAGAAATGGTAAAACAGCTTACAGACAAGAGACTTGGATATGATTTTAAGAAAGATGTCCCGTATGATTGGGAGAAGCTTTCACGAAAGAAAGATAAAAGAAAAGGTATTGAGAAATATTGGTTAGCAGACCACATTTCGCATAATCTTGGTGATATGATGCAGATTGAGTCATTGCCATATAGTGATTTACTTACATACTCGACTCCATGTACAGATTTGTCAATCGCCGGTAAACAGGAAGGATTAAAGTGGACATGTCATGATTGTGGTTGTGAATATGATCCATCAGAATTAGATGTAGATACTCGTTATACCTGCCCTAATTGTGGCAGTCACAACATTAAATCAACTCGTTCAGGTTTATTGTATGAAGTTGAGAGACTTCTTGTAAAAGCAAAAGAGAATAACACATTGCCAAAGTATTTGCTTATGGAGAATGTAGATGCTCTTGTATCAAAGAAGTATATTGACAGTTTTAAGGATTGGCTGATTCGGCTTGATAACTTGGGATATAACTCATATTATCAGACAATCAATGCAAAGAACACAGGTGTTCCACAGAATCGTAATAGAATCTTCTGTATCTCTATTCGTAAGGATATTGATACCAAGTCTTTTGAATTTCCACAGCCTTTTGACACAGGAATCAGATTAAAGGATTTATTAGAAACAGATAGCAGTGTTTTGGAGAAATATTTCTTATCTGATGAAGTACAGAAAAGACTTCAGATAACAGATCCAAAATTTAAAAAAAATATTGTTGGCACTACAAAACCTGAATTCAGAACTATCGGTCAGAGAGATTTAGTTTATCAGCAGGATTCAGTAATGGGTACTTTAGTGGCAACTGATTATAAACAGCCAAAACAGATTCTTGCAGATTCAAATAATATAAAAAGACTTTTTAATATTTATGGTGAAAATAAAGGAACTGGATTCGCAGGAAATGTTTGGGACAAAGATTATATTTCTCCAACAATAACAACATGCCAGGGAGGAAATCGGCAACCAATGGTCGAAGAAGATAGAGACAATTTAAGAGTTGTGAGAAAGCTCACACCAAAAGAGTGCCACAGGCTCATGGGATTCGATGATATTGATTATGAGAACTGTAAAGCAGTTGGAATGTCTGATACCCAGGGATATAAACAAAGCGGTAACAGTATAGTGACAACTTGCATCTCTTTGTTGATTGAGCATTTATATAAGGCTCAGTATGACAATACATATATTTGTACAGATGAGAAGATGGCAAATTTTCATCAGCCACAAGTGGATTAAGTTCTGCTTGTGGTGATAAGCCACAGTTAGTTGGAGGTATTGGTGAGATAAATTTTGGAAAGCAATTTCGCCAGGGTAATAGGGTATATGATTCAGACCATGTAGCAATGTGTTTATTAGCACAGCCTGTAGGTAATGCTGGTGGATTTAGTTATTTATATGTGGTTAGAAAATAAAATGGAGAATAATACAATAAGTAGTTCAAAACAAAATAGCATATACAATATATAGTATTAAGAAATTATAACAAATACTATATATTGTACAAAAATCAAGACCGAAAGAAAGCGGAATTTCTTGTGGCGAAAGGAGAAAATATGTATCCAGAATACGATGATTTTTATGAGCCAAGTGAAGGCGAAATGTTTTTTGATGAAATGAAAGAAAAGTTCAGAGAGATTTTGCGTGAAGATGTAAACTCTGAAATTAACAGATTAACAAAAGAAAATGCAGAATTAAGACAGAAAGTTAAAGAGTACAATAATAAAAATTTGGATCTGTCTCGTAGAGAAAATGATTTGCAGTACAAAATCGACAATTACAAACGAGAGGTAGAAAACGATTTTTACAATAAAACAATGGAAGAAGTTTTTGAGAAACTTTTAGAAGACTCAGAAGTGTGGTATGCAGAACATGTCCCTCATGAGAAACCAAAATGTAATTTATGTAACGAGGAAAGAAAACTTGTTGCAATATATCCAAATGGTGAAACTGTAACTAAGGAGTGTGAGTGTTCTCGACCAATATATATTTATGAGCCAGTTATTTCATTGAATAAAGAGATTAAGTTCCATAAGGCGTATAAGCCAAGATACAGTGATAAAAAGAAAGTCTATTTTACTAAAAACTACAAACCAAACAAGGATTATGCAGAAGCGTATGACTATTACGGTGAATTCAGAATAGAAAATATTTTTGATGATTTTAATGATGATGTAATTGCATACCACAATGGTAAAAGATATGGAGAAAGAATTGCATTTAGAAGTAAAGAGGCTTGTCAGAAATATTGTGATTGGCTTAATAAGGAGAATAAGTAAATGATAGTTGGTGTAAAAATATGTGAAGCGAAAGATATAGTTAAGAAATATGAAAATCTTGGATATGTATATATTAAAAGTGAAATTGTAGATAATGAATATATGAAATTGGTATTCAAAGATCCCATTATCCCAAAAGAGAATTTTATTGAAATACCGAATGCTCCATCTACTGTTACAGGTACAATTCCAAGAGTATTTCTTTTTAAAACTGATTTACCATTTGATGCTGCTGAGGAAACAAGTGAATGGATTTATAAAAACATCAAGAAGGGTGTGCTTGTTATTCCAGAATGTATTGAATTCATAGGTGTAGAAGATTTGTACAAAACAGAAAAGATTGAGTAAAAATCAAAGTAAACATAGATTTCTTTTGGAGAATAAAATAATAGGAGGTGCAAATAAATGCAGAATATTAGTATTAAAGGAGTTTGCGATTGTGTAGACTTAGACAGAAATATCAAATTAACGAATGGTGCAGTCGTAGTGCAGAAAGAAAATAACAATGTAATAGGTGTCTATTTAGTGATTTCGTTCAGAGATAATAAAAACAAATATGGTAGTGATAGTACATCAACATATTGTAGTTTGGTAAATCTCGACAATGGACAATTAGCTTTTGAAGAAAGATGTAGTCGTGCTACAACAGAGAGACGTGTTCTTAGACATCTAACAAGAGCAGGTTTTAGTTATCCTTATAATCCAAATTCTCATGAGCAGGATAGTAAGTTTTACAATATGAGAGTTCAGGTTTATAACAATGGAAATTACAAAATGAATCTTGAACTTGGTGATGAATACATTATGTATGGTAGATAGGAGAATAAATCATATGAAGAAGAAAATTTTAGCGGTTGTATTAGTGCTGACATTGTGTTTTGGAATGACTGGATGTGTATTTACTGGAAGTAAAAGTTATAACGAGTCCTCAAAACTCATTTCGATAGAAGGTGAAAATGATTTGTATTATTATTCCACAACTCATATCGTTTATATAGTATTTAATGAATTTGAATGTCAAGTTGGATATGGTTATATGTCACCATATTATTCAGGGAATGGCAAGTTATGTACCTATGATACTAATACAAAACAGATAGTTGAAATTGGAGAATAATATGATAGACAACGAATTACGTCAGCAATATAGACAAGCTGTTGATGATTTGAGAATAGCATTTAAGAAGACTTGTTTGTATAGATTTTGCGAAGAAGTTGTGAAGAAATTGAGTAAGATTTTGAGATAGTAAAGGAGAAGAATATGGCAGATTATAAGATTGGTCAGATTTTGACATCAACAGAAGAAGTAGAAATTGAAAAAGCATTATCAGGAGAAAAGGTAAAAATTCCAAAGGGCAATAAAGTAATCATTGGTGCAGATAAATTGGCACATCATATCAGAAATGGTTTTATTCAGCCATTGGCAGAAGGTTCAATAGTAGAAGGATATGATACTGCTGGCATTGCAGAATATCTTTATATTGTACTTAGAAATCACTTACCTATTGATGAAATGATGGAAGGATATGAAATCACCAAGCAGGAAGTTATTGATGAAATTGAATGTGCTTTAGATGAAATTTTATAAACCGCAGTAAACCGAAGTTTCTTTGGAAGTTAGGAGGTGGCAGATGACAGAAAGTGAAGCTATCGAAGAACTAAAATATGATTGTAATGAACTTGGTAAAGCAATCCCATGTGATACTTCATGGGGATGCTCTTTTGAAAATGCTTATGGAATGGCAATAAAAGCACTTAAAAAGCAGATACCGAAGAAGCCAACGCCTATTGACTATGAAAAATATATTGACGTGATAGATAACGCAAGATTTCTTAGAGGTGCATATTGGTGTCCTAACTGCAAGCATGTTGTAAAGAGTGGTTCTTTCTGTAGTGACTGTGGTCAGAAATTAGACTGGGAGAACACATAAATGAGCAATTGCGACAATAATACATTGAAAGAAATCTTTCATTCGGTCAGGAGGTGTGAAATGTTAGATATTTGTTATGAAGCATTTGAAGATTTAAAAGACGATATTGAGAATAATGATTTTATAGAGACAAAATATTTAGACACATGGGATTTTGAGGATGAATATTCACATAATCATATTGATGAAAATCGAGATAAATTCATTGATATGGCAAATGAATATTTTAAAGAGAATAATTTACCATATGTTATGCGAGAAGTATGCGAAAACGCAATGGTATGTGATAAGGATGGAGAGATTTTAAGAAGAGGAAAATAATACAGTGAGGTGATTTTACATGAAAATTTTATCATTAAACAACGAACATATTAAAAAGGATACAGAAAACTTAGGATATGGATGTGTTTGTCCTAATTGTTGTACTGCTTTTATTTTTGATAGTAAAGATATTATTAGACCACGAACACCTTTTCCTGATCCTAAAGATTGTAAAGTTGTATGTCCTAACACGAGTTGTCACAGGATATTGTCAATGGATAATCCATGTATCCATGCTTTTAAAAATAGTGATGAAAAATATGAATTTGAACACAGATATGACGAGTAGGAGAACGAATAAATGGCTGATAAATTAATAAATAAACAGTTGGTAGACATTGACGAATTATTGCAGTTTCTATCAGATAATGGATTTGATATTGATGATGGAGTTTGGAACAAACATGAAATGTCTTTAAGAGAGGTATTTGACGAGTACAAGAAGAATACTATTCCAGATGTAGAAATTGGACAGACTGTATGGGTTATTAGTAAGGATTATCATGATATATATTCAATTAAAGAATGTCATGTACATAAGAAACAGATTAGAGCAAGGTATACATTTTCTGTGAGAGGTAGACATTATTATTGTGGAACTTTTACGAAAAACAGTATTGGCAAAACTGTGTTCTTTTCAAAAGAAGCTGCTATTGAGTCAGTGAATGGTAAGGAATATAAGCTGGAAGAGTGGACTTGAAACTCGCATTTCTTGTTTTTTAAAGAAGGAGAATAATACTATGAAGAAACAAAGAAAACCAAAATGGGGTTATCAATTTGATAAATGTCCTATCTGTAAAACAAAAACATTTGAGTATTGTTCTTATTCTGAATTTGGATGGGGAACAGTAGAGCAGCATGGAAATTGTAGTAGGTGTGGTTTTATAGTTGAGCAAGCATATTCACCAACATTTTATTGTTTTTTGGATATTAAGAAAGGGTTCAAACATCCAAACGGAACATATTATGCTAAAAATGTTAAAAAACATAAAAGAATAAGAAGAAAATTTGGTATCAAAAATACGGATTATGAAATTAATCCAGAGTGGCTTAACTACATTTAAAAAATGACAAGAATCCTGTTTTTCATTGCTTTATAACAGAGAATAATTAAAGGGGAAACCGATTGAAAAGTAGTATTTTTATTCCCAAAACGATTAATGTTGGTTATCAGAATCGTTCAGGGACGTATACAGGAAAACTTGCTTATGTAATCTACTATGATGAAAAAGGTAAGTTGCGAAAAGAGACTTCATGGAATAGTTGGCGAGATAAGAATATTCCAAATAATGAATATGATAATGTACCAACTGAAGGATTTGTGCTTAATAAAAAAGTAGGTGATTATTCTACAGGTTGGGATCACAGACATGCTTATTGTAGAGTATACGATCCACGAGGATTTGAATTTGAGATTACCATTGAGAATTTATTATACATTCTTGAAAATGCAAATTGTATCAAAGGTAAAGGACTTGAAGGAGAATTTGTATATGGATGGGACGGTAAAGATTTAGTTCTTATGCCAGTAGAGTCACCTGATTATAAAGAGATTAGTGAGTTCAATAAGATCGTACATAACAATGAATGTATCAAAGCAAAAGACCTTATTATAGGTGCTACATACTTAACTAAAGATAACGAGAGCTGGATTTATATGGGCAAATTCGATGTTTACAATCAATATGGAGCGTGGGAGAACAAGGGTAAACATTTTTGGTTTTGGAAAAGTAGTTATTTTGAACATTATAGGTCAATACCAAAGAATAAATTTATCAAATGTGTTGATGATAAGTGTAATGAAAAGTATGCAAACATTTTTGATAAATTGGAAGGAAATCCTGAGTATTCTCCGTATGATAATATCAAAGATGAATACAAATATTTTACACTTGATGAATTTAAAAATGACCACGCTGATTATTGGAGAAGAAATCAGTTTATCAGTGAATATTACATAAAAGGAAATAAATGTGTATTTGATTTTTGTAAACAGAATAATGATTTGTATATCATTCGTAAAGAACAGAGGTTGAATAATTGTTGGAATTCATATATAGACTATGTAGAAGTAACTGATATATTTCCTACCATATCTAAAATGGTTAAATCAAACCGATATCCATATAATGATATAGAAGAAAAGCATATGATTCCTGTTAGTATTGAACAGATTTTTGAAACAATGAAACCAATGTATATTCAGAAATATTTAGCAAATGGCAGAGAATATAAAAAGGAGTACGAAATAAAATGAGCAAGAATGATGACAGAATTTTAGAATTAAAGAAGCAGATTGAAATTAAGAAGAAAGCTATTTCTGAGAAGAAGATCAGATTTATTCCTGAGACAAATTGTGTTCTTAATATGGACGGAATAACTATCAACCTTAATGTATGTTCAGATGATGCATTAGTGTTATTACTTATCAGACTTAATTCATATCTTATGTCGGCAGTTGACCTTGGAATGTCTGATTTTGAAATTTCAGGATACAGCATAACGGCTTGGATTAAGGATATTAAAAGTAAGTTAGAAGTATCTAGTCTGAAGAAAGAGGAAGCAGATTTGAAAAAGATGGAGGGTAAGTTGGATAAGCTGCTATCTGATGATAAGAAAACTGAACTTGAGATTGATGAGATTGCAAATTTATTGAAGTAAATATGGAGAACACTAAATAAGAGTAGCATTAACAGGTCATAGACCTCAGAGATTAGGATTACCAGAAGATGAAACGGATGAAAAGTGGAGTAAGATTACCGATTGGCTAACAGAGCAAGTTACAAAAATGACAGAAGTTGCAATATTAAGTAATACATATGTTGATGCATATTGTGGAATGGCTTCTGGCTGTGATATTAGCTTTGGTTTTGCTGTATCTGTCATTAAAAATGGAACAAAGAATTTAAAGTTACATTGCGTATTACCTTGTAAAGATTACAATTCTTCAAATAAGTATTATCGTTTTATTAATGATAACTCGGATGAATGGATTGAATTAGCTGATGAATTTTACAAAGGTTGTGACAATGTAAGAGATCAGTATATGGTTGACCATTGTGATGTTTTACTTGCAATTTGGGATGGTAATAAATCAGGTGGTGTATGGTCAACAATTCGTAAAGCTCAGAAAGCTGGTAAGAAGATCATTTATTGTCCTAAAGAGATTTTGAGCGAGGTTGAGTAAATGGGATTTTATTATAATTTTTATTCGCCAAAAACAGGTCAGAAAATTGACGATGGAAAATATGTAGGAATGCCATTTTTCGTCACAGAGTTTGACACATTAGGTCATAAATGTGCAGTCAAATGGGATAAAAATTATAAAAATATCGAAGCATGGACAATAGATGCTGAATCTGATTTTTATAAGGAATATTGTTCAGATGATATTTATGGTTGGGATTGGACTATTTTGTATTATACAAAAGATGAAATTCTAAAAATGCAAAAGTCGATGACCTGTAATAAAACATTATTAGAAGAACTTTTGGAGAATAATAAATTGGACGGATTAATTATTGTTATAAATTGAAAAATAACAATCCAATTAAACCGACATTTCATGGTAAGTTTAACACTACATATACTGGTTAGATAAAACAATAACAACAAGATATAGTATAGAAAGGAAAAACATTATGAGTAAAACACTAATTGTAATTGATATGCAGAATGATTTTATTGATGGTTCACTCGGTACAAAGGAAGCACAGGCAATTGTATCGAATGTAGCAAAGAAAATTAAGGAGTATAAGGATGCTGGTAAGCAGGTAATTTTTACAAGAGATACACATCCTGAGAATTACTTAGAAACATACGAGGGTAAGCATCTTCCTGTTACTCACTGTGTAAAGAATACTGTTGGTTGGCAGATTTCAGATAAGTTAGATTTTGATATTGAGAACGATATTCTGATTGATAAGCCTACTTTTGGTTGGTTAAACTGGAAGGATTTTGGATTTGAAAGCGTTGAGGTTTGCGGATTATGCACCGACATCTGTGTGGTTTCAAATGCACTTATTATCAGAGCAAATTATCCTGAAATTGATATTACAGTAGATGCAAGTTGCTGTGCAGGTGTTACACCTGATACCCATAGTGCTGCATTGGCAACTATGAAGATGTGTCAGATTGAAGTGATTGGAGAGTAGAATATGATTAAAATTAATGGTGATGAAGTAAAAATTGAGCATTTCCCAGACGGAACACAAAGGTTAAATATAAAAAATATATATGAATCAGATTATGCTGATAATAATATTGAATGGTTTTATGAAAAAGAGGAAGAGTTGTCAACATTAATATACATCACAAGACATATTAAAAATCTTCCTTATGTTGGATTATTAAATCTTTATATGTATTATTTGCCAAATGCTAGAATGGATAGAATTCATGAAGATTCTGAGGTATTTACATTAAAAAGTTTTGCTGATGTTATTAATTGGTTAGATTTTGATTACATTGAAATTTTAGATGTCCATAGTAATGTTGGAAAGGCACTTATAAATAATGCAAATTTTGTAAATCCAAAACAATACATTGAAAAGGCAATTGAATGGGCTGAAGATGAAATTGTTGAAGAGGATGAAAATGCGTCACCAGAAACCGTTCTTTATTTTCCAGATGCAGGTGCAGCTAAGAGATATTCAGATCTATTTTCAGAACTTCCATATTGTTATGGTGAGAAGAAAAGAGACTGGAAAACTGGAAAGATTCTTGGGCTAGATATTAAAACAAATGGCATTGATTTAACTGATAAATTAGTGTTAATGATTGATGATATTATCGCATATGGCGGTTCACTTTATTATAGCGCAGAAGAATTAAAGAAACATGGTGTAAGTAAGATTTATGCGTATGCGACACATACAGAGAATTCAATTCTTGATAAAGAAAAAGGAACATTGATCAAGTCTTTGGAGAATAATACAGTAAACAGATTATTTACTACAAACAGTTTGTTTAATGGTAGTCATGAAAAAATTACAGTTATGGAGGTTTAAAATTATGGATAACACAATGGCTTTATTACTTAGTGATACTTATAAGCAGTGTCATGATCGTATGTATCCAAAGGGATTAACTAAGTTAGTTTCATATTGGGTGCCTCGAAAATCAATGTTAGAGAATCAGAATGAAATGGTTTTCTTTGGATTACAGGCATTTATCAAAGAATATTTAATGGGATATTTTCAGAAAAATTTCTTCGATTTATCGGAAGATGAGATGCTAACTCTTTATACAGATTCGATGGATGTACAGATTGGTAGAGATAATTACGACTTAGAGAAGATTGTGGAACTTCACAGACTTGGTTATCTGCCACTTGAAATTAGAGCTTTACCAGAAGGAACACTTGTACCAATGGGAGTTCCTTGTATTGAAATTACCAATACAGATGACAAATTTGCATGGCTTGTTCAGTGGATTGAGTGTATCCTTCAAGTTGAATTATGGAAGCCTTGCTGTCATGCAACTATTGGTCATATGTATCGTGAGATTGCAGATTATTGGTATAACAAAACAACAGACGGTTTACCTGGCAATATGGCTTGTGCTGATTTTGGTATGAGAGGTATGTCTTGTATGGACGAAGCTACAAGATGTTCTGCTTCATGGTTATTATCTTTCAATAAGACTTCAACTATTCCTGCCATTACATATATTGATAAATATTACAATGCTGATTGTAAGAATAATGGTATTGGAATTGGTGCAGTATCAACAGAACATTCCGTAATGGGAGCAAATTACTCAATTGATGGTGATGAGATTACATTTGTTAAGAGATTGCTTACAGAATTATATCCAAATACTTCATTCAGTATGGTTTCAGATACTTATGATTATTGGAATATGGTAAACAATATTCTTCCACAGTGCAAGGAAGAAATTATGAACCATAATGGCAAGTTACTTGTTCGTCCTGATAGTGGTGATATTGTAGAGATTTCAGTCAAGACAGTAGAAAGATTATGGGATATTTTTGGTGGTTCTATCAACGGTAAGGGTTATAAGGTGTTAGATCCTCATATTGGTATTATCTATGGTGACGGATGTACTCTTTCTAATGTAGAGACTATTTGGAGAGAGTTAGAAAAGCGTGGATTTGCAGCTAATAACATTGCTTATGGTGTAGGTGCATTTTGTTTTACAGCTATTGTCGAGAATGGAAAGATGATTGTTGTTACAAGAGATACTTTTGGAATTGCAATGAAGGCTACTTATGGAGTTATTGATGGTAAGAAGCTTATGATCTTCAAAGATCCGAAGACTGATACAAGCCATTTAAAGAAATCTCATAAGGGGTGTTGCAAAGTATATGAAGAAGATGGAGAACTGAAGTGTCAGGATCAGTTACTCGATATGAACGAAGATAGTTTGCTTACAACTGTATTCAAGAATGGAGAATTAGTAAGAGAGGATACATTTGAGGACATTAGGAACAGAATGTATGGAGGAAAGTAATATGGATTTTTATCTTCAAGCCAATAATTCCTACAATAGATTAGAGGAAGAATTTAAGAAATATGGCAGACTTATCTTTTGTGTAGATTTCGATGATACGATTTATGACTTCCATAAGAAGGGTAGGACATATGAGAATGTCATTAATCTTTTACAAAGATGGGAGAATTATTCAGAGATAATTATTTTTACTGGGAATGGTGAAGATAAATACGGAATGATTGAGCAGTATCTAAAGGACAACAATATCAAGTATAGAGGTATCAATTGTGACGCATCTGTAGCTTTTGCAGGTAGAAAAATATATGCAAATGTTTATATTGATGACAGAGGCGGTTTAATTCAGGTATACAATGAATTACTTACATTGATTGAGAAGATTGAAAAAGGAGAGATAAAGCATGAGTAATTTTGACGCAAAGACAGTAAAGAACGAAGTAGTGCAGTGGATTAAAGACTGGTTTGATAAGAATGGCAAGGATTGTAATGCAGTAGTTGGAATTTCAGGTGGTAAGGATTCAAGTATTGTAGCTGCTCTGTGTGTAGAAGCTCTTGGAAAAGATAGAGTAACTGGAGTGCTTATGCCGAATGGAGAACAGTCGGATATTGATATGGCTAGAAAACTTGTTGAGTTCTTAGATATTAGAAATTTTGAAGTGAATATCAAAGATGCAGTATGTGGTGTATTAAATAATCTTCCTTTTAATGGGTATGATGTTTCTGAGCAGACTGCCACGAATCTTCCTGCACGTATTAGAATGGCAACTTTATATGCAATCAGTCAGTCTATGTATGGTCGTGTTGCGAATACATGCAATCTTTCAGAGGATTGGGTAGGTTATGCTACCAGATATGGAGACGCAGCAGGTGATTTCAGTCCGTTATCACAGCTTACGGTTTCAGAAGTTAAGGCTATTGGTCGTGAATTAGGACTTCCATCTGAATTAGTAGATAAGACACCTACTGACGGTCTTTGTGGGAAGACTGACGAGGATAATCTTGGATTTACTTATGATACTCTTGATAAATATATCAGAACAGGAAAAATTAATGATGAGAATGTAAAAGCGAAAATTGATTTAATGCATGAGAAGAATTTGTTCAAACTTCAGCTTATGCCTTCATTCTATCCAAATTTCTAAAAAATATATACTATATATAGTGACAAATAAAGATAAATAACCACTATATATAGTGTTAAATTGAAAGCGATATTTCTTTTGGTTGTAGGAGGTGAGGCAGTGAAAATTAAAGATAAAATACGAGATAAATTAAGACAGTGGTTATTTTCAGAAGAATTATCAAAGTTTGAAACAGCAGAACAAAACTACAAAGAGGCTGAAGACTTATATAGCAGATCAGCAGGATATCTTAACGCTGCAAAGGATGAGTACACATGGTCATTAAAGATGGTCGATGATTGTCATAAGTTAATAAATTCTATGATGGATGTTGGAACAGATGTAGGTTTTTGTTCTGATGATCATTCGTGGGCGGTTGTGTGTATTAAAGGTCATCCAGAATATGTGAAATTTATTCCATTGTCTCATAAAGACACACGAGGTGTATTGGATTTTCTGAAACATTTTAAGTATTCAGATAGAGTTGTAGATTCTCCATTTGCGTTTAGAGATATGATTGATCATTGTATTATGGAAAATTCATTTTTTGAAAAATAAAGTTATAATGAAATTTTGGTTTCTTGGCTTGTCACGAAACTAAGTAACAATGTAGATATAATTTTATAAGAAAGGAAAATATAGTCTCATGAGTTAAAGGTGCGCACCACTATCGGTAAGAGACTATTAAAGTATTAGAGTTATTTGCTGGCACACGTTCAATTGGCAAAGCTTTTGAAGCAAGAGGTCATGAAGTGTACAGCGTAGAATGGAATAAAGATTTTGAAAACATTGATTTATATGCAGATATTAGTCAAGTAACTGCACAAGATATCTTAGAAAAGTTTGGTCATCCCGATGTTATCTGGGCATCGCCTGACTGTACAACGTTCAGTATTGCTGCAATAAGTCATCATAGAAGAAAGAATCCTGAGACTGGTAATCTTGATCCAATCAGTGATTATGCAAAATTCTGTGATGCAACTGATCAGCATGTCGTTTCTTTAATCAAAGAATTAAACCCAACTTATTATTTTATTGAAAATCCTCGTGGTGGTATGAGAAAGATGACTTGGATGCAAGACCTTCCACGATATACGGTTACATATTGTAAATACGGTGATACTCGGATGAAGCCTACAGATATTTGGACTAACCATCCGAAACCAAAATTTCTGCCTATGTGTAAGAATGGAGATCCATGTCATGTATCAGCTCCAAGAGGAAGTAGAACAGGCACACAAGGATTAAAAGGAGCAAAAGAAAGAAGTGTAATACCACAGAAATTGTGTGAACACATTGTAGATATTTGCGAAGAAGGACTTGCTGAAAATAATTTACATGACAAGTGTAAGTCGTGTGATAACAAGTGGTCTTCATTTGAATGTGATATGTGTGAAAATTTCGACATGTATGAGAACAAAAAAGAGAATAATGAGGTGTAACTGATAATTTGTAAAACTCCAACCTCTGAAATGCCCTAAAATCAAGGCTTTCAGAGGTTGAAAAAGCCAAGGAAAACCACGTTTCTTTTGGTTGTGAAAGTAGGTGAAAATTATGAAAAGTGATTTTTCAATAGATAATAAACCTGAATTAAGAGATTGCCCCTTCTGTGGCAATGAAGCATATCTTATTGGTTTGTTTGTACCATGCGATGATGGTGAGATAAATGAATATCAGGTTGGGTGTGAAGAATGTGGAATACATTTTAATCAGTCTTGGGAGTATGACACAATTGTAGATTTATGGAATGGAGAATATTACAAGAATGAACAAGAGACAGAAAAAGAAATTTATTAAGAAAAATATGGTAAAGCTAAGAAAGATACATCCAAATGAAGGTGATGTTGTAGTTCTTCAGTGGAATCCAGATAGTGAATATATAGATTTTGACACCATTGTTGAGTTCTATAAAGCTTGGGAGAATGCAGGGATTTTTGATAAATGTGGAGCTGCTATTGTCCCATGTGATTTTAAGATTTTCAACAAGGAAGACGCTCAGATATATATTAACAAGTTACAGAGTATTGTGGATCAGATGGGAGAATAAATGATTAGTCGAGTGGATATAGAAAGTACGGATGTTGGTGAAAAGAAATATTATCTTGTAACTCCTGAAGGTCTAATATTTCATGAAATTCCATTTGAAGAAATACACAACTTAACAAGAGAAGTATGGGTATCAACCTGCCCTTGTTGTGGTGGAATTCAAGGATATTATTATTCAAAAAATGAAGCCAAACAAAATAGCAAATTTTGTGTTCAATGTAGTCGTACTCATTTGTTTTTAGCAAAGAAATACAAAGGGTATTATAAACAGAATGTAAATTTTAGATTATTAACAAAGGGTTATAAGGAATATAAAGGAGTTAAATATCCTTATATGAATATTCATGGTTAGAGGAAAGAAGCATTTTTCTTTGGAGTTTTGGAAAAATAAGAGAGAATACATAGGTGACGACATTAAATTATAAGGAGATATGTTTTATGCGAAGAAAAGATAAAAAATTTAAAATCCAATACAAAGTCGATGATAAGGTATTGTCTTTGAGGTTCGAGACAATACGGGATTTTTTAGAAACCGATTTCCCTAAGAATAATAATCCAATGTCACCTACAAACGATACGGAATTATTATCCGTAACTTGGCACAAGCAACCGCTATTTGAAAGATGTTTTAAATTAGGTGAAGTAAAAACGCTTTTAAAAGATTTTAATCCTACAAAATTACTTAGGAAAGAAATCTATTCAATAGAAGAAGTCAGAGATAAAGTAAAAGATGTTTTATTTGAGAAAGATAAAAGACTTGCAAAAGTAGATTTTGATGGAGATTTGATTAAAGGTAATAGTCAAAGATACCAGACATTTTTTACGAAGGGTTGTAAATGTGCAATTTGTGGGATTGAAGGAAAATATTTTGCAAAAGAAAGACATTTACAGGATAAGAGTTATCATCTGAATTTATATGCAGTCGATGATAATGGTGAAGAAATTTTAATGACAAAAGATCATATTTTACCACGTTCAAAAGGTGGTATTGATGATATTAGTAACTATCAAACAATGTGTAAGCTTTGTAATGAAGCAAAAGGTAACAAATTTGAAGATTAAATAAGAAAGGAAAAATAGAAAAGTTCCTATAGGATAAAGTGCGCACTACTTACTAAGGTAAGAGGAACTTGGAGAACAAAGAAAGAGCATTAGCACATGTAGAAAAGATTGAGTGGATCAGACCGATTGAAGGAGCTGATAATATTGAACTTATTGGAGTTTTAGGATGGGTTTGCATCGCTAAGAAGGACGAGTTTAATGTAGGAGATATGGCTGTTTATATTGAAATTGACAGCAAGTGTCCTGAAACAGATGAAAGATTTGCATTTTTAGCAAATAAGAAATTCAAAGTTAAGACTATGAAACTTGGCAAGTTCAAGGTAATTAGCCAGGGATTAGCCCTACCATTAACACTTTTCCCAGAATTACAGGATAAAAATATTGGTGATGATGTTACAGAAGTTTTGAAGATTACATATGCTTCTGAAGAGGATGCTGCAAGAAAGACCAATAAGGTTGATCCAAATGCTAAATATAAGTCAATGGCAAAGCGTAGACCAAAGTTATTTGCTAACCCAATTATAAGAAGAATCATGAGATACAGCATTGGTCGTAAGATTATGTTTCTGTTGTTTGGTCGTAAGAAAGATAATCCAAAGAAGTTCCCAGATTGGATTGTCAAAACAGATGAGACGAGAATTGAGAATGCACCATTTTATCTTCAGAGTACAGAAAAGTGGATTAAGACTGAGAAATGCGATGGCACAAGCTGCACATTTGCAGTTGATAGATTGAAGAAGGGCAAGAACAAATTTGATTTTATCGTATGCAGTAGAAATGTAAGACAGGCTGATAGAGAACAGGCTTGTTATCACGAGTCAAATATTTATTGGGAATTGGCTGATAAATATGACATTGAAAAGATTCTTACACAGTTTGCAACAGAGAAAAATTATAACAGAGTTGTGTTACAAGGTGAAGGAGTTGGCTCAGTTCAGGGCAATCCATATAAGCTTACGGAGAATAAGTTATTTGTATTCAATCTGATTATTGATGGTACAAGACTTGGAACTGTAGAAATGGCTGATTTCTGTAAGAGTCATGGATTAACAAGTGTGCCAATTATTGATACGGCTTATGAGTTACCTAAGACTATGGAAGAGATGAAACTTGAGGCAGACGGATATAGCGAATTAAACCCAAAGGTTAAGAGAGAGGGTTTTGTGTACAGAAGTATTGATGGTCAGAAGAGTTTCAAAAATGTTTCGAGAGAGTATTTATTAAAACACAACGGATAGGAGTTATTTATGAATAAACCTACACTATGGATCATGTGCGGTTTGAGTGGTAGTGGCAAGTCAACCATTGCCGCTCATATTGCCAATGAGAATCCAAATACAATAATCGTATCATCAGACGCAATTCGTGAAGAATTGACTGGTAATTACGAAGACCAAGAACATAATGAAGAAGTATTTAAAATTTTTCATAATAGAATTCGCAAGAATTTGGAGGATAAAAAGAATGTAATTGCAGATGCAACTAATCTGACTATGAAATCTCGTAGAGCAATTATGAGGAAAGTAAATGGTCTTGAAGTACATAAAGTATGCGTGATTATTCCAAAGCCATTTGAACAGTGTAAGATTGATAATAAAAATCGTAAGCATCCTGTTCCAGATGAAGTGTTAGATAAGCAGATTAAGAGATTTCAGATTCCGTTCAAGGAAGAGGGTTTTAATGAGATTATTATTCATAGATTTCATAATACTAATGCAATGACCACAGGTGAATTGATTGCTAAAATGAAAGATTTTGACCAGAAGAATCCTCATCATACTATGACTTTAGAAAATCATTGCTTTAATACATATGATTTATTTACAGAAAAAGGGTATAAAGCTGAATACAATATGGGAGCAGTTCTTCATGATTATGGCAAATTGTATTGCCAGACCATTGATGGAAATGATATTGCTCATTACTATGATCACCCATCTGTCGGTTGTTATTTGGTTTTAGAGAATTTAATGGAAGGGTTTAATAAGGCTGTCTTAGATATATGTTTCCTTATCAATTACCATATGATGCCCTTTAATTGGGATACCAATAAAGCAAAGCAGCGTTGGAAAGAAAGATTTGGAGAATATAAATATAAGATGCTTTTAGATTTCAATGAATGTGATAAAGCGAGGTAGTTATATGAGCAGTATTTCAGTTGGTGAATTGAAATCTATTCTCGAAAATTATCCAGACGATTACGAAGTTGTTATGAATATTAAGCACAAATATCCAATATCTAAGGAAGAAGGCATTAAAGGTTGGGATGCTTATATCAATGGAGTAAAAATGGACAATGATTTTCGAGAAGTAAGATTGATGAATTAGGAGAATAAATATGTGTAATCGTTGTAATTATGACTCACCTGACAATCAGATATATATTGATCCACTGACGAATGAATATTATTTAGACATAGAAACATCTGAATGGGATGAATACGATGATGGATTTGTTCATCAGAGAGAATATATTTCATATTGTCCTTGGTGTGGAAGAAAATTAGAAGAATAAAATACAAGAGGTGATTTGATGAGATGCAGAGATTGTCCTTATGGGATTGAAGATTTTACATTAAGAACAGAAATGTATAAATCTGTATATGGTGAATATCCAGATGAAGATAGAGCCAATCAATCAGAACAGTTTGTTTGGTGTGATAAAGTTGGTGGTAAAGTATATTCTTTTGGTCATTGTAGTGATTGGTATGAACAAGACGAAGAAAATTATAAGAATCATTCTAAGAAAAAGAGAATAAATAAACGTGAGAGATATTTGAAACATCAGAATCACCTCAGATATTTATATGAAACTGTTGGTGGTTATTATCCAACGCCTGTTAGATATGTGGATGAAATATGGATTAAGGGTATTGGTTATATTAAAAATCCAAAGCCATATTATCAGAGATTGTATCGTGGTAAGAAAAGTAAATATTTAAAACAGTTATCTAATAGGAAAATACGTAAATATAAAGGTAAGTTGCATAATGGCTATCAGCACGTCCATAAAATTTTTGATTGGTGGAATGAATTTTGTTAGGAGAATAAATATATGAAGATAGAGTTAATCAAATTAAAATTCAATGATACTTGTGCATATAAGTATAAGCCATTTAAGTATTGTTGTGATGAAATTCAAAATGATAAAGCTATTGTATTTACAGGTGAAGATTTGGTATGCAACGATACATTTGGATTAGTAGTAAGAGATTCAGATGACAATATAATTCCTCAATTTTGTAATTCATACACAGAAACATTTAACTCTTGGGGTGATGAGTATGAGCAGATAGATAATTATCCAATTCAATTTTGCCCTCACTGCGGAGAGAAGATTGAGATTTCAGTCGTAGATGAGATAGATGTATCTGATAAGTATAATGAATTATCTAAGCAGCGTGAGGAATTGTGGAAGAAATGTCAGAAAACAGATAGTAAAAAGAGAGAATCTGAGTTAAGAGAACAGGTTAGAAAGCTTGATAATCAGATTGACAGTTTCTATTGGTTAGATGAGTGGAAAGGAGAATATTAAGATGGCAGACAGACTATTACATGAGAGCGATGTGATTAGAGTAATTGACAAACATACAAATGATGAAGGTAAACTAGATAATGATATTAGTTGCATTCTCGAAGAATTATATCCTATATCTTTGCAAATGGTATTGGACAGAATAGAGGATAAACCAGTGCAGAAACAGAAACGAGTTCAGTTATTCGAGAATGAAGATGTCGTTTTAGAGCAGCGTGGCAACAGATATTATTTATCTCTGTACGATGATAAAGGAAAATTCCAGAGAGAAGTAACTATTGATGTGAAAGACGATTACAAAGTTGGACTTGGGAATGGCAAGTAAATTCAGGTTTCCTTTGGTAACAAAGAGAGAATATTAAAGCAAGGAGGTAAGAAAAATTGAAGAGACAGATTCGTAGAGGTGTTTTCGAGACAAATTCAAGTAGTCAACATTCGCTTTGTATTATGAAAAATAATGAGCGTTATACACCAGATGAGATTGCAAGGGACTTTTATTTGTGGGATGACAAAGAAACTGGCGAGAAAGATTGCGAATGGCATATTTGGGATCATGATATGGAGTTTGGCAGAAGTCCATTTAGAGCATTAGGTAATTTTCATGACAAGTGGTTGTATGCTTGTGCTTCATTGGTGCATGAGTATAATGATGAGAATTATAAGAAACTTGAAGCACTTGCATTAAAATATGTTCCTGGTCTTAAAAAGATTATTATTCCGATGATTTCAGATTCAGTCGCTGATAAAAATCATCCAGAAAATAAAGATAGTGATTATGCACAGGAATATGGTAAGACAGAGGATGAGCTTAACGAATGGCTTGAACAGAAAGAAAAGGATTGGGGAATTGACACAATCGAATATTGGGAAACCGACAATGGATATTTTCATTTTGAGAAACCATGTACAGGATATGTTGATGTAGATATACTTAGTGGTTTCCTTAAAAAAGAGAATATATCATTAGAGGAATATCTAACAAATAAGAAATATGTTGTTATTCAAGATGGTGACGAATATGGATATTTTGGAGATATGAAACGTAGTGGTTTGATTAATTTGGATGCTATTGATCATGAGTATCCAAGAGCATATGGAACGGAGGATTAATTTATGAAGAGACAGATTAGACGTGGAGTTTATGAAACTAATTCATCAAGCACACATTCACTTACAATGTGTAGTGAGGAAGAATTTGAACAGTGGAAGAATGGTGAACTTCTTTTTGATGAATGGGGTTATGAGTCATTTGTAAAAGCAAATAGTTTATCAGATGATGATAAGAAATATGCAGCACAAGACTATGAAAATCACAAAGATGATTTTTCTAAAGATTGGTCAGACTTGTCAGAATCTGCGAAAGAAAAGTATTATAGCAAATACGCAAAAGAGAACAATATTGTAGACGAGGATGCTAAAACCTATGAGGAGTGGCAGCACGATGATCTTGAAACATTTGTAAATAGATATACAAGTAAAAGTGGAGATAAAATTGTTGCGTTTGGTAAGTATGGATACGATGGTTGATTTAATTTAGGAGGATTTTAAGAATGGAATTATTAGGAAGATACATAAATGGTAACTTTAAAACCACAATTTTGAGCGATGGAACAAAGATCAGAGAAACAGAAGATGATGAGTTTTTGCCAACTTTTGCAGAGAATATGGATATAAAAATTTGTAATTTTTGCGATATGGGATGTCCATTCTGCCATGAAGGTAGCACAACAGATGGAAAATTTGGAGATATTTTGAATGAGAAATTCATTAACACACTTCATCCGTATCAGGAAGTTGCTCTTGGTGGCGGAGATGCTACAAGTCATCCTGACTTAATTCCATTTTTACAGAAACTCAAAGATAGAAAAGTTATTGTAAACATGACGGTAAATCAGATTCATTTTGAGAAAAAACAAGAACTTATTAAAAAGCTTGTTGATGAAAAACTTATCTATGGTCTTGGTGTATCACTTGTAAATCCCACAGAAAAATTTATCGAACTTATTAAGAAATATCCAAATGCGGTTATTCATGTAATCAACGGGGTATTAAAGCCATCAGACGTAGAAGCTTTGGAGAATAATAATCTGAAGATGCTGATTCTTGGTTATAAACATTTAAGACGTGGTGATGATTTTTATTCAGAAGATCATGAAAACATTATTGTAAAGCAGAATTGGCTATATGAAAATCTTGCAGATATTATTGAGAAATTTAAGGTAGTTAGCTTTGATAATCTTGCCATCGACCAATTGAATGTTAGAAGATTGATGTCTGATGATGAATGGAATGAGTTCTATATGGGCGATGATGGAACAATGACTTACTACATCGACATGGTTGAGCGTAAATTTGCAAAAAGCTCAACGGCGGCATTTGATAAGAGATATGACTTATTGGATTCAGTAGATGATATGTTCCAGAAGATTTTATCTGAGTAACTTCACAGGAAAGCAACATATCCTTGGATTTTAAGAGAATAATACATTGGAGGTGAAAATATGTATCAGAATTGTTGTAAGAAATGTGGAAGCATTTCACTACATACAGAAGTAAAAGGCAATAACACAGGACTTTATTGTGATGATTGCGGCGCATGGATCAAATGGCTTGGTAAAGATGAATTGAGAGCTTTTGAACATTCTATGAGAGAAGCAACAAAAGAAGAAAACGAAGCTGTTGATAAGTATTTAGAAAGCATATCAGAACCAACAGGTTACAATATATATGAAGATTCAACAATTATTGAAAGACTTAACAGGTTTATAGATGGTATTGATGAAGCTATTGATAGCGTATACGACAATCCAACGGCAGAACACGACAAACTTATCTATAATAACGCATATGCTTTTGCTTTAGAAAAATGTAAAACAGGTATTCAGAATATCATTGAAGGTAGAGAATTTAATGATTCAGAAGAGTCGCAGTAAACCAATCTTTCTTTTGAAAATTTTTAATCATATCTAAGCCATTCGGCTATGGGAATCCCAGTAAATAAGAGAATAAAATATAAGAAAGGTGGTGAAAAGTAGTGCATCCAAGTGATTTTTTTGAAAATTGCTCATTGAGGATTGGAATTGATACGTTTGAAATTTTTGATGAAGATTTGAAACAAAAATTAAAAAATATTCACCCTAAAAATTTCTTAAAAACAAAAATCACCTTACCTGTTTATAAGATAAATCTATCTTATGTGACAGAAAAAGGAAATTACAAGACAGTTGATAGATATACTGTAATGGATTCGGAGTCAGATGATGAGTATGTAGATTTTTGGATAGATATGTTTATTCAGGATTATAACAAAGATAATCCAAATCATAAAATGACAAAATGTGAAGTCAACAGTATTGAACGAATCTGTGAGGCTGTGCTACCACTTGGTTAGTTTTTCACCATATGTATTTAATACCTTTGATTAGCAAAGGTTGTCACAATGATTCATAAGACGGATCATTGGTTTATATGAATCGAAAAAGTAATGTGATAGTGACGTAAAAAGACACTCACTAAGTATGGCTTTACCTCATTGAAATGAAATAAATTTCAGTGAGGAAAGTACATATTGGTACAGAAAGCTAATACAATTGAAGAATTATTACAGGATTGTCCTGTAAACTCAATAATAGGAGATAACTTAATAAGAGCATGGTCAAAAATTAACAGTCCTAAATATAAAAAAATCGTATGTTCCATTTCAGGTGGATCAGATAGTGATGTAATGTTGGATATTGTTTGGAGATGTGACAAGGATAATAAAGTTACATATGTTTGGTTTGATACTGGCTTGGAGTATCAAGCCACAAAAGACCATTTAAAGTATTTAGAGAATAAATATAATATAGAAATCAAACCATATAAAGCAATTAAACCAATTCCATTATCGTGCAAACAATATGGTCAACCGTTTATAAACAAACAAGCTGCTGAATACATAGATAGACTTCAAAGACATGGTTTTAAATGGGAAGATAAATTGTTTGATGAATTATATAAGGAATATCCAAAATGTAAAGCTGCTTTGCTGTGGTGGTGTAATTTAAAGAAATCGAATGCTTTTAATATTGCAAATAATAAATGGCTTAAAGAGTTTATTATTGAAAATCCACCAACATTTAAAATTTCATCAAAATGTTGTCAGTATGCAAAAAAGGATGTTTCTCATAAATTAATAAAAGAAAATACATATGAATTAAATATAGTTGGTGTGAGAAGAGCAGAAGGCGGTGTTAGAGCCACATCCTATAAGTCGTGTTTTAGCGAAGGCGATGAAGGATGCGATAATTATAGACCTCTATTTTGGTATAAAGATTCTGACAAAATTGATTATGAAAACGCTTATAATGTTGAGCATTCAGATTGTTATGTTGTTTATGCCTTACCAAGAACAGGTTGTGCAGGTTGCCCATTTGGAAGAGATTTTGAGAATGAGCTTGAAATTATTCAAAAATATGAACCAAAACTTTATAAGGCTGTTAATAATATTTTCGGAGATTCTTACGAATATACAAGGAAGTATCGTGAATTCGTAAAGAAAATGAATGAAAGTAGAGAATAAATAATTAGAGGAGACAATGACAAGGAAACAATTATTAAAAGAAAAAGAAAATTTAAAGTATAAACTATCAGTTATAAATAAGGTATTGAAGCAAGATAATATAGAAAATCCAAAATATTTTATTCTTGATACAACTCCGTGGCATCATGATATTTTGTGGCAAATTGCAGATATTATCAGAACCTCTCCAATAGTTAATAAAAATTATCCTTATGGATATGATTGTAACATTTGTGAAGAATGTGGAAATGAATGCTCTACGGATGGAGATGACATAGATTGTAATTGGGCATTTGTAGAATATTTTGAAAAAGAACTTCGTGAACGAGGTTATTACGAAGGTAGAGCATGAAGAATTTAGAAGATGTAATACCTTCAAGGTGGATTTTGATTTGAAAGGAGAGAATATATTGAGACGAAGATTAAATGGTAATGTACACACAGGACTAGGAAATTCATCACCTGAAATATTTAACAATGAATGGACAGATAATGATAAGTTTAATAATGCTGTAAAAGCATTCTTTGACGATATATTAAAATCAGTAAAAGATTTTGAGAAAATTGGTGGCTTTGAGTTTAGCATGAGTTTACGAAAAGATGGATTTAGGATTTTATTTGGTATAGAACCTACATATAAATATGATCCATATATCTGTTATTGCCTCGATAGTAACAAGGATGAAATTTATATCCATAAGGGTAAAGCTAATGGATATTATGGTTCTGATATTGTTATAGATAATGAACTGAATTATAGAGATGGTATGTGTACAAAAGAATTTAAAGATTGTATTGACATGCATTATGACAAACTTATGAGATGTATAAGTAGATGAGATGAAATTTCGATTTCTTGCGAATGAAAGGAGAATATACATATGAATGAAGAAATTAAGAATGACGAAGTAGAAGAAGTTAATCCAGTAGATGAGTATTTAAATGATTATAAAGAACAGAAACTTGCTGAATTTTGTGTTCAGAAAGATAAAGAGATTGCAAACCGTAAGGAAGAAAGACAGAAACTCATGGAACAGATTTCAGATATGAAAGTTACGGTTAAGCAGCATGACGAAACATGGAATAATATGGATAGTTTGTATGCCAAGATTAAGAAATTATCTGTAAATGATTATTTGAAGTTATATCATATGATGAATAACGATATTGCAGGAAATTACTCAACAATTACAACTGTACTTCCTGGTTATGTTGGTATCAATGGTAATCGGTAAAGTAAGAGTACATGAAACTGACATTTCTTGGTGTAGATTGGAGAATATTATTATGGATAATATGTTTTTGGTACAGTATGAACCATTAACAACAAGAATAGGAAGAGTTTTGTCTTTAGCTTTTGAACCAAAACCAACTCAAGAAATGATTGAGAATTTTTATGATGAGGTAAACGCTTCTGATTTTTATCATAATTCAATCGTTCTTGTGGTTAAAGCAAAAAGTATAGATGAAATTAGAGAACAGGTTATTGGAACTTTTAATGTTTTATATGGAAAGTAATAGAGAATATATAGTTGGAGGTGAGAAATGTGATTCAAGTAATTGAGACTAATTTGAGTATTGATAAAGATAATATCATAAGAGATCATCAGTCACGAATTGTTGAAGTTGAAGATTGGGATACATATTGCAAAGCATTTGAAAAATATAATGGTGAAGCTGTTTATTTTAAGTCAAAGACTATGCCTGGCAACAGTATCTTATCAAATTGTACAATGGCAGATTTGATATATGATGACATTCATCTATCTTGTATGGTTTTACATCAATCGGGTTTTATTACGAAGAAACTTGCATATAGAATTGTTTTATAATCTATGATTCATTCAAATCACAATTCCCAATAAAAATGAAAATCGAATAGAGAATAAACATATAAAGGAGAATTTTATGTCAGAAGAAGTAATTAAAATTTTAGACGCTCTTGCAGAAAAGTTTGGTCTTGCAATTGACTGGGCTTCTGCAAATGTACTTCCATATTTACAGCAACTATGTGGTAAGTATGTTACATATGAAATTGCAACAAGTGTTGTATGGATGTTAATTGGTATTTGTCTACTGTTCATTGGAAAATATGTGATTGAAAAAGCAAAATATTGTTGGGGAAAGTATAATGAAGACTGGCATTCGTATTATGATTTGGCTACTATTTGGCTTGGAATCTTGGCAGGATGTGCAATTGTTGGAGGAATTATTGTTATTTTATGTCAGACATTTGATATTGTTACATGTATTACATTTCCTGAGAAGATTATCATTAAAGAACTACAGTCGGTTTATTCGAGTTTAAAATAAATCACTGTTTCATTCGGATTTTGAGGAGGTAGATAATATGAAATATAGAGTGAGATTTGATGGATATGTAAAAGTGGACTGTAAAGAAAACGAAGATGTATATGAAATAATAGAGAATAGTTTTAAAAATGCAGAATCAACATTAGAAGAAAATGAACACATTTCTGTTGCAGAATTATATGATTTAGAGGCAGAAGAGCTTGATTAAAACAAACACAAGTGAATCAAAATCGAACAGAGAATAAATAAGTGAGGTGAGAAAGTGCCTACAGGTTATACAGCATATATAAAAGATGGAGATATTACAACAGGAAAAGACTTTTTAAAGCTTTGTCTTAGAAATTTTGGTATAGCTATTAATATGAGAGATGAGCCATTATCAAAACCAGTTTCAACTCAGTTTGAGCCTGATCCATATTATAAGAAAGATTATGAGAAAGCGGTCGAGATTCGTAATAAATATAGACAAATGACTTTTGAGGAAGCGAAGAAAAAACTTATTGAAAAGCATAAAAAAGATATAGAATCAGCAAGAAAGTCTCTTGATAAATATATTGCAGAAGATGAGCGATATATGAAAGTTAGAGATGAAATTGAAAAATGGATTCCACCAACATCTGAACATGAAAATGTTAAAAAGTTTGCATTAAATCAAATTGATATATCGCTAAATACAGATATAAGAGAATATTACAATAAGGAATTAAACAAAGACTTAGACATTAGCGATGAAGCAGTTTATTCGTATATGAATGATATTAATGAGTTTTATGAAGATGATGTTACTAGAGCATATAAAAGATGGCAGGAAGAATTGAAGATAACTGCTGATAAAAATATGTGGATGAAACAATTCTTAGATAGTTTAGAGAATATCTAATCAGTTTTGAACAAATCAGTTCAAAAATTCCAAAACAAATGTCATGAATAATATATAAAATCCGTGACAAACAAGAGAATAAGTTAGTGGAGGAGAATATGTTGGTCGTTTTAATGAGTGTTCGTATTATTGGAGCAGCAATTGCTATTTACATTCATTGTAGAGATGGAACAATGGAACAGGCTTTAAAATATGGTGATGGTGTTAGATGGGCAAAACCATCAGATGTTATATTTCAGGATTGTTTATTATGGGAAGTCCAATTAATAATCTACATGATGAGTTTTATAGAAGACAGTATAAATAGTCAATTCAGTAAATATTTTCAGTGAACAAATTGTTCAAAATTTCCAGTAAACAAGAGAATAAATGCAGAAGGCATTTGTATGGGTGGAATAACAGCATACCCTTGGGCTTGTGCGCTCAAAAATCACTGTTGAAGATAGATTTTTACATAAATTTATTTTCTGTGTTCCGTCCGTTTGGACGTTTAGATAGATTGTTTTATTAACAATATTTATATAAATTTTTTAATTTTAAGGAGGACATTTTTAAATGGCAGAGACAACAACAAAGGAAACAAATTTAAGACAGGCAAATGCAAAGGCAACAGCAGTAGGTGTAGTTAGTGAGAAGGATCTGAAGATTGTAACAGAGGATGGAAAGAATAAGGTAACAGGTCATATTACAGTTAAGACTTCTGATGTGAATTTCGTTAAGTACAACGTCAATGTAAATGAGAAGACTAAGGCAGGTGCTGATAACAAGACTTATGCAGGTATTCAGACAGTAATGAATGAGTACAAGTCTATTGCAGAAGTTGGCGAGGAAGAGGCTACAAAGGTTAAAGTAACTGGTGATATTAGCCCATTCACAGGTAAGAATGGTGAGAAGATTGTATCTTACAAGAGCAATTTCTTCAATAGATTAAAGGCTGATGAGGATTACGAGCCACACGCAGAGTTCGCAGTCGAGGTATTCATTTCTGGTATCAATCCTGAGCTTGATGCTGATGGTGTTGAGACAGGAAGAATCGTAGTAAGTGGATGGATGCCTACATATAACGGAATTGAGCCAATCGACCTTGTGGCAGAGGGTGAAGTAGGACAGGCTGTTGATTCAGGATTCGAGGTAGGACAGACAGTAGAGTTCTATGGAGATATTATCAATAACAGAATTGAGACTGTTACAGAGATTCCAGTTAAGATTGGTAAGCCAAGAAAGAAGGTATCTGTAGAGATTAAGAGTGATCTTCTTATCGCAGGTGCTTCTGAAGCATATGAGGAGGGCATTACACCAGAGCTTCCATATGTCGCTGAAACAATTCAGGCTGCAATTCAGGAGAGAGCAAATCGTCTTGAGGAAGCAAAAGCTAAAGCTCAGAGTGGCGCAAGGGCATCTACTGCAAAGCCAAGTGGTGCAGCACATGGTAGAAGTTTAGGTTTCTAATCTAACGTTGTTGTAGGTACGAATGAAATAGTTTGAAATATGTACCATTTTTATTAAGAAAATATTTTTGAAAATAAAGGAGAATTACATGAACGAATTAGATATTTTTAATCCACAGGTCAGCACAGTAGCAAAAGGTTTAGAAGGCAAGGTTATTCTTGTCTATGGTGGAAATAACTTAGGAAAGACTAAGCAGGCAACTCGTATGAAGAAGCCATTCTATCTTCCATTCGAGGCAGGTCTTAATGCCATTCCTGGTGTTCCATATTGTCCTATTACAAAGTGGTCTGACTTCATTAAGATTAACAAGCAGCTTACAGATCCTGCAACAGTAGAGAAGGCAAGAGAAATGTATTCAACAATTATCTTTGATGAGATTGAAGCGGCTGCAAATTACTGTCAGGAATTTATTTGCCAGAAGTATAAAGCTCCTTCAATCGGAGAAGGAAACGGTGGATATGGACTTTGGAAAGAGTATGAGACTGAGTTCTGGAAACAGATTAACAAGTTACTTGGTGCTGGATATTGCTGCTACTTTATTGCACATGCACAGGAGAAGGATGGATACATTTCACCAAAGGCTGATAAAAGAGCGTTAGCACCTATCATCAATAATACAGACTTATGTGTTTATGTTCGTTCTAACGGTGTTGATAAAGACGGTAAGGTTGTTAAGTCTTCTGGTTTCTTAGCACAGACAGATGAGTTCTTTGCTCGTTCTCGTTTCGATTATCTTCCTACTACTTATATTGAGGAGTTCACTGCTGAAGCTCTTGAAGATGTAATTATTAAGGCTATTGAGATTCAGGAGAGAGAAGAGGGAATCACAGCAGTTACATACGAGGAGCAGAAAGCACAGAGAACAGTTGATGTTAAATCATATGATGACCTCATGGACGAGTTACAGAAACTTGGCGAGAAGCTTGCTGATAATGGATATCTTGAGGATTTACAGACAATCGTTGCAAATCAGTTAGGCGAAGGCAAGAAGGCTAGTGATCTGAAGAAAGGTCAGGAACAGCTTATTGAAGCAATCATTTATGATATTGAGAGTTTCATTGAGGAGAATAACTTATAAGAGGTTGATACATGGCAGCTCGAAGAAAATGCGTAATATGCAATGAGCCAATTGTAGATGAGGATGGCGTTCCATACAAGGGACGCTATGCTCATAAAAAATGTTTTAATATTGCAATCAAGACATTGCAGAAAGATAAAACTGAACAGATAGATAAAGTTGCTACAAAGAAAAAAGTCGGTAGAAAGGCTAGACCTCAAGCTGAATTGAAAGAAGCATTGTCCGAAGAGGAATATGCAAAAAAGCAACAGTATTATAAGTATTTAAGAAGTCTCATCGAAGGAGAAGAATTAAGTACAAAAGTATATGCCCTAACAGAAGATTATATCAAGCGTTATGGATTTACATATGAAAGCATGTATAAGACTCTGGTTTATCTGCATGAAATCATTGAAAAAGATTTAACTGGTGATGTAATTGGTATTATTCCATATTATCACACAGAAGCAATGCAGTATTATGAGTCGGTTGATAAACTGGAAGAACATAATGAAAGTATGGATATTTCGAATATGTACAAAGAAAAGACCATTATCGTTCAACCTAAAAGGAGAAAAATAAAACAGATTGATATTCAGTCAATTGGGAAAGAGGTGAAATAATGGCACACGAAGGACTTGTAGATAAAAGAGCATATTTGAATACGATTGGTTGTTTAATACAAGATTCTTCCTTAATAGATGATATTGATAGACCATTAGATAGAACTGATTTTAATACAGAGAACTTCTATGAATTGCTATTTGTTGCAATTTACAATCTACATATGCAAGGTTGTACCACAATTGATGAATTTAGTATAGATTCATATCTAAGCAATTACAAAGAACAGTATTCAATTTTTCAGGAGAATCAAGGTATAGAATATCTTTCAAATGCGAGAGATATGGCTACCATTGAGAACTATGATTATTATTATCACAGATTAAGAAAATACGCATTGCTTAGATATTATGAACAAAAAGGTCTTGATACAAGATTTATTTTCGACAGTACCATTGCAGACACTTCAAAGATGGAAGCAGAACAAATCAAGTTTGACAATTATACTGAACAAGACATTATTGAAATGGTTGAAGCAACTTTTGTTATTAATCCCAATATGAAATATTGTACCAATACACTAAGTACAGATGTTCAAGCTGGTGACGGTATGACAGATTTGGTAAATGAATTGATGGAAGTTCCTGATGTTGGTTTGGCTTTGAATAACGAAGGATTGAACACTGTATCAAGGGGTGCGAGATTAGGATGTTTATTTATGAGATCGTGTCCTCAAGGTGGTGGTAAAACTCGTATGGCTGCTGGTGATGCTTGCAAAATTGCTGTTCCGTATTTTTATGATGTTGTATCAAAACAGTATGTGTATACAGGAAATTGTGAGCCAACTACTATTTTCTCAACTGAGATGCCAGTAGATGAGATACAGACATTGTTAATTGCAGCCGTTAGCAAAGTAAACGAGGAGCATATTCTATATGGTACATATGAGCAAGGAGAATTAGAAAGAGTTCAACAAGCCATTTCTTATATCGAATCTAGTCCGTTATATATCGTACATATTCCTGATTTTTCCATTGAAGATATTAAAAACCAGATAAAGAAATATAATAGAGAATTTTCTGTTAGATATTTTTTCTTTGACTATATTCACACTTCATTACGTTTGATGGCAGAAGTAAATAGTAAATCTGGAATGGGATTGAAAGAGCATCAGTTATTATTGGTGTTTGCAACCGAGTTAAAGACAATCGCTCAACAGTTAGATGTATTTATTTATACGGCTTCTCAGTTAAATGGTGAAGCACAAAATGCACAGTATAAGGATCAGAACTTGTTAGCTGGTTCAAAAGCATTAGCGAATAAATTGGATATGGGTGTTATTTCAATGGCTCCCACCAAAGCAGAGAAAAAGAAAATTGAATCAGTGTTACATAAAATGGTTAATATGCCTGTACCTAATATGTGTCATTGGGTATATAAAGTTAGACGAGGAAGATTAACACGAATCATTATTTGGACAAAAATTGATTTGGGTACTATGACAGAACAGTGTTTGTTTGTAACGAATTATGATTTTGAGTTAATTGATATGGATTTTACAAAAATTGAGCAGGTAGAAGAAAAGATTAAGGAACATTCTGTATTGCTATCTCAAGTACCTGATAATCCGATTGATGAAGAACAGGAAGAAGAACCAACTGATAAGAAGAGTTGGGGAAATTGGTAAGTGAGGTGAGGGTATGTATTTAGACAAGGATGCAATTCTTAACTCACTTACTAAGGAAGATATAATAAAAATTGTTACTTATTTTGGCTCTAGTTATCCAAAAACAGATAGTAATGGCGATTTAATATTCCAGTCGGTATGTCACGGATCAGATTCGTGGAAATTGTATTATTATCACGAACCAAATGAGGATAAGGGGTACAAAGGAAGAACTTTTCATTGTTACTCTAAATGTTCAGATAGTTTTAATGTTGTTGAATTAGTAATTAGAGCCAATAGAGTTAAAGGTAAAAATTTGACATGGTATAAGGCGTTGCGTTTCGTGGGGGAACTCACAGGAAAGTTGGCTGTTACAAGTGCTGATGAGATTGAGAAAGAAAAGAATCGTATTAATGATTTTGAATGGATTAATCGTTTGAAGTCAGTAAAAAAGAATAGACGTGAAGTACCTACATTGTCTGAAATTAGTGAAAATATCTTAGACACATTCTACTATGCACCTCATGAAGATTGGTTAAATGACAACATTTCTCGTGAAGCTTTGAGCAGATATGAGATTGGTTATTATGGATTGACCAACCAAATCGTAATTCCACATCGAGATAAAGACAATCGGTTGATTGGAATTAGAGGTCGTTATCTTGATGAATCTGATATTGAAAGAGTAGGAAAGTATGTTCCGCTTCAAATAAGTGGGAAGTTTCTTAGTCATCAATTAGGTTCAAATCTATACGGAATCAATGTTACCCAAAACAAAATTAAATCAATACGAAAAGCAATGCTGCTTGAATCAGAAAAAGGATGTATGCAAAATTATTCGTACTTTGGAGAAGATTCATTTGCAGTAGCAACTTGCGGAAGTAATATTACTGTCACTCAGCAAAAAATATTATTGCAATATCTCAAATGTGAAGAAGTGATTGTGGCTTTTGATAGAGAATACCAGGATGCACATTCTTTTGAGGCAGAGATTTATTATAACAAACTTGTAAAAAAAGTAGCAGGATTAGTGCCATATTGCAAAGTTTGTTTGTTGTTAGACAGTGAGAATAGATTGCCTTATAAAGCCAGTCCTACAGATATGGGGAAAGAAACATTGTTGGAATTATTAGATGAGAAGATTGTTATCACAATGGATGAAGTTAATAGAGTGTTGAAAGAATCAAAGAAGGAGAAGTAATTGCAAGAATTAAAAGATAGAGTAAGACCTATAACTGATAAGGACAAAGGTTTACCTACATTTTCATATAGTAAAATTGAGGTTTTTAAAAATTGTCCTCTTCAGTATAAGTTTAAATATATGGATAAGAAGTATTCACAGGATACTTCAATTGCACTTGAGTTGGGTAGTCTGTGTCATTATGTTTTGGAACAGAAGGGCAGGATGATTGCTTCTGGTCAAGCAGTAGATTATGATAAGTTAAATAATATTCTACAGAATGGAGTGACCGAAACAGACGAAAAAACAAAAGAAGAATTATTAGGTGTAGCACAGCTAAGAAGAAAATATTTTGAAGTATGGCACGAAGCTGATAATGCGAGTGGTGCTTCATATGAAGAAAAAATAAAACTATTTGATAAAGTGTTACACGAAGAAATGGAAGATACTACTTGGCAGCCTACATATTTTGAAAAACCTTTTGAATTTGTATGGGATAACAAAGTTATTTTAAAAGGTTTTATTGATCGAATTGATGTAAAAGATGGTCAGTATAGAACTGTTGATTATAAGACTTCCAAGAAAATATACGATCAGAGTAAATTGGCAACCTCATTACAGTTTGGAATTTATGCCCTGGCAATTTTAAACGAATTTGGTGAATTGCCTATTGAATCGCAGTATAGATTCATCCTTATAGACGATGAACAATATGCTCTTACAAAAGGATGGGAAAAGCGTTTAATTAAAGCACTTGATAAAGTGTTTGGTGATATTGAAGCAAGTGAGAATAAAAATCTGTTTATTCCGAAGCCCACGCCATTATGTCATTGGTGCACGTTCTGCACAACAAATCCAGAAGCAACTATTTATAAAAATGAATGTGAATATTATTCAAAGTGGACACCAACTCAAAAGACATTTGAAGTTAATAAAAAGTGGAATGCTTTGGAGAATAATAATACAGAGAAGAAAAGAAAGTTGGTATTTTAATGACAGAAGAGTGGAGAGTTGTTGAAGAATTCCCACTGTATAGCGTATCAAATTATGGAAGAGTCAAAAATAATTCTAGCAATCATATACTTGTTGGTGGAAAAGATAGAGATGGATATAGACAAGTAACTTTACAAGGAAAAGATAAACAATATAACAGGCGTGTTTGCCGTTTAGTTGCGATTGCGTTTATTCCAAATCCGCTAAAATTACCACAAGTGAATCATAGAGATGAAAACAAACAAAATGACTATGTGTGCAATTTAGAGTGGTGTACCGCTTTGTACAATAATAACTATGGTACAAAAACTGACAGTACGAAGAAGAAGGTTCGATGTATAGAAACTCAAGTTGTATATAGCGGATTGAGAGAAGCTGCACGAAACAATGGTGTATCACATAGCACCATAAGACGAGCTTGCTTAAAAAAATATAAGGTTGTTGGATATCATTGGGAATTTGTATAAGGAGAAAATATGGACAAAGTAAAAGTTTTTGAAGAATTATTAAATAAGTTTGAGACAGATGAGATTCGAGAATATTGTACAGATATGATTAAAGAAATTCCAGATTATATCTTCACAATTCCAAGTAGTACATCTTTTAAGTATCACAATAAAACACAGTGTCAGCCGCATGGTCAGATTTTTCATATTTTAATGTTTGCAGAAGTAATGAATTATGTTCTTGGATTAGAGTATGTAAAAGAAAAGACCAATGAGCGACAGCGAGATTGTTTACGCTGCACACCAATTTTTCATGATGCAATTAAATGTGGGCTAAATGGTTCTCAATATACGGTACACGAACATCCGATGCTTGCAGGTGAGTGGGTGAGAAATACATCTGTTGAACATGATGTAGACGCTGATACAAAAGCATATATTGCAAGATTATGTGAGAGTCATTCGGGTGAATGGACTTCTACAAAGAGAAGTAAGACGGTATTACCAAAGCCTGAAAATGATGAGCAGTTCTTTGTACATATGTGTGATTATTTAGCAAGTAGGTCAAATCTTGATATGACATATTCTGATGATGTAGTTTCTGCATTAGGTGGTGTTGATATTCCAAAGGAAGAGTTACCAGATGTTGATTCTTATGTAATTACATTTGGAAAATATTCAGGAAAGACACTTCCACAAATTAAAGAAATTGATCCTGGTTATATCTCATGGGCAAAAGAAAATATGAGTAGAGAACCAGTCAGAAGCTTATTAAAACAGTTATAAGAGGAGGATTTGAGTGAGTTTTTTTGGAGTACATAACCATAGTGCAGAGGGAAGTAATTTAAGACTTCGAGATTCTATAAATAAAGTGCCTGAAATGATTGAGTATGCTCACTCATTAGGTCATGCTGGCATTTGCTTTACGGAACATGAGTCTATCACTTCCTCTTTAGATGCACTTAAATACTATGATAGTCACAAGGATTTAGAAGGATGGGAGAATTTTAAAGTTGTTCTTGGTAATGAGATATATTTGTGTACAGAAGATGTAACTGCCGAGAATAAATTTAATAATAGATATCCTCATTTTATCTTAGTAGCATTAAATGCTCATGGGCATCAAGGCATTAGAGAATTAAGTACAAAAGCTTGGACTAAGAACTCTTTTATGCATGTCATGATGCGAGTTCCTACCTATTATAATGACCTTGAAGAAATGATGGCAAGCTATAAAGGAGATATTGTCGGAAGCTCGGCTTGTCTTGGAGGAGCTTTACCGCATAGAATTTTACAGTTTCAGGATTTAGAAAGAGCAAATCCAAAGGAATATGAAAAAATATGGCAGTCTTGTAAAGATTGGATCGCATATATGAATGAGATATTTGGTGAAGGATATTTCTTTTTAGAGTTGCAGCCATCTCATATGATGGAGCAAATCTATGTCAATCATAAATTAATTCAATTATCAGAAGAAACAGAAACACCATATATTATTACAACGGATGCACACTATCTTAAAAAAGAAGATAGACAGATACATAAAATCTTTTTGGAGTCTCAAGAGGGCGATAGAGAAGTAGATGATTTTTATTCTACCACTTATATCATGAGTGAAGAAGAAATTCATGAATATATGGACGAATACTATGGTCATGATGTAGTCCAAAAGGGATTAGACAATACAATGCTTATATATGAAAAAGCAGAGTATTATAAACTCACAAAAGACCTTGATATTCCGTATATTCCATTAAATACTTCTGAACCAAACAAAGAATTGTATGAAAAGTTTAAGAATCAAATCCCTTTATTAAGTGAGTTTTATCGTTCTGAATACGATTGTGATAGGCATTTAGTAAGAGATATTGTTGCTTATATTGACACAGATCCTTATTACCAAACAGACGAAGCTTATGAAAAAATAAACGAATGTCTTCATTATATAAAGGATTCATCCGAAAAAATGAAGGTTCGTTGGTCTAAATATCTTCTTCAGATTGCTATTGATGTACAGATTGCTTGGAGTGCAGGTACATTAGTAGGGGCTGGTCGAGGTTCTGGTGTAGGTTTCTGTCTATTAAATATTCTTGGTATCACACAGATTAATCCATTAAGAGAAAAAACAAAGACGTATCCTTGGAGATTCTTGAATCCAGAACGTGCTTCTGTTTTGGATATTGATATTGATATATGCGGTTCAAAGCGTGAAGCGGTTATTCAGGCTATGAAAGATACATATGGAGAAGATAGAGTTAGTAAGGTTATGACGCTATCAACTGAAAAGAGTAGAAGTGCTATTTTAACAGCAGCTCGTGGTTTGAAGATTGATAATGACATAGCTCAGTATATTAGTTCATTGATTGTAGCCGATAGAGGTCAATTAAGAACTTTATCACAAATGTATTATGGTGATGATGATAACCCATCTGTACAAGAATTTGTTACAGAAATGAATAAATATCCTGAATTATGGGAAGCAGCACAGAAGATAGAAGGACTTGTCAATGGTGTAGGTTCACATGCAGGTGGAATTATCTTGGTTGATAGACCATTTACAGATACAACAGCACTTATGAAAACAAATTCAGGTGATGTTATTACTCAGTTTGATTTACATATGTGTGAAGATTGTTCTCTTATTAAGGTCGATCTGCTTTGTATTGATGCTTTGGATAAAATGCAAGCAGAGTTGGAATTGCTTTTGGAGAATAATGTAATAGAGTGGCAAGGTTCATTGAAAGCTACTTATGAAAAATATATTGGCGTATATACTTTGGAACGTAACGCTAAAGATATGTGGGAAATGCTTTGGAATCACAAAGTAATGTCATTCTTTCAGATGGAGAAAGAGAGTGGTGTACAGGCGGTTGCATTAGCAAAACCTTCTTCTGTCGATGAATTAGCAACCATCAACTCAGTATTGCGACTTATGGCACAGGAAAAAGGTGCTGAAACACCGTTACAGAAATATGCTCGTTTTAGAGAAAATATCCAGTATTGGTATGATGAAATGACTGAATATGGTCTGACACAAGAAGAACAAGATATTCTGAAAGATATTATTGGAGTATCATTTGGTATCTGTGAAGCCCAGGAGTATTTGGTACTTTTAACAATGCATCCGAAGATTGGTGGTTTCTCACTAGCTTGGGGTGATAGGTTAAGAAAAGCGGTTGCAAAGAAGAAACCAAAAGAGTTCTTGCAATTACAAGAAGAGTTCTTTGCTAATGCGAAAGAGAAGAATTTATCAAAGAATTTAACAAACTATGTGTGGAATGTGCTTATTTGTACCCAGCGAGGGTATGGATTCAATAAAAGTCATACACTAGCCTACTCGATTATAGGTCTTCAAGAGCTGAATTTATGTTATAAATACAGTCCGATTTACTGGCAGACAGCGAATTTAATTGTAGATTCTGGCGCAGTAGATGAAAATGCAGGTGATTCTACCAATTATGGAAAGATGGCAGTAGCAATAGCGGCTGTTCAAAAAGAGAATGTTAAAGTAGAACTTCCACTTATCAACTCAGCAGACTTTGGTTTTAAAGCAGATGTTGAGAACAATCGTATCATTTTTGGACTAAAGGGTATTAATGGTATAGGCGATGATATTGTACAAGCAATTATTCAGAACAGACCATTTAATTCTATGGAAGATTTCGCTTGTAAAATGCTTGATACAAAGCTTATTACTAAGTCAAAAATGGTTCAATTAATTAAAGCTGGTTGCTTTACAGAATTGCACTCATCAGATAGAAAAGAAACAATGCGTTGGTATTTAAAAAACTATGCTTTTACTCCAAGTGACAAAATTACAATGCAACAGTTCGCAAAAATGACAGAATTGGGTATTATTCCTGAATCATTAGATTTAGCAAAACGTATGGTTAATTTCAAAAAATATGTTTTAGATGATGAAGGATTGTATGAAAAGCATATAGAGGAAGGAAAGAAAGTACCAAAAAGAGGATATCATGATGGCTATTATATTCTCGACAACAATTCTCAGCCTTTCTTCAAGGCACATTTCACAGAAGACTCAGTAGTTAAAATAAAAGGAGAATATTATATCGTATCAGAAAAATTGTTTACTAAAGAGGTTGATAAATACATTCAGCCATTAAAGGATTGGTTTGACAATTCTGATATATTAAATCTCTATAATGAAGCTTTATTTAAAACTATTTGGAATCAATATGCTGACGGCACATTACCTTCTTGGTCTATGCAAGCATTAAGTTTCTATGATGGTGAGCATGAATTGGAGAATATTAATGAAGAACTATATGGAATAGTTAATTTCTTTGATTTACCAGAAGAACCAGAACCTTACGATTATTACACTCGCTATATTGATGGTTCACCAAAGAAAATGCCTAAATTTAAGATTTCAAGAATAGCAGGAACAGTTATCAATGCTGATAACTTGCATTGTATGGTTACACTTCTTACAAAATATGGTGCAGTACATGTGAAGTTTAATAAAGGTCACTATGCATTTTATAATAAGCAAATTTCAGCAAAGCTTGATCCAAATAGTGATAAGAAGACTGTACTTGAAAGAAGTTGGCTAAGTAGAGGTTCAAAGATTGTTGTGGCAGGAATCAGAAGAGATGATAGTTTCAGACCAATGATTTACAAAGACACAATTTACCAACATACAGTAAATAAAGTTCAAGAGATACATTTAGATGGTACATTGCTACTTCAATCTGAAAGAACAAAAGTTGATTAAAAGGAAAGTGAGGACTAATGGCATCAGAAAATAGAATAAAAATTATATGTAGTGTAGAACATTTACGATACTATAAGAATGGATTTGGAATAGCTTCTGTTTCAATAGATAAAATAAAAGAAGGAAAGCCTAAGACGAACAAATACAACGAAATTACCATTAAAGGAGAAATGCCGTGGCTAAATGAAGGCGATTCGTATGTATTAGCGGCTGATTATGTAGAAGATCCCAAATGGGGAGGACAATACAATATCATTTCAATCTATAGTGCTATTACCTTTAACGAGAATGACAAAGTTGGACAGAAGAAATTCTTGTCCACTTTGTTCACACCACTTCAGATTAAAAATATGTATGATGCATTGGATGATCCGTTTGATTCTTTGAAGAATAACAAAGCAGAAGATTTGGTAAAGGTCAGAGGTTGTGGACTAGACACGGCTGCACGATGGATTGAAAGATTTAATCGGAATATACATTTAGCAAAAATCTTCTCAGAGTTGGAACAGTATAATCTTACGAACAATATGGTGAATAGATTAATGGAACGATATAATTCACCTGATTTAGTTGTTGAAAAGGTTAAAAATAATCCATATATCTTATGTAACGAAGTAAAAGGAATCGGTTGGAAAACGGCAGATAAAATAGCACTTGATAGTGGAATGGAAGAATTTTGTTCTCAACGTATTAGTGCTTTTATTTACAAATATCTTGAAGATTCTGGTCAGGATGGTTGTTCATGGATTACACCTGATGAGTTAATGGGGGCAATTATTGATGAGCTTGGCGAAGATGTTCCTGATATGAATATTACAGAAGCAATTCATGATATGGGTGATGAGCTGTGGTGGAATGAAGATAAGACACAGATTGGTCTTAGAAAATTCTACAATATTGAAGATAAAATTGCCAAAGAATTAATCCGATTAAGAGATGCAAAATCAGAGATTACATATGGCGATTGGGAAGATACAATCAAACATGTCGAGCATAAGAATGGTTGGCAGTTTACAGAAGAACAGCGAATGGGTGTAAAAGAAGCACTTGAAAACAATGTAGTTGTTATTCATGGTGAAGCTGGAACAGGTAAGAGTTCATCCGTGTCTGCTTTTCTTGAAGCATTGAAAGATTATGTATATGTACAGTGTGCTTTATCTGGTCGTGCAAGTTCTCGAATGACTGAAATCACAGGAGAAGAAGGATATACAATTCATAGATTGCTTAAATATCCTTGTACTGATGATGGGGGCAAGAATGGTTTCACATATCATGATGAAAACCCATTGGATGTTGACATTGTAATCGTAGATGAGATTTCAATGGTTGATGCTTATCTTTTCTATTATCTTTTAAGAGCAATCCCTTCAGGTGCAAAGCTTATCTGTCTTGGAGATATGGGACAGTTAGAATCAATTGGGTGTGGCAACATTGCGTTTGATATGATCAATTCTCCTGAGATTCCTACGGTATATCTTAGTCAAGTACATAGACAAGCAGCAGCATCAGCCATTGTTACAGAAGCAAGGCGTATTCGTAAAGGAATACAGATTGTAGAAAAAGATTGGGTTGGTACAGAGACAAGAGGAGAATTACAGGATTTATCATTAGATTGTTATTCAGATAAGAGTAATACTTTCTATAAAATAATGCAGAGATTTTCAGAAGCAATGAACACAGAGAACTTCAATGTTATGGAAACTCAGATACTTGTTCCCGTTAAAAAACAAGGTGATGCTTGCACTTATAACATCAATAATACGATTCAGGATTTATATAATCCAGAAGACGACAATAAAGAACAGATTGAGGTTGTATCACAGGGCAAAGTAACAATTCTTCGAGAAGGAGACAAAGTTATCAATACACAGAATACATACAAAACCAATCCACCTATCTTTAATGGTAATCTTGGTATTATTAAAAAGGTATTTCCAGAAGATAAAGCAGTGCTTATTTCATTTATGGGTATTGGAGAGGTATACGTAGAAGGTACACAAGTTAATAGTATTGAACTTGGTTATGCGATTACAGTCCACAAGTCTCAAGGTTCTCAGTTCGATCATGTTATTTTCGGCATTGATTTTTCATCATATTCCCTTTTAACAAGAGAATTATTATATACAGGAATTACAAGAGCAAAGAAAAAATGTGATTTGGTTGCTCAAACTGGTGCTTTGAGAATGGCTATCAGTAAAGAGGGCGTAAGTAAGAAACAGACTCACTTACAGCAGTGTTTGTATGATACAACTCATCCAAAGTTAGTATTTTAAGAGAATAATGCAGTGGGAGGAATTACATGGAATATAAAATAACAAAAATAACTCATTCAGGAACAAAGGGTGAAAGAGGTCAAGACAGAACCGATGGCAGATATCCGATGAGAATTGGAAGAACTGTAGAGCTAGATTTGGATAATGTTAAACTTGGAAAACCAATGATTATAAATTATCTTAAAAATGCTGATGGTTCAGATTATAGCAATATGTGTTTGCGAACAAGTAGCGTTGTATCAATAATCAGTGCAGCAAGTGCAGTATTCATTGAAACAATGAACAGTATTTTTACATTTGAGAAAACTGAATTTCTGGAATGCCCATAAATAGGGCGTTTCAGAGACTCAAAAAGCCAATGAAAGACGGATTTCATAAGGAGGTAAAATACATGAAATATAAAATTAGCAATGTATACATAAATGTAAATGGTGAAGATATTGCGGTTGGTGTTGTTCTTGGAGAAGAAGATAAACCACAGTCTCCATTTAGAACGGAATATGTTACAAATTCAGAGTATGAAAGGGGGTTAAAAGAATTTCGATACGGTAAACAACAAATTGGAGATTGTGTTTATCATTGTATAACACAGTTTAAAAACTTTACTGCTACATGCCCAATAAAACGGAAGTGGATTGATGAATTAGAAAAAATGGGATACGACATATCAAAATTGAAATATGAAATTGCAGAGTAATTGACAGTTTTGTGAAAGTTAAGGAGGTAAAAAATGAGTTCAAACAGAAATAGTAGTAGTTCAGGTATTGGAATTTGCGGAGTATTAACAATCGTATTTGTTGTACTCAAATTAGTAGGCGTTATTAATTGGTCGTGGTTATGGGTACTGTGTCCATTATGGATTGATATTTTACTTACGGTTATTGTGTTGGTAATTATTACCATTATTGACAACAAGACAAGAAAGAAAACATGGAAGAGTGGGAGAATAAAATGGTAGATTTAATTATGTATCAGAGAGATTGTGTAGACGCTTTTAGAATGGAATTTTCTAAAGAAGATATTAAATGCAATTCAGAAGTAAAGAAACTTGCTAAATTTATTAATCGTCAAGGAAGAAAAATTGACAAAATTGATAAAATGCGAAGAAGCGTTTTAGGATACAAGTAAGGAGAATAATATAACATGAAGATTTTAGCTTTAACAATTTTATTTATTTTGATGTTTTTCAGAATTAAAGGTACGCCAAGCGCATTAAGTAAAACACTATGGCGAAAGAGAATGATTAAACAGATCGCAAAAAGTAAAGAGAATAATAATGGAAAACCATTAAGCGATGCAATGCAAGGTGGTGCAATATTGATTGTATTTTTCATGGAGCTATTCTTAATCATCTTTTATATAGTATTAGGAAACAAAATTGGAACAACTGAATTTATTGTAATGTCTGCCCTACAGGTATTTACTTGTTTATGGTCATTGGGTGTAAGCTTGTCAGAAGTAAAAACAGCTTTTAGTTACAATATTGAAGATTTTAAGTTCCACAGATTCCAATTGCTTTTTAATATGGTGTTAGATTATATCTATTATCCGTGGGCGATTTATATGTTATTAAAGTAACAAAAAAGGAGAATAAAAAATGAACACAATTGTTATAAATTTATTTGGAGAACCATCAGTAGGTAAGAGTACCTGTGCAATGGATATTGCAGCGCAATTAAAAAGACACGGTATCAATGCTGAATATGTTTCAGAGTTTGCCAAAGATAAGGTATATGAAAATAATGGTGAAGTATTTAAACACCAGGAATATTTATTTGGCAAACAATCATTCAAGATGGGTAGAGTCAAGAATAAGGTGCAGGTTATGGTTGTTGATTCACCATTAATCTTATGTGCCGTATATAATACTGACGAAGTGTTAGGAGAAGACTTTAATAAGACTGTACTGAATGTGTTTAATTCATACAATAATAGAAATTATCTACTCACAAGATATCACTCTTATGAGAACGAAGGAAGATTCCAGAAGGAAGACGAAGCAAAAGAAGTGAGAAAAGAAATTATTGATAAGTTAAATCAGTACAATATTAAATATAAAGAGATTGCTTCTACAGAAACAAATTGTGAATACATAGTAGAAGAAATTATGGAGGAAATTAGAAATGAACAGTAAAGGACATTTATTTATTAGTTTAGGAAAATCAGCAATCAGAGTAATTGGTGGGATTGTAACATTAGTGAACGGTTCGATTATTCCATTAGCAGTAGGAATTATTATTGCTGAAGTTGGTGGTGTGTTAGAAGAATTGGTTGATGAGAGATAGATCAAGAAGAAATAGTTTCTTGTGAAGATTAGAGGTGATTAAGTGGTATTAATAAATGACAACTGGGAAGAAGTTAGAGATTTGGAAGATGTTTCTAAAATAATCAGAGAATATTTTAATGAAGATTTGGCTTATGAAATGGATAAGATGATTCCTGAACATACAGACGAAGAATATCGGGATTTAGAATGGCAATTAGAGGAAAAAGATGGTGATATTACTTCGTTAGAAGATGAAAATGATACTCTTAAAAATCGAATTGAGATTTTAGAAGATAAAATAGAAGAGTTTGAAGAAAAATTAGATAAATGCAAATAACAAGAAGCCATTATTTCATGTGGAGATTAGGAGGAAAATATGTCATTAGATAATGAACCGATGAAAGTAAGCGTAGCATTAAGAATTGCAAAACAGTATTATCCACAGGATAAATTAGAACATGCACTTAGAGTCGCTACATATGTTGCTGAAAATGAAATGATTCCATCTGAATATACAGACGAATGTGTTGCTTTAGCAATTATGCACGACTTATTAGAAGATACAAATTATAATCCAAAAGGATTACCTGAAAATTTTACCAATGCATTGAAGATCCTAACGAAAGCAAAAGAGGTATCCTATGATGATTATTGTAAAAGTATTAAGAGTGTTTGTCATATAAACTACCGTAAGTGTGCATATTGGGTTAAATTAGCCGATATGAAAGATCATTTGTCACTAACAGATACACTAACAGATAGGTTAAAAGAAAAGTATCTAAGTGGATTGAGATATTTATTATAGAAGGAAACTAAACTTTCTTTAGAAATTTTTGAGGTAAAAATGTTAAAAGATATTGAGAATATTTTAATTTCAGAAATAACAAATGACGAAAAATTAGAAGCTTTAAAGCAATATGAAGATGATATCAAAACAGCGAAAGATATCATTAATGGTAAGCTTACATATTGTGAGAAGTGTAAGGACTATTATCTTACAAAATCTTTCTTTTCAGAAAAAGAAACTATTCCTACAAAGATTTGCGTGTATGAAGATCCGATTAATTCAGGGGGGGTAATGATTATGTAGATGGATATGTTGATATTTCATATAGTGTTTGTCCTAAAGGTCATAAGCATGTAGTTGATAGAAGGGAGTATACATAAATGAATGAATTAGAAAAAGAGAATTTGCGACTAAAACTCACATTGATTTCAATGATAAAGCAATTTTATAATTATGAAATTACACATGAAAAAGCAAATAAGTACAGTGTAAAATATAGCGAAAATGATGAATTAGGCGAATTTGTTCAATGTTATTTTCACATGTTTGAATCGTCTGGCGAATATGCATGGAAAAGTCTTGGATTGACAAATATAATTGTGAGTGAGTCGGAATTAGATGAATTAGAAAATAAATTAAAAGAGAGGTTATTGATTCTGTTAACACAAGAAAAAGAGAATAAATAATCGGGAGGTGATTGATATCGAGTGGTACGTTTATTATCATGACTCAAATGCACAGAAGATTATTAGATGGAACATATTCAATCATGGAAGTTTCACAGAAAAAGTGAAAAAATTATTAAAAGATAATTTGTCAAGAGATGAATTTGAAGATGGTTTAAAAAAATATCTTATGTATTATATGTGGTCTAAATGTGAATATGAAATAATTTTATCACCTTGGACTGGACGAGCAGATGATATCAAGATTGATGTTTATGACCAAATAATGATGAACTGGAACAGTTTTGTTGATTATGTTTGGTCGTTAAAAGAAATAAAAAAGGAGCAGAATAATGAGTAAATCTATTAGTAAAGAAATGTTGTACGAAGAGTTTTTTGATGAGGTTTATGAATCAACAGAATATTCAGAAGACAATGAAAGTTTTAAATATTCTAGTTTTATTGATGGATTATGTTCAATGACAAAGAAATTACTCAATAAATTAAGTGAAAAAGAAGATGAAAATTCAAAGTAAATTGGACTTTCATTGGGATTTAAAAAATAGGAGGATTAAGATTTGAAATTTGAAAATACAGAGGTATGGGGATTTGAGCACAGTCTCCGTGGGATGAGAAATCCGAAGAATTCTTGGCATAAGAATGATAGTCATTATGGATGTGATAATGATATAGTTTGCGAAAAATGTAATACAAACGATGAGGGCTGCATCAATTATAAAAATAATTACATTATTGGAGCAAACGATATGAAACTCGCACAGACTCTTATTAAAGCAGGGAATGAGCATAGAAAATTTATGCGACAGATTTTTGTATCGGTTGATATTACAGCACCTCTTTATTGGTGGAAAGAATTTGATACTTATAAAGTAGGAACGGTTGCGAACTCAACGAGTACAATGCACAAGCTTGCTACAACACCAATTACATTAGATTGTTTTGAGATTGATGATTATGACAGGAATTTATCTCTTGCTGATAATCCAAAGGATGATGACGGATTGGATAATATTTCAACATTTGAAGAGGATATTATTTATGTATTAGAAAATATTCGTCAGAAGTATCTTGAGACGAAAGATAAGAGATACTGGAAAGAGCTTGTGCGTTGGCTTCCTGAGAGCTGGTTACAGAAGCGAACAATTACAATGAATTATGAAAATATTCGTAATATGTACTTTCAGCGTAAAAATCATAAGCTTACAGAGTGGTCAAAATCATTTATCAAATGGGTAGAATCACTTCCATACGCAGAAGACTTGATTATGTATGATGGTAAATAAATGTTCATTTCTTAGGAGGTGATTAATACGAGAAATCCAAATAGATTATATAATTTTTATAACGAAGTAACCAGATTACACATGACATACATGCCTGATTGGAGAGCAGGACAATTTTGGATGAACTTTTTAGGTTGGGTACAGAATGAAAAGAAACGTGATCCGTTCTTCCCAGAAGAGTCAGAAATGCTTACATACTTAAAAGAATATTGCGGAGAGGAAAGGTAGAATGGAAGAAGTAATTAAAATTTTTAAACAAATTCAAAATACAAGTAGCACAAATGAAAAGAAAGCCATTATTGCAGCGAATAAAGATAATGAGCTATTCAAAAAATGTCTAGTATTTCTGCTTGATTCAAATGTAGTGACTGGTATTAGTGATAAGAAATTAAACAAATTTGTTGGTATGTCAGGAACAGAACTGAACTCTTTTGAAGAAGTGATGAAATACTTATCAGATTTTAATTCGGGTAGTGATATGAATATTGGAACTGTGCAAGGATTCATCGAAAATCAACCAGAAGAATACCAAGATTTTTACAAACAGATGGTTACGAAAAAGTTTCGTCTTGGTTGTGATAAGAAGGTAGTAAATAGTGTTATTTCAGGTTTGATCCCAACGTTTGATGTAATGCTGGGCACACCAATTGAAAAGTGTAAATTAAATCCAAATGAGCCAATTTCTATAAGTAGAAAACTTAATGGAACTCGTACAGCATTTGTTGGGAACAGATGTATGACACGACAAGGTAAAGAGTACAAGGGGTTAGACCATATTATTAGTGATCTGAAAAATATGGGATATGAAAATATGTTTGTTGATGGAGAACTTATCTATAAAAACAAAGAAGGCTTGTCTGATTCAGAAGCTTTCCAAAAGGGTACTGGTATTGCAATGAGTAAAGATAGTGACAAATCGCAACTTAAACTTGTCGTATTTGATATTTTCCCTTTGTCTGAATTTTGGACAGGCAAATCAAATTTATCATACTTTGATAGAAAGCGTATATATCTAAAGCAGTTTGAAAACAATCTTAAATATAATCCAACAGAAAATCTTGAAATTGTGCCAATCGTATATGAAGGAACGGATCATTCTGAAATTTGGAAATGGTTAGACTATGCAGAGGCGCATGACTGGGAAGGTTGTATGATAAATCTTGACACTCCGTATGAATGCAAACGTGTAAAAACGTTAATTAAGGTAAAGAAGTTCTTTGATATTTCTCTTAGTGTTATAGATATCGAAGAGGGAACTGGTCGTAATAAAGGAAAGCTTGGGGCAATCGTATGTAAATATTATGATAATATAGTAAATGTAGGTAGCGGTTTTACTGACTCACAGCGTATTTATTATTGGCAACATAAAGATAAAATGCTAGATCACATTGTAGATGTCAAATATAAAGAAATCACAACAGACAAAAAAAACAATCTTAAAAGTCTTCAATTCCCAATTTATTTAGGTATCCGTTTTGACAAATCAATTCCTGATGATGAAATATAGTTAAAAATCTTATCTCAAACAGAGAATATATCTATGCAACAAAATCCATATACAACACAATTTAATAAGGAGAACATATGAAAAGAAGAGTCATACAGACATTTATTGTCTTATGTTTTGGTTCTATTTTATGTGTCGCCCCATTAGGGGCAAATAATAATTTAGAACCAAATAAACAGACAGAAACGCTTCTAACTGTCAATACAGAACAGATAATAGAAACAGAAATCAGTATTGAACAAAATGCCAACAGCATTGTTTCAACAGGTAATGATATTCAGCAAAATGAAATAGATATTGTTTCAGAAAAAATCTTTGAAGCGCAGCAAAGAATCAATGCATTGGAGTGCGAAGATACAATGGAATGGTTTAAAAAATACAAAGAAATCCAAGATGAATATTCAGAATGGATAGATAAAGATGAAACAATTTATGATTATTTTGATGAATCTGAGTTGGATTTACTATTCCATATTGTAGAAACAGAAGTCCGTGGTGAAGATAACTTTGATGAGAAAGTAAATGTGGCAAGTGTAATTTTTAATAGAATCGATCATGAAGATTTTCCGATGAATTTAATTGAAATTCTAACGGAAAGACCACAGTTTTCAAGTTACATAAGTGGTGATTATAAGAATGTCACTGTTACAGAAACAACAATATTGGCTTGTGAATATGCTTTTCAATTCCCAGATACAACAAACGGAGCGTTATGGTTTGATTCAACACGAGGTAATTCTTGGGCTGATAGGAATAGAGAATATATTTTTACAGACAGTGTTGGTCATAGCTTTTATAGATAAGGAGGAGGATTTTATGACAAATAGAGAAAAATATGTGAATGAAATATTAGATATCATAGGTAATGGCGAAGTTTTGGCTGTAGAAAAAAATACTCATAAACCAGTCGCATGTGATGATTTACAAGGATGTGAAGATTGTTTATTTTACGATAGAGAACATGAAAAATGTGAAAATCGAAAATGGTGGCTAAATAGTGAATACGTTGACTATACCGTAGATTGGTCAAAAGTGGCTGTTGATACTCCAATCCTTGTTTCGGATAATCAAGATTTTGAAAATATGGAAAGAAGGCATTTTTGCAAATATAAGAATGGAGAAATATATGCATTTGAAACTGGTATGACATCGTGGACAACAAATGTATCTTGTAGTTGGAAATACGCAAAATTAGCAACAGAATCAGATTTAAAAGGAGAGTAAAAATATGAAAGTAGAATTTGTTTTGAATTTAAACAGTATTACAGATGCAAGCCACTTTGTATCAGAGATTTCAAAGATGGTAGCATGTGATGTAGATGTGAGTTATGGAAGACATTGTGTAGATGCAAAGTCACTTATGGGGGTTATGTCATTATCCTGTCATGATGTCAAAGCTATTATTGATAATCCGACATGTAAAGAAGATTTGATTAATTTTAATGACATTTGTAAGAAATATGAGGTGAAAACGGAGGAATAGTCATGGATTATTATTCAATCACTATGAATAATATTACAATTTTAGATTGTGTTGAGGATTATTGTTATAGAGGTAATAGACCAATAATTAGCGATGGCAAGATCGAAGGTTTTGTTAATGAAGGCAATAATGATATTGATCGTCATTTTTATAAAAAATATTTGAAATAAGGAGCAAAATAAATTAATGTGCTTGATATTAATTGGCAAATCTGCGTCTGGAAAGACCACAATTCGTGATATTTTGACGATGAAACACGGTTTTCATAGTATCGTAACTTATACAACTAGACCAATGAGAAAAGGTGAAATTTCTGATGTTACATATCACTATATTTCAAATGAAGAGTTCTTGAAAAAGATTGACGAAGATTTTTTTGTTGAATGGGAGAAATATAGAGTTGGTGAAAGTGTTTGGTATTATGGGACAGCAAAAGAAGATATTAAAGATGCGGATGAAAAGTCTGTGATTATTCTTACGCCAGATGGGGTTAGAGATATTTTAAAATATGACAGCATTAAACCAGTTGTCATCTATTTGTATTCAAACATTGATACTATCAGAAAAAGGCTTTCTAAGCGCAATGATAATAAGGATAAAGCAGAAGATCGTATTAAGAGGGACGCAAAAGATTTCAAATATGCAGATCTTTTGGCGAATAAGATAGTGTACAACAACGATGGTGCAAATATCAATGAAGTTGTTGATAATGTGATTAATCAATATAGAAAGGTTTTAGACGAATGGGAAGAAACGGTTTAACAATTTATTTGGCTGGTAAGATGAGTGGTTTATTAGATTCGGAGATGAAAAAGTAGAGAAATTTACTTAAATATGAATTAGAAAAATATTCTGATATAGCTAATTATAAAACAAATGTTGTGTCTCCTTGCGACTATTTTAATTTTAATGAGCAACGATATCAGAGTGAACAAGAAATTATGAAATTTGATTTGTCTTTAGTAAAACACAGCGACATTGTCATTGTAAATACAAATGGTCTTAGTAGTAGTATTGGTTCTATTATTGAGGTGTACGAAGCATGGAAAAATGATATTCCAGTCATTGCTTACGATGAAAATGGAGATTATAAGACAATTCATTCTTGGTTAAAATGTTGCATTACTAGAGCAGATTCATGTGTAATTGATATTTGCGAATACATAAAAGATTTCTATATGAGGTAAAGAATAAATAAGAAAGAAGGTGGATGGAATTTTTAATGGAATCAGAACATCGCACGAATTAGCAAAAACACTTCTTGCTGAACCAGATAGTTTGATAACAATTTGTGTTGGAGAGGACGAATGTATGGCTGAAAAAGTAAAAACAGTAAAAACACATGCTAATTATGATGATTGTGTAGCACATAAAACTATTGTATGTAAAAAGATGAAAGGAAATTTGAGGTAAAATATTTTGAGAAAAGAACCAGTATATCATCAAGACTGCGAAGATGAGAGTGTTCGTCTCACAAAAGAAGATAAAAAGATGCTGATAGAACTTATTTGTGATGAACAAACACGTATGATTGTGAAAGATCATACAAAGTATCATTCAAAAAAGTATAAAAATTTGGAAGTATTAAAAATTAAAATTAAAGAAATCGAGGTGGAAAATTATGATTAATATTGCAATTGCATTTGTTTGTGGATTGTTTGTGGGCAGTTGCGGAGGAGTCGTATGTGCTGCGTTATGCGCAATAAGTTCCAAAAATAATGGCGAAAACGACTAAAATTTGGTATTGAAAGGTTGAATTCTTATGGAATCGAGAAACGAGGTGAAATATCATAAATAAAGAAAAAATATGTGAATACATAAAGGAATATTTAGAAACAGATTTCGATATTGATTATAATGACATTGATATAAGTATAACAACAGGAGATATTTTTGGTATTAGTACTCTAAATGAAAGATATATTGTTGAAAAACTTACTTTGAAAAGTAAACAGTATGGATATTATTTCACTATTGAATCAAATTGTTTAAATGATAAAAGTTTATCATACGAATCCTTATCTGGCTATAATAAAGTAAAACAAATATATTTTAAAGAAAAAGAGGAAGAAAATCATGATAAAGAATACAAGAAAAAGCATCCAATTTTATACTATTTAAAGCAATAAGAAAGGAGATATACATATTGACAAAAGTAAAAGTAATTCAAAGAGATTGTTCAGAAGCCGATTTTGATAAGTCTAAGATCTCAACTGCAATTCTTAAAGCAATGAAAAATGGCTCAGGTATTGTAAAACCAAAGATTGCAGAAGATATTGCAGACGAAATTGAAGAAGAGTGTAAGGATAAAGACGAAGTAAGTGTATCTGATATTGAATCAATGGTTTATGACAAATTAATCACCAAAAAACAGAGACTTACTGCAAAAGCATATGAAGGATATAGAAGTATTCGTGAATTCCAAAGAGAGAATGAGAATACAACAGATTCCGAGATTGATGAACTGTTAGATGGTGAAAGCGAATATTGGAATACTGAAAACTCCAATAAAAACTCAAAAGTATTAAATACTCAGCGTGATTATATGGCAGGAATTGTTAGCAAAGATATTTCTCGTAGATTTTTACTTCCACCAGAAGTTGTACAAGCACACGATGAAGGAATTATTCATTTCCATGATATTGATTATTTTGGTATGAATGCAATGAGTAACTGCTCACTTATTAATCTCGAAGATATGTTACAGAATGGTACTTGTATTAACAAGGTAATGATTGAAAAACCACATAGATTTATTACTGCTTGTACAATCGCTACTCAGATTATTCTTGGTGTTACGTCACTTCAGTATGGAGGGGCTACAATTACTCTTACACATTTAGCACCATTTGTAAGAGATAGTTACAACAAATACTATGAGAAATATAAGTCATGGGGATTTTCTAATGAAGATTGTAAGAGATATGCAGAATCTGATACAAAAAAAGAAGTAGCAGATGGCGTTCAGACATTTAACTATCAGTGTAATTCTATGTCTAACTCAAATGGGCAGTCTCCTTTTTTGAGTGTATTCATGTATCTTGGAGAGACTACAGAGTATAAGAAAGAACTTGCAATGATTATTGAAGAGTTTCTTAATCAGAGATTACTTGGTCTTAAAAATGAAGTTGGCGTATATGTCACACAGGCTTTTCCGAAGCTTCTTTATGTCTTAGAAGAAGATAATATTCATGAAAATTCCCCTTATTGGTATTTAACAAAACTTGCAGCTAAGTGTACTGCAAAGAGAATGAACCCTGATTATATTTCAGAGAAGATTATGAAGAAATATAAAGAGGGTAACTGTTTCCCGTGCATGGGCTGCCGTAGTTTCCTTTCACCTTATAAAGATGAAAATGGTAATTATAAATTTTATGGAAGACTAAACCAGGGCGTTGTCACATTAAATCTTGTAGATGTAGCATTGTCATCTGAAGGAGATTATGAAAAGTTTTGGGATTTAATGGAACAGAGAACAGAATTATGCCATAAAGCATTACTTTGCAGACATAAACGATTAGAAGGAACGTTGTCTGATGTCGCACCTTTATTGTGGCAGTATGGAGCATTTGCGAGACTTGAAAAGGGTGAGAAGATTGATAGATTACTTCATAATGGATATGCAAGTATTTCACTTGGATATGCAGGTTTATATGAATGTGTAAAATATATGACTGGTAAATCACATATTGATTCACAGGAAGGTCATGATTTTGGTATTAAAGTAATGCAGTTTATGAACGATAAATGTGACCAGTGGAATAAAGAACATTATATTGGATTTTCAATTTACGGATCTCCAATTGAAAACACAACGTATAAATTTGCGAAGTGTCTACAGAAACGCTTTGGAATTATTAAAGGTATTACAGATAGAAATTATATCACAAACAGTTATCATACATTTGTAAAAGAACAAATTAATGCATTTGATAAACTTGCTAAAGAATCGGAATTTCAGGCGTTATCGCTTGGAGGTGCGATATCTTATGTTGAGACAGATGGATTAGTAAATAATGTAGACGCTATTTTAGAAATGAATAAATTCATCTACGACCATATCATGTATGCAGAAGAAAATACAAAGTCTGATTACTGTCAGATTTGTGGTTACGATGGTGAAATCAAAATTATTGATGAAGGTGGCGAACTTATTTGGGAATGCCCAAATTGCCACAATAGAGATAAAGACAAGATGAATGTAGCAAGAAGGACTTGCGGATATATTGGAACTAATTACTGGGGAAAAGGACGTACTCAGGAAATTAAGGAGAGATATGTTCATATGACAGATATTGCGGAGGATTTATAATGAGATACGCACAGATTAGATCTATGGATATTTCTAATGGGGAGGGAGTTGGAGTCTCCCTCTTCGTCCAAGGTTGTCCATTTCACTGTAAAAACTGTTTTAATTCTGAAACATGGGATTTTAATGGTGGGAAAGAGTGGACAGAAAAAATAAAAAATAAATTTATGGAACTCATTGATAGACCGTATATCAAGCGTGTCTCGTTTCTTGGTGGAGAATGTTTAGCTGAACAGAACCTTGATGAAGTCCTAAAATTAACCCAACAAATCCGTAATTCTTTTCCTGACAAAACAATTTGGTTATATACGGGATATGATTTTGACATTTTAAATTCCAAATATAATGAATATAAGTACACTCCATTTGCAGCAAGTGCAGATGAGTGGCTTACACGTTGGGAGATAATTTCTAATGTAGATGTGCTTGTTGACGGGGAATATATAGATGAGCAGAAAGATCTCACATTGAAATTCAGAGGTTCAAAGAACCAAAGGGTAATTGATGTAAAACAATCTCTCACTCAAAGCAAAATGGTTTTATATTGTGATTAAGAACTAAGGAGAATATATAAATGGAAACAATTAAGATTAAATATTTTGATAATGAGATAGATAAGGTCGAGAAAATAAGCAAAGGCGACTTGATTGACCTTCGTTCAGCCGAAACTGTACACCTGAAGAAAGGCGAGTTTCATTTGATTCCGTTGGGGGTTGGAATGAAGTTACCAGACGGATATGAGGCAAATATTGTACCTCGTAGCAGCACATATAAGAATTTTAAAGTATTACAGACAAATTCTTTTGCGGTAATTGACAACTCATATAGTGGAGATAATGATCAGTGGTTATATCCTGTAATCGCTATGGAAGATACAATTATTCACAAGAATGATAGAGTATGTCAGTTCCGCATTAATAAGATTCAGCCAGAAATTGAATTTGAAGAAGTTAAGTACTTAGATGATGTAAGTAGAGGCGGATTTGGTTCTACAGGAAAGGCGTAAATATGAAAGAAGATAAAATGCTATATACAGTTAAAGAAGTATCTTCTACATTGGGAGTAAACGTACATATTGTATATGACCTCATTAAAAAAGGTTTGCTTCCGGCTATGAAACTTGGAAGTCTAAAAGTAAGAAAACAAACATTAGAATTGTTTCTTGAAAAATATGAGGGTATGGATTTGACTGACCTCAATAATATTTCCGAACTAAATAGTATTGCATAGTTAAAATATAAATGCTATTATAAACGTTGTAACAATTTGTAACTTTTTAATTAGTTTGCACATAGAAAAGTAAATAGGAACCCATAGCTTTAATATTTATTGTAAAATTTCTAATAATATTTAGTTAACACACTTATCAAGTCCACATTACGTCCACATTTGCTAAAAACAATGTTAGATATTGAGTAACATAAAATAACACAAAACAACACACACCATTTAATGTTAACTCTTAGTTTTTAGGCATTTATAGACATGAAATAGCACAAAAAATCAAATTTAGCACAAAAGGATTTGGTATGGGAAATAACCCAATGGTAGGTGCTACTGTCGCTGTAGCTGTAAGTGTTG